TCAGGCGCTCTCAGAGCCATGCGTGGTATGCGCGAGTACCTTCAACTCGTCCAGTAGCTCGTCCAGGCTCATGGCTGCGATCTCCATGACCGCCCACTGGCCGCCCAATTGACGATACTCGACGGGCTGGCCAATCTTCTCGGAAAGCTGGATTCCCAGAATCATCCCGGCCGTGACCCCTCGATCGCAGTAGACAATCGAGGCATCGGCTGACCGCTTCCACTCCAGGCCAGCCTCGATTCCCTTCGCTCGTTCCTCTGGCACGGAATCGTCAAGAACGCCAGGCTGCGTGTACAACAGATGGCTCGCGTACGGCGACTCGCCTCGCTGAAGGCAGTCATGCAAGCAAGCCCGAGCATACGCTACGTTGTCATCCTCTTTGATCGTGATTGTGTGCCCAGCTACCTTGATGTCCGTGGTGCGGAAGGGGCTCTCAACGACGACTCGCCGCATGCCCTACGCTACCCAACGCCGGGAGCGATCGTGAGATGTGCGTTCCATGGCCACGCTTCCCTTTCAGATCCGAGCTTTCTTCCCTTTGTGGCGACGCACGAACGCCTCCATGCGCTCTCGTAGGCTCTCGACTTCTTTGTCGTTATCGATCATGTCGCTCGGTTGCACGTGGAGCCACGCCTCCTCAAGGAGATCTGCGGCTTCGGCAATGGCCTCCTCAGCTTTCTTTCCCTTCGACGGCTTCTTTTTTGGGCGTGGCATGTTTCACTTCCGCTCTAGTCGTCCTCCAGACGGCCGCGCCAGTAGCGGGCGATGGTCCGCGCGAGATCGGTGGCCAGCGCGCCCGTGTAGTGGTCCATGTGCCGCGTCATCACGTCGACCGTGCCGTCCTTCCGGTCGAGCCAGACCTCGATCCACCGCTCCCGCTCATCCTCTCCCTTGTACGGGTTTGGGACATCGGGTGCGATCTCTGCGAAGGGGAAAGATGGGTGTCCGTGGAGAGTGACGTAGAAGCGGTCGCTCCTCCACTCGATCTCCGTCGCGGCGGCGCCGAAGTAGTTACGCAGAAGGGACTCGATCTCGTCCTTCGTGGGCGGCGTCGTGCCCTTCTTGAAGTAGATGAAGCGGTCGGCGGACACGTCTCCATCTTCTACCCCCTTTCGCCCCTTCCGCGGATCTTTGGAACCACCAACGGAACCGCGCCTTTCGCCAAAAACGGCACGGATCAAACGGCAGGCAGGGCAAACGCGTGGATGGTGGCAGCAGCGCTCAAGAGTGCATACTCGGGTGCTCATGCCCTTAGTCCGGGGCCGTTACACGTTGGGTACCCTAAACGCCCCAACGAGACCGGCTGCGCTAGCTGCGCGGCTCAGTCAACCCACTGGCCACGACGTTTGATCGCAGCCTTGCCGCCCTCGATGTTGGCACGAGTCAGATCCTTGAACGGATTGCGCCTGGCGTAGTACGACCGTGGCCGAGTCCAACCGTTCGCACGGATGAATTTGGCCGCTCGTGTTCCAGCGATCTGGCAGCCGAGTTTCTTGCCCGCCAAATGCGTCGCCACGGCAACGGTTTTCTCCTCCAAGACGTACTGCTCGTAGAGAGCCTCACCTTGCTCTGGAGTGAGCCCGAATGTCTCGGGAGCTACCTTGAAGAGTGGCATTGCTCGTCTACTATACTCGCTCCTCGACTCAGCGATACTTGGCTGTGTACGTCACGTCCTGCGCCCAATCGTGAGGGATGGGGTAACCACCGATCTCGAAACTGCCGCCGCCATCCTTGAGACCCCACCGTTCCTTCGCCTCAAGCGCGATGAGCCGCCACACCTTCTCGCCAGGATCGGACGTTCGGCTCTTGCTCGACTGCCTGTGTGCGTGGAGATAGACCACTTCGCCGCCATGCTTCTTGACTTCCTCGATGATCCACTCAATGGCTCTCAGCGTCGCTCTGACTTGAGAATCCGTGACAGATAGCGGCTTCCGATCGGGCTGGCTCTGAGGCTTCCAGTAGGTCTTGAGATTTGGAGTCCAGGTTTTGGTTGCCTCATCATAGGACTCTAATCCTGAAAAGTGGCCATCGATCTCGATCCCTACATCCTTCTTGTTGAAGGCATGGCCGTGATAGACAACCCAATCGAGCCCGTTCATCTGGACGATCTTGCCGTCGCGAGGAATCCCGATGTGGGCGCTGACCTTCTTGTAGCGACTGGCCTTGACACCAAGCAAGCAAGCCGTCTGGTGCAGTGTGATCCCCTTGATGTCCTTCCACCCGTTCTTGCGCTTGTACTTGGCCTTGACGCCTTTCCCGTCGTCCCCACACAGCTTGTAGAAGTGAGGTGGCGTGTGCCCTTCCGCATCTTCTTCGCCAGCCTTGGGCTCGATGATGGGCTCTGGAACCGGAAACCTCGGCAGTTTCTCTGCCTCCAGCTTGATTGCCGTGTAGGTATCTGGACCCACACCACGAATCTTGAGCGCGTGCTCCTTGGTCTTGAGAATGCCGCCTTTCTCGCGATCGTCATCTTGGAAGTCACACACTTCCTGAAGCGTCTCGTCGCCCAGAAAACCGTCAGCCCCGTACCGAGTCAGCTCGTACCCCAGACGCTCCAGCAACCGTTGAAACTCCTTGACCTTCGGTCCCGAGTCCCCGTGGTTGAACACGGGCTCGACGTGGCCGAGACCGTGCTCTGCTGGCGTTTTCTGCTCTGGCTCCTTGGCCAGATCTTCCAAGTATTCCTCAGCCCCTTCCGCCACCATCGGCTGAATAGGCGTGCGGTCATCATCTACCGGGGCTGGAGCCGGGTCCCCAGGCTTCTTGCCACCGAAGAGAGATCTCAGAAGCTCAATTAACCACTTCACGGTCGCCTCCTAACAGGAGGCACCCATAGGCTCCTTATCGCCTATCCCACAAACTCGTCAAAGACGGCATTCCAGCGGGTCGGATCGATCGGCTTGTCGCTGGCTGGCTCGTACTGGAATGTCAACGACACCTTGCCTCGACCTTTGCAGGCAGGACACGTTTTCTCCTGCCGCTTTCGCCGGGAAGACAGGTCATTCGCGAGGATTCGTTCTTTCCATTCGTCCGTCAACGAAACGAGATCGAGACGATAGCTGCTCGCACGAGACCCGGACGGGCCCTTGCGCCGGCAGTAGACGGTCTGGCCTCCACATCGTGCTTCACGTAGCTCCCTCGCACGTGCTGGGCCACCAGAACCACCAACTCGCCGCAACTCCTCGGCTGTGTGCCAACGACCATCCAACAGAGTCACGAACACTCGTTGGAGGTTGTTGCGTAGCCCGTAAACGTCTCCTGCGTCTCGCATGTCTCAGTTTGGGTAGAACATCCTGTTCTTGGTCATGTTGTCCACCAGCATGTCAGCGACGGCAACCGCTGCTGTCAGCCGTACCGCATGGAAGTCGTAGTCCATCTCGTCACACGCAACCATTTCATCCGTCCCCTCTACCCAACACACCTTCGGCTCCAGATGGAAATACGATCCCCATTGCCGAATACGAACCCCAACGTGCAAGGGCTTCTTATCGTCATCGCCGCTGGAGATCGTCACCACAACGGGCTGCATGGCATCCTCGTAGCCGAGTAGCTGCTCCATGGGGTTGAATTCAGGCATTCTCTACTAAGAGACTACCCATAAGAAAATCAGCGGACTATAGATGATCTATACTTTACTCCATGGGGCACTCCCGACGCTCACCACGCAGCCATTCGAGCAGATCCACGCGGCCTCCGAAAAAGATCGGAATACGCCGTTTTCGCAGCAGAACGTGGGCGCAGAAGCGATGGCAGCCATCTAGGATTACCGCTTCTGGATAGATGCGGCCCCCGTCACAGAAGCAATCCACCATGATCGGTTCGATCTCACAGCCCTGTTCCAGTTGTTGCACAAAGTACGCAATTCGCCCGTAGTCGTACCGCGTTCGCGTCGCAAACGAACGTCGAGCTATGGCACGAAACCTCGATGGCTTTTGTCGCTTGATCTCGACCAACGTGGGTGGATTTCCGGGCCATCCCAAAACATAGAACGGATCGGCATGCTTCCGCAGACGAGAGACGAGAACCATGTCAGCGTCGTCACTCACACCGAAGGCTCTCGGCACTGGAGGCAGTAGCAGCGTTTCGTCTTGACTCCACGCGGCCCTTTGTCAGCCTTACGGTAGTAACCTAGTCGCTGGACTTCGTGGCCACACTCCAAGACAGCCGTGTACCACCCGCTGCGGTGGTAGTTGTCATCCAGCTTCACGTCAACGATCTTGCGGAGTGGAGCACCCTTGTACGGGTTCACCTTCTTGGGCTTGCTCTCAAAGTAGGCGTCCACGATCGCGATCAGCTTCTCGCACTGCTCCATGTCGAAGCGACCGATGTGCGCCTCATCTTTCTCCATCCCCATCTGCTCAGCCATCCAGGCATAGGCATCGCCGCGTCGCATGTACTTGTCTTTCCAGATGCGATCGAACACGTTGTGGGCGGTTATGCGAGCCCGCTTGGTGTCCGAGTCCGCGGGAATGCCGAGGGGGCGTCCGTCCTTGTGAGCCCCGTGCGTCGCCTGACACTTGGGGAATGCCTTGCACCCGTAGAACAGGCCGTAGCGGCTGGTACGAAGCACCATCTCCCCGCCGCAGTCTGGACAGGGGTGCTCAAGCACTGTGCCTATGGGACGAGGCTCGGTCACAAACAGCCTCCCTGATGACGTTCAAGCCTACACTCCGTCTCGTGATAGAGGCGCTCGATCTCCTCCCACTGTTCTTCGGTGCAGCCGGCTAGCTTGGGAGGCGGACCAGGATGGACCCATCGACCTCGACGCACGGGACCACAAATCCTGCATTTGTTGTCAGCTTGTGTCCCCGCGAGAATCACCGCGATCGATGCTGACTTGTCGTACTGATCGAGGCCCCATCCGCAATCCGAAGTGGGCCTGTATTCCCACTGACCCACGTCAGGATGCCATGCCAACGAACCGCCATGCTTTTGCAGGACCGCCTGCGCTTCATCCGACAACTCGGGATCGGGACCGACTTCAGCAGAACAAGCTGCGACAAGAACTGCCAGTGCGATTCTTGATCTCATCGCTTCGTTCTTCCATCTAGTTTCACCTTACGGGGTCTGGCCTTCGGGTCTGGACGTACAACGTACATCATCCGCGGGATACCAGACAACCCGTCAATCACGTCACAGACCCAGCAAAACCAACACGTCTGTAAGCCAAAACTCGGATGCAACCCGTAATACGACGCCCTCTGGTCTGCGAGAGGAGAGCGCTTCTCACCTGTTGCGGAAACGATCACGCGCACGCCATCCTCCATGCAGCAGTCTTCTCTATAGCCCCATGAATTCGGATTCGCCTTCATCTCAGCATGGAGCGCGATGAGATGATCTTGCGCCTCCTCCAGAGGCAAGTCACACAGATCGAGCACCGTGATCGGATGACCGCTATCGTCCAGACAGTGAATCATCACCAACCGCTCTGCCAAGGATCTCGCTGTTCTCTGCGACGCTCGAACAACAGACGTTCTCTACACCAAGATCCCTGCCAGTCACATCGTCGGCCGAACCGTCTGTGCATCTTCGACATCTCCGGCAGGTTGTCCGTACAGATGGTATCCCATACATCGTGCCACACGACGTTCCACCGCTCGCCCTTGGGAGGCTTCCAGGTGAAGCAATCGTCCAACTTGATGACCAGGGTCGCCTGTTTTGCAATGGCATTCTCACCATCGCTGGCATAGACGTGGATGCTGGTGATCTCGCCAGCTTCATTCTCGGCACGTATGATAGAAGGCATCGTGCCAACCTGAGACGCGCCACTCTCGATCTTCTCCTTCGCGAGAGTCACCATAGACTCACCAACCAGCTTGATCACATCCGGGCTCTTTTCGATCACCGTGACGTGAGTGACTTCCTCCTTCTTGAGAACCGCCGCCGCACACATCCCGAGCCCAAGCCCATGAATCAGAACCCGTCCTTCGGCTCGCAGAATGAACCCCAGATGGTCTCGGATCTCGTGCGGCGTGTCGCTCATGATCACCGACTTCCCGTGATACAGACCTGTGTACGTTCCTTCTGGAACACCACGGCCCCCTCCGCCGAACGAGAACACCGCTCTGAGTCGCTCTAATTCCGCTTCTTGTTTGCTGACCGTGAAGCGTTTGACGGACCAATCGCCGGATTCACCTTCGGGAATGTCAACTCGGTAATCGTCGCGCATCGCTATCCCCTTTCAGTACGGCCCACTCGGGTCGGGGAAATCGGGTGGTTCCGGGTCGTCGTCTGGGCCGTCGTCTGGGTCGTGCCAATCGTAGTTGCACGAGTTGCACCACCAACGTCCTTGCTCGTAAACAACCTTCTTAGAACCGCACCTTGGGCAGTAGATTGGGTAGCCATCCTTTCACCTTGAAGCGCGCTCCTCTTCCTCTTCCTCTTCCTGAGCGCCAAGGGCAACTCCCGCAAGCGTTCCTCGGATCATGTTGTCCGAGGCTTCACTAGCGCGATGAGCATACTCGACTCCAAGCAACCCAACGACGATCTTTGCGGCTGATAAGGCGGCGTCCTCGATGAGTCCTTTCAAGGGACCAAGGTCCGCGTTTCGCAAGCCGACTCGTCCAAACTCCTCTGCAACGAGAAACGCCAAGTCGGACTTGGCACGAGCAACCGCTTCCGCGATTTCCTTCTCGATCTGCTCCCGCACCTTCTCAGAAACACCATCGAGCATTTTCTCAAGCGTCAACATCAGGCACCCATGGCTCTTTCCGCGCGCCGAACGGCCGCATCTTCCTCATCCCAACGCTGCCGCTCCTCCAATGCCTCGACCGCCGCTTTCTGCTCGGCATTGAGACGGTCGTATGCGATCTCCGGTACGACGCGCTTTCCGCCGCATTCGTAGCAAGACACATCATACGTGCCGCTCATGTAGTCCTCAGCAAAGTCGGGATCGTCGTAGAACTCCTCAGAAGAGATGCCACCCGCGTCGATGCTCGGATTGACGTGCGAACCCTTCCCGTCACAGGTCGGACAGACCACGTACTGGACAGGAACCTCTACAGTCGTCTCCTCGTCATCCTCATCGTAGGTGAGGATAGTGGCGATCATGCGCTTCTCATCGAAAGTCTCGTACCAGTCGCCACGTTCACCCGCACGGACACGAGGATCGTTGTCATAGTTTCGCTGTAACATGATGGCTTGTCGTGTTTCGTGGTCCATGATCCATTACTCTCGGACTCAGGCTTCAGGCTTAGCTCTCGACTGAGATATCCAGTAGCCCATGATCTGTTCCTCATTGAGTTGGTCAACCACCTTGTGCCCTCCAACCATTGGGTCGGGTATTTTTACCAGCTCACCTTCCATGCATCCCTGCTGTATCAGGTACGCAATCTGATCGAACGCCACAGTCAGGTCAGTCGATAGCACCGACATCACAGTCTGAGCCTTCATATACCCCTCAGGATCCTGTTCAATTCCAGTCAGGGCATTCTCCACAGCCGTACACACCGTTTCAATGCCTTCGTCTGTCAGCAAATGTCCCTTCTCGTTCACCCCAAAGATCTTCACAATCGGGCACACGTTCCACCACCGCATCCGCTTCTTTTCCTGGCCAGGAGTCGGAACCGGCTGAACCCACGCCTCAAACACCGTGTGCTCTTCGCCCAAAGTTAGCCGCGGCAACGAGTCCAGCAACACACGGTATAGCATCACGCCCAAAGACATTGGCACTTGAGCCACCACAATTGTCCCCTCTGGGTCGCTCACGCCGACTGGCTTGGGCAACCTGGGAATCAATTCGCACGACGGAGGACTTTCCGTGATCAACTTCCCTGTCTCATCATCGATCTGGCTGAATGAGCACCCGGCCTCCAGTAAGTGATCAAACGACGGCAACCACGACACGGCATGGTAGGTGTCCAGAAGCTCCTTGAAGCATACAAGGGCACGTTCCGCAGACCGCTCTCTTCCTTTGCGGAAGGTTAGATTCTTGGTAAACGTCCCCGTCATGTACCGAGTGTCCAGAGCTTCATCCAGAGCCTTATGTAGTGCATCGCATAGATCAGGCAGGTACGCTGCCTCGCGAAACGAGCCGCGCAACCTGATCGAGATGAACGCTGTAGGGCTCAGAGTTGTACTTCTGGTCCCCGTGGGCCTTGATCGCGAAATCTCGGGCACTCGTCATCTCATCCCTTCTACGCGAGATTCCGCGAAAAGTTGACTTTTCCCGCGAAAAGCGCGCAGAAGGTGAGCTAGCCAGGCCAGAGAGCGCTCAAACGCCGCAATTCGTCACGGATCAGATCCTCAGTTTCCCGTCCCAAATTGCGCACTTGTCGCACGTCACCGAGCCCAAACCTATTAACAGACTGGACGTGGTAGAGCGTCTGACGACCTCGCGCTTCCTCTCGACTCGCGAAGCCGTGCTCATCGCAGAGCGTTCCCAGCCCGACCGTCTCGGGTGAGCGACGATTCTTCCACTGTCCCTGCTGCACAACGAGCCAACGCTCATGGCCGTTGAAGTAGAGCGACGGGACGCTGTACGTGTAGACATCATCCTTGTAGGTGTCGCCGCAGTTTGCGAGAGCACGCTTGCTCATCTTCCCAACAGTCGCGTGCCCTATCGCTCCGACTCGTAGAGCTATCCATCGAGCAAGACTCGTCACGTACTGCTGTTCCCACTCTCCGATGTCCAGGTCGTAGTCGATCTCGATGACCGGAACCTCGCCCTTCGTGTGTCGCCAGATTCCGCGGATGGGAATGTCCGAGAAACTCGGCTCGCCCGTGAGATCTGTCCACGATCGATAGTGATCGAACAAGAAAGACAGCATCTTCTCGCGTGCCTTGGCGCTGCACGGACGGATAGAGATGAAGCAAACGTCGAGATTGAGACCGGCAGCTTCGTGCGCCGGAAGCCGGGGGACACGTGGCAAGCAAACGTACTTGCCGTCAAGCCGCATGACTCTTCCTCAGATCGGCCACACTCCTGTATACTCCAGAAGACAACTCATGGTGCCATCCAAACCGCCGTTTCTTCACCATCGCTCATGGCAATAGCATCGTTTCTCTCGATTTCTTCTTCCGGTCCTTCGGCTTCTTCCGGCCACACGGGCTCGAATTTCGCCTCGACTGCAAGCACAAATTCCCACTGTTGATCCCGCGGCACCGGTTTCCCGAGCATCGACAGAGTAACTTTCTCATCTGGATCGAGATCAATTTTCTTGTTCTTGGCCCTGGCGACGAATCCCTTACGATACCGCTTATGGCCTTTGATCTTGATGGGGCAGACATCCCCACCAAACACAGCCCGATGAAGCGACCACCAAGTCTGCTCAGGCCACGTGTCTTTCTTGTAATCCCGCTTTTGCTCGCCGGAAAACATCCCCTCGACGGTATAGAGGTTCCCGTCCGCGTCACGACAGTCCACACCACCCTCAAACTTGCGCCATGCTTTTCGCATGGCACGTAGGATTGTCAGCGTCGCGGGGACACGCTTTGCCAAGACTTCTGGGGGAGCCATGGGATCCCAACGCCATGTAAACAACGCCGCGTTCATCCCATACCATCCGTAGCCCACGCTCCAACGATCCGGGACACCATCGCAGTTTTGGTCATACGGGTTGTCGGGATCGCAGTGGAATTCCAGATCCTTGAGCCGAAAGAGCGGTTTGCCGCTCTTCCCGAGCGTCAGTCCTTCATAGAAGTGCGGATTTCCCTTGTATACCCCTCTCCGATACATCCGCTTGTACGAGTTGCGGTTGGCGATACGATCGGGATCGAGCCGGTGGTCCGTCTGGTGATCCCATGTCGATTCGCGCTTCGCAGGAATACGAAGGAATCGAGAGAGCTTGTCTGGGTCGCAGTAGTGCTTGCGGTTGCATGTCTTGGCAGTGCGCCATTTGAATTTCCAGCACTGCACATCAGGGGTCCACCACGAAGGAGGCTTGCAGACAGCATCCACGATGATGCGTTGGTTTCGCATCTGGATGGCCTGGCGTTTCCGATTCAGCCAATACGGCCGGCAGTAACCGGGATCTCCCTCTAACGCACCTTTTCGCTTGCGACAGTATGTTTCGCGTCCTGTCCTATCAGGCACGCACTCGTCATCGGACCTGCACTCTTTCTTGATCGGGTCTTCGGACCATGTTGCCCACTCCGCATAAGGATCGATCTTCTCTTTTGAGGTTTCGTTTGCGGTCGGGGATTCGTTTGCTTCAGTCTCTTCTTGAGAAACTGTCTCTTGAGTATCCGCCAACCCATCGTCGCCTGTGATCTCCGCCAATCCTGTGGGATTCCATCCTGAAAGCAGAAGGAGACACAGGAACACAGGCAGATGCCTCAGGTAGTACGTTTTCTTGGTCGGGGCGCCTCTCATACAGACTCCTGGTTTGAGACACTAAGCTAAGCAGTGCGTAAGCTGAATCACGAACAGCAACCCTAATCCTGCAAGAATGATCTTGATGGCAATGCTGTCTCGCATCGGACTTCACACGGTATGTGTACAGGTAGGTGGAACCTATAAACCGGAAACCGTGCTCCCTGCTCTACACCGTAGGGTGCTGTTCTGAGCATGCACAGCGCAAATTTACCGACTAAAGGGGGCAGATCTGCCCCACCTATAGCAACTTTGCGCGCAATGCTCGCTCAGCGACTTTCACAGGAGACGGACAAACGCGCCGCTTCACTCGAACCAAGTGAGGTATGCAAGAGTACCCCATCTTGTTTCCGTAACGCACCATGTGCTCTAGGTTGTGCTTGTGGTCTTCCCAGATTTCGATGGTCTGGAGTGTGCGGAGTGCGTTCGTCAAGTATCGGAGAGTCGCCATTTTGTAGCGCAACGTGACGCCTCCGCTTCGCAGAAACAGGTCATCGGGGACTAAACCACCCATGCGCAGAAGCTCAGCGACCCGTGCTCGCAAAGGCTCGACGCGACCCGTCACGACTGCAACATGCGTCTTGGGATCGCCCTTGACCTTCTGGAACGCACTCTTGGTCGACCCGATATACCAATCGGGAGTCGGCCGCTGCGGCACGCAGGGAGGTGACAACGACTCTACACTGTCGTACCAACTGTCGGAAGCGCCCGGCATTTCGGGGGCATTGAACAGCGTGCCGTCGAAGTCGAAAATGGCGAGACGAGTAATCACGCGATGTAGGCAGCCATGTCGGTCTTGAGCGTATTCAACTCAGTGACCTTGGTATTGAGAACGGTGATCTGGTTCGTGGTCTCTTGTACCATGCCCTCATCGGCAATAAAAGTAGCAATGAGCGCCTGCACTTCGGCCTCATCGCCCTTGAGCAAAGTCGCCTCGTAGCCTTGGTACACGGTACGCTTCGCGGCGTCCGTCGATCCGCGACGACAACGCTGATCAATGATGTCGATCATCTGTTTCTCGAAGTTTGTGAACGCCATTGTTTGATCTCCTAGGACACGTAGCTCTGCATATCAGCCTTGAGACTCTGTGCCGCCGTCTTTGCCGCATCGCAGTCAGCGATCTCAGCATCGCATAGAGGAATGCCGGTGTTGTTGATGTAACTCGTGATCAACGTTTGCCGCTCGGCCTCGGTTCCCGTCATGATCGTTTCCAGGTCGGTGTCGTCCTGAGCGCTTGCCTTCCCACGCCGCTTTCTCTGCTGAATCTCATTGTGGATTCTGGTGAGCATGTCTTTTTCAAACTGCGTGTGTGCCATGTCTGCTTCCCTTACGAGGAGTAGCCGCCAAGCTGTCGCGTCCACTCTATCGAGAAATTCCAGTCGCCCGTGGCAGCCGTGGCCGTGGCTTGAAGCTCAATGTTGTCTCCGTTGATGGCCAGTTGGATGTTCGTCCAGGGAATCGTACCATTCGTCTGCTTGCCGGGAGCCGAAGTCGGATCGACATGAGCCGTCAAGAGAAACACCGTACCGCCAACCCGATACGCCGTCTGCACAGCGAAAATCGAGATGATATCGGAGTCGTTGGAGTCGCGGACACCCGTACATTTTACGTCGAATTTCATGTTCAAGCCGTCCGTGCTCAGAACCCCGAGCACGGCTAACACAGTCGTGCCAGACGTAGAGGCTTGAAGCGCGAGTGTCTTGTGGTCGCACTGCGTTCCAGCGAACCCCGTCGTCTGCGTGCGATGCTGGAAGGACCCGTCGTCGTCCGCGAAGGCAGAGACATTCCCATCGGCACCGGTCCCAGCACCCCCACCAGCGGTCGCAGTGACACTGCCACCGTCCCCATTCGTAGCACCATCTTGCGCCGTAATCGCTACGCTGCCGCCATTCCCCGAAGCTCCTGCTGTGCCTCCTTGAACCGTTGCAAGACCCCCTGCTCCGGTCGTGTTACCAGCCCCTCCTTCAAAGGTAACGGCTCCCCCTGCAACTGTCGCCGAGCCTCCATCGCCACCGGAAATCGTGATCGTCCCCGATGCTCCCGCGGAAGCTCCGCCACTCCCGGCGTTGATCGACACCGTCCCGCCCGCACCGTTCGCACCACCCGTTCCCGAGAAAAGAGAAAGGTTGCCTCCCCTACCCGTGCCGCCGCCTTCACCGCCGCCCAGAGATGCATCTCCACCTGTACCCGACGTGGCTCCTCCGTCATTGCCGCTAAGCGCAAGGGCTCCAGCATTCCCCGTCCCCGCACCGGCACCGGACGTGATGGTGACGGGGCCTCCTGCGCCATTCGTCGCATTACAGGTCCCACCATCGATGGCAACCGTTCCCCCCGTACCTGTCGCTCCCGTACCAGATCCTCCTGCATCAATGTCAACTCCGCCGCCGGTTCCAGTTGAGCCAGCTAAACCGCCAGTGATGCTGACGGCCCCTCCTGGGCCTACCCCACTGCCCTCGCCAGCATCGATGTCTACCTGACCACCCGCCGTAGTACTGTGGCTGCCGCCTGTCTTGTCTCCAGCCCAAATGTAGATGCCGCCAGCAGCACCCCGACCACTTCCGGTTTGATCTCCTGCGCTCAGGGTGATATCGCCCGGTGGCGCATTGTTCTCATTTCCCGCATGATCCCCGGCTGTGAGAAAGATGCTGGAAGCCTGAGCGGTTCCCGTCGTGCCCGTATGATCGCCTGCCGTGAGACTGATGTCGCCCGAAGGATTCGAGCCGTAATTGGAGGCAGTGTCTCCAATGGTTATGTTGATGTCACCCGTGCCTCTGCCTGATGCAGACTGTGCCGGAACATCAATGTTGATCGTGCCCGTATAACTCGCACTCGCGCCGCCTGAAGTCAGATTAAGGGCTCCCCCAACCGCGCCTACCCCGGTCCCATCGCCCGCCGTGATTGTGACACCCCCACCCGGATCACCACTAGCGTCTCCGGCAAGAATCTGAATTCCCCCTGCTGCGCCTGTCCCGGTGTTGTCTCCTCCTTGAAGGATGATGTCTCCAAGGGCACTGCTTCCAGCATAGGATGTAACTTGAAGAAGAAGATCGGGAGCGGCTGCGCTGTTGGTTCCTCCCGTCCCCGTCTTGATGGTGATTCCGCCTGGCTGCGCCGAACCTGTCCCGCTATACGAACCACTTTCGAGGGTGACGTCTCCGCCCGTGTTTGGGGAAATCGCGGACGAATAGTCCAGATCGCCGCCCTTAATGGTGACATCACCTGCACTGTAGTTAGTGCTTGCAACGTCTCCACCTGTGATCGATATGTCTCCTCCCGTGGTGCCGCCTTCCGACGCGCCACCCGTGACCGAAACAGCACCCCCCGCACCAGTCGTGCTAGCCCCGGACGAGATTTCGACCGCGCCTCCGTCACTGGCTGTAGCCCCACCATCAGCCGCAATAATTTGAATGGGTTGTGGTGGTCGACTAGCGTCCGTCGTGGGAGCGCCCATCAAACTCGGCCGCAAACGATCTTGCCCCGTGACACTGTAGATCTGACGGATCGCATCGTCAGACAACTCCGTGTCATAGAGCATGACAATTTCGATCGCGCCACCCCACGTTCCTGAGCCGTCTCCAGCACGACCAATGTCCAAGTCCGCTCCCGATTCAGAACCGTAATCGCCAATCGGGTTGGTTATCTCGTCGGTCGTGTCCAGAACCGTGTTGATGTAGAGCGTAGGTTCGTTACTGGCAGAGCTAGAGTCGTAGGTGATGGCAAAGAACAACCACTCATTGAGGTTTACCGTCGAGGTCGTGCGCCATTCGCCATCCGTGTTGTCGAAATTCTGACGGAAGTAGAGCTTCCAGGTGTTGCCGCTAGCGGACGTAACACCTGCGTACCATCCTATGGTGTTACCTGCGTTCGCCGTGCTCGCGATGCGACCGACGCTACTTTCACCAAAACTATCTGCCCGAACCCAAGCAATGAGCGTACCGCCCCCATTCCAAATGTCTTCTATGGAGGAGTCGGAAGTGAACGTTGCCGTGGTCGTACTGGCGTTCCAGATGATGTGACCATCAGTGATGGTCTGGTTGGTCATCGTTGCGGCGCGAGAACCAACGATGTCCGTCCACGTGTTACCCGATCCGGCGTAACTGTTGCGGTCGCCGGCATCGAGGTAGAATTGGTTGTTGCCCCAGATAACGCCTTCGATGCCCGCGCTCGCTCCAGAGCCCCCTGCACCGATTTCCGTCCACGTGCTCCCAGGGCTTGCCCCACTCGTATTGACGTAAAGCGTGCTCGACCCGGTGTTGCCGCGAAGGTATAGGGAACCACACTCTCCCGTGACGAAGCCATCGGGGTTTCGGTTCCCGGTGAATATCTGAGTGTTGTTGTCAACGTTAGAACCCGTGACCGTGAATTGGAGGAGAGGATCCGCATCCCCGGTCCAGTCGGGATCAATGTCGACATAACCGTCGTTTGTCCCCGCGCCAACGCCCGGACGTAACGAGATGATTCCTCCATCACCGCTAGAGGAAGTCGTCCCCGAATTGAGGATCACGTCTCCGGCTCCGCTCGTGCCGTCTTGGGCCGTGATCGTGATGCCTCCCCCCGAGCCGGCGGTCGTGGTTCCTGCCGTCAGCGCGATGCCTCCTCCAGCACCGCTCGTACTTCCTCCTGGGCCTGCCTTGATTTCGACATCAGGAGCGTCGCCAGTAGAAGTCGAAGCAGCGTCTCCGAGCAAACTAGGCCGGAATCGGTCCTCGCCGGTTACTCGATAAAGCTGACGGACTTCATCGGCGGACAAAACACGGTCCCAAAGTTGGAACAGATCGATGTCGCCGTCCCACGTCCTAGCGGCGCCCCACCGATTTCCGATGAAGAGGATCTCGCCTGAGTCACTCGTAATGGCACCAGAGCCCGCCGTCTCTGAATCCCAGGAAACTAGCTCACCGTTGATGTAGGCGATCGGAAATTTCGTCGCGGGGTCGCTGCCGTCGTAGGTGATGACGACATGAGCCCACTCGTTGATCGGGACCGTCCTGAACGTCGTGTAGACCGTGTCTGTCGTGCCTCTGTTCTGCTCAAATCTGAAACGAACAAGCCCGGACGACTCATCGTTAACATCCAAGTACCAGCCCTTCGTGTCTGCGGAACCGGTCGTTGACACCACACGCCCCGCGTTCCCTCCCCCATCTGATTCCGCACGAACCCACGCGGCGACCGTCCCGCCCGTTTCGAAGAGGTTCACGAGCGCAGCGGACAGGGTGCCGGTGTCGAGGTAGGAGCTTACGCCGTTGAAGTTGATGTGACTATCCGTGATAGTCACGAAATACAGCGTGCAACTCTTGCTAGCGATCAGATCCGTTATGGTCGAGCCGGAACCGGGATATGAGTTACGGTCCCCAGCGTCGAGGTAAAACTGGATGTCTTCCCAAAGAACCCCCTCTATGCCCGGATCTGCTCCGCCAGTCCCTCCACCCGCCAGATCTGTCCAAGTCGTGTTAGCGTCCCCGGCCCCGGTGTTTACGCTGACCGTACTACTGGTGCCGTTGTGTGTGATGTAGACATCACCAGGGTTGCCAGTTACGTTTGTGTGGGGATCTCGTGTCCCTACGAAAAAGCGACTATCCTCAACATTTGCTCCCGTCTCGGAAGTCAGTTGAAGAATTGGATCTGTATCAGCACCCCCATTGTTCGTGACATTGACGATGCCGCGAGCACCCGAGCCATTTGGAAGGCCGGGCCGGATGACGACATCGCCCGCGTCGTTGTTCCCGCTAGAGGATGTCCCGCCTTCAAGAGTAAGGTCCCCACCCTGGGAGTCATCGGCGCCAGTGATGACGTTCCCATCCGTTACCTCAAGGTCTTTGCCGGGCTGGCGAAATGGAGTCTGGGCCATAGGCTCTCCGAAAGCCCGCGAAGGCTCACTGAGGGCTAGCCCATAGGAAAATTAGGCCCGGCCAGACCTACACGCGCCAACGTCGCCACAAACCTTCCAAATCTGTCTCGGAACGTGTAAATTCGAGCGAAATGTAAACTATTGGCTGAATCCTGCGTAGAAGGGCTAAGGAGAAAATGACCATGAAATGCGGCCTCCGCATCACCCTTCTCGCCCTTGCAACCACCATCGGTTGTCGCGGCGAATTCTATCCCAGCGATGACATGACAGACTCCGGCCTCGAAAGCGGAACCGAAGATGAGGCGTCGTCGGGAGATGAAGATTCCTCAAGCGCCACCGGGGATGACACCACACATGGCGCTGACGATGGAGATAGCTCCGGCGAGGAAACCACCGAGGACCCGGCCACAACCGAAGGCGGCACGACCGAGGATGAGACCACCGACACGTCCGACAGCAACACGGACGCGCCGACCGAGACCGGCTCCGATACGCCGACAGAGGACCCGACTACAGGAACAGAGGACCCGACTACAGGAGACACGACCGACTCAACAAGTGCTGGCCCGCTTGGCCCTGACCAGCCTTGTCATCCCTTGTGGGAAGATGCTGGTACGCCGCCTTGCGGCAATGCCCTAACCTGCACCTACATGGGCTGGGATCCTGACTACGACAGCTACCAATGGCTGTGCCAGATCTACACGGGCGACGATCCTGGGGGCGAATTTGGCGATCCAACGCAAGGAAACTCGGGCTGCAAGACGGGAGCTAGTTTAGCCTCAGGTGGTTTTCCAGACGGGGTATGCAACGCAAATCTCTGCTGCACTGAGCATTGCGATGTCCAAAACGACCTGTGTCCTCCAGACATGCACTGCATGCCGTCTGCAAACCAGCCGGACCAGTACCCCGAGCAGATCCAAAACTCATCAATTCCGCTCGTTGGATACTGCTTCAGAGACTAGAGCCACGCCTCCCAGTAGAAACCCATCGCGGGCTGCGGGCTAGCAGCGTCAAACCCGATCTCAAACGATCCGGGCAAGACACTGTGAACGATGGCCACAGTCCCCGCGGCAGGGGGCGCTGGTAGACCAAACGAAGTGAGCGTGATCTGGATGTTTGACGGTGCCGTGGCAAAAGGCACGTTGAACGGCACAATGAAGGATGTAGGATAGCTTCCAGGTGGAAGGGTCGTCGGATCGATCATGCCAGGGAACCCAGGCACGGCTCCCGCGGAAGCTGCGTTGCTCCGCTGATGCCCAATGGTCGGGGTAGTGCCCGGTCCACTGCCGTTCTCTACGAGACCGTCTAACACGACCGTCCCTGGCGTACCGCCGCCTGTGGCTGGGCCGGGGGTCAAGAAGATGTTGCCGCCAGTACCGGCTGGGTCTGAGGCATCACCTGCAATCACATGTGCATCGCCGCCAGCAGAAGCCCCTACAAGCGTTGTAGCTCCTGCCTCTAGAGTTGCATCCCCTCCGTTTCCCACCGACGAGGTTCCGCCATGGATTTCGATCGGTCCTCCATTAAGAGCACCCCCGCTTCGCAGTCGTGCATAAGACCCGTTACCACCAGCAGCGAAGTTGGACGTGAGAAGTTGAATTTCGCCACCGACCCCACCGAACAAGGGTGGGTTTGGTGGTGCTGTTGCTACAGTGACATCTCCATGAGCGCCACTACCTCCGCCCGCACCACCAATAACGAAAACAGATCCTCCTGCCCCATCGGGACCACCTGTACCACCATCCCCTGCCGTGAGAGAGATGATTCCGCCTGCGGTTCCTGCTGCTCCACCAGTCCCAACCCCACCATCGCCGGCCGTGACTACGAAGTCCCCTGCCGCTCCTCCTGCGCTGCCTCCGCCAACACCTTGACCACCATCCCCGAGGGTGACCGCCATGCCGCCCGCTGCGCCACCAGGCCCCGCCGAGATCGCATTTCCACCATCCCCCGCCCGAAGATCAAACAAGCCTCCTAGGCCCCCTGTGCCCGTTGTAGAGTCGGCCCCTTCACCGAGGTTGATGGAGCACAGCCCGCCAGAACCGGCCACCCCAGAGTCCGTAGAGCCTCCTGCGCCCGTCTGAATGCCGAAGTAACCACCATCCCCGCCACCACCGACTCCCGCGGCTCCTCCGCCATCACCAAGCTGAACATTCCAGGGTCCTCCGTCTCCTCCATCTGACCCCGCATTCGTGGTCGTTCCGCCACTGCCCGTGAAGATCTCAAACGGCCCAGCATTCCCCGCATCAATTGCCGAGCTACCAGGACCCGTTCCGCTTATGAAACGAACCGCCCCACCTGCCCCACTGGCTACCGTGCCCACTCCGCCATCGCCAGCAGAGACTTCAAAGTCACCGCCGTCTCCGGCCGAAGCCCCAGCGCCGCCTATTCCCAATTGGAATCGTGTGTTGCCACCTTCACCGCCATCTCCACCACCGGCTCCGTCGTCACCATCTCCGAGAATGAAGTCAGCGTTGCCACCACGACCGCCGTCGCCAGAAACCGTGACCACACCGCCTGGTCCCGTTTCGACAGAAAAGTCCGATCCCGCTCCCGCATTTCCAGTGGTGTTGTCACCGCCAGGCTGGCCTTTGAGAATGAAGTCGCCCGCTGCTCCTCCGGCACCCGGAGCATTGATGTTCAACTCGATGTTCCCGCTGCGGGAACCTGCATTGGTTGAGTTGCCTGTGAGGAGCGAAAGGTCGCCTCCGTTGCCGGTTGGGTTGTCCTCTCCAACGATCTGGTCACCGTTCGTAAACTCAATGTCGTGAACGTTGGTCGTGTTGCCGTTCCCGAGAACCGTGCCGAGATCAGCCGCGCCTCCCCCTCCGGGGATCGTGACCGTGACAGCATTACCAACCGCCGATGCCGTCACGCCAGCACCCACGAAGTCGAGAGATTGCGTCAGAGTCGTGAGCGTTCCGCCCTCATCCTTGGTCTCGATCGCAGAACCACTGACGGGGTGATCGCTCCCCCCGGAGTCCGTCAGCATCAGCGAATTGTCTGACAAGCGAACCCAGAGCGTGCTGCTTCCGGCCGCTGGTGTCCCGCCAGGAATCGTGGCTTGGTTGACCAAGACCATGCCGGTCGGATCGATCAACCCCGTGACTGTCAGCTTGCCGTTGACGATCACCGCACCATCAGCGCCACCGCCGAAACCCGAGCCAGGGGTGAGCACAATGTTGCCGCCAGCAGAAACTCCGGCTGTTCCTGGTCCGGCTGTGAGTCCTATAGATCCGCCATCACCACCGCCAGGACCACCCAACCCAGCCGCAAAGGCAAGCGATCCGCCGTCGCCCGCGCCTGCGCCTTGTGTACAGAGCAACCCAATGTTGCCACCATTCAGATTGAAGCCAGGATCGGGCAATCCCGTGGCCATGATAATGTCGCCACCGCTCCCAGCAGCACCGCCCCCATCGCCACCTTGAAATGCAATGCCTCCACCCGCACCAGCGGTGCTATTTCCCCCCGTGAGGGTAATGTTTCCTGCCGCTAATGCGGCGTTTCCAGTCAAGATTTCGACATTTCCAGTATTCCCTCCCCCAGACAAGCCACTCAGAATTTTAATATCACCCGTAGCGCCTGTGACCGTGGTTCCTGTCAGTAACCACAGATCGCCGCTTATCCCTGAACCAGTCGTGATTCCAGAGCTAACGATGACATCGCCTGTTCCGCCCGTGTTCGTTGCATCGAGAACGCTGCCGGAATTCAGACTGGCCGCCCCCGACTTGTTCGCAGAGGCAATGGCCGGGTTCCCGGAGAAGAGATAGAGATCACCGCCGGTCCCGAGCAGATCTGTCGTCGCTCCTCCTGCGATGGTGACTCGGCCACCATCGGGCACGTTGAGCGGAGGATCTGCCTCGCCCTGAATGATGCCGCCCCACGTGGCATCCCAGTCCGTCAAACGAATGTAGTTAGAGCCAGTAAAATCTCCTGACCCGAGAACTGTCTCCAACGTCGGAATGCTTCCGCCACCGCCGCCGCCACCGAGATTCAGGTCGCCCTGGACGACTGCCGTGAAGTGATAGAAATCGAATGTCTTGAGAACCGCGTTCGTTCCTTTGATGCCGCAGACTGGACGTAGGACATCGGTAAGAGACGGCGAAGTGTTGTCACTTACCGGACTGATTGTTGCGGTTCGGACCAGATTCAAGGCGCTATCGAGCAGCAAGAATGTGATCGCATCCGAAACCGTCGTATCGATGATGAAGTAGTGAACCTCATCCAGAGCGAAGGTGACGAGCGGATCAGCAATATACTCCCCCACGTTTCCGCGCGTAGCGAAGCGGAAAGTCGAAGGCACCCCGTCGATCTTCTGAAGCCCAATCCAATCCCCGAGAGGACTGTTCGTGAGCATCGTGGGCAAATCTGCACTAGAAACACCCAGAAAACTGATGTATCCCGCATCGAGACTATCGACGCTAAACTTGAACCCGATGATGAATTTCTGTTGTCTCTGGAGAGCCCCCGCGCCCCCTCCAGCAATAATGTGAATACCCGCATCATCTCCATTGCCAACGACCCATCTCAGATTCGGGCCGCCTTCATCAGTCTCTCGATCTACTACGGCTCCGGCCGAGCTAAACGTAGCGACATCAAAGAAACCGTCCGCGTTGATGAAATTGGTTGCCATCGAGGCATGGACCGATCCCCATTGAGTCTTGACCAGCGAGTTAAAGAAGTCCCCTGATGCTCCAAGTTTGATCCATCCGTTGTTCGTCCCATTCGTGTTCAGGTAAAGCTCACCGAAGCCTCCGGCCGTGCGCTGATAGATATCTCCTTCGTTGCCGTTCTCAACGCCGTTGGGAACCGCGGTGCCGCGCTTGATGTTGTCGGCCCTGAGATTGGACAGCCCAATGATCTCTCCCTCAGAACCGCCGCCGCCGCCAGGACCACCGGACAAAATCACGTTGCCGCCATCTCCTCCGCCCGATCCTCCCGCGCCTCCAACAATGCTGACTTGTGGTCCGTCTACCGTCCCCGAGGACTCACCAGCCTCGATGATGACCGGCCCACCCCTTCCGGCCGTGAAGGTTGGAATCGGAGGCACAGGCGGAGGAGTCGTAGAGCCGCCATAAACGTAGATCCCGCCACCTTGCCCGTCCGACTGAGTACGACCCGCTTCAAACGTCAGATCGCCGCTTACTCCATTCGACCCAGAGGAATCGCCACTACCAACCGTGATCGCTCCCGACGCTCCTGTATCCACATCGCCCGATTTGAGCGTGTTGCTTCCAGAGTTGCCGCCGCCCGTTACAGCACCGGTTACCCACTCGATCAAACCACTCGCGCCGCCTGTCGTGACGACTGCCGTCGTCCCTATGATCGATCCGCTGTTACCGGCCGCCGTCGTTCCCGTCGAAACTTGAACATCGCCACCGTTGCCAGCGAGCCCAGATTCGCTACCACCCCGCAGCTTGAGATCGCCTCCGCCTGTACCGCCAGACTTGTCCTCACCCTGGATGCCAGCGGAAGGCTGATCGCTGACGATGATGGCGTTGTCGCCCGTGGTGTTGCCCAGAACGAGCGTCTCCTCCAGCGTCTCGCCGCCTAGATCGTCCGAGATGACCTTCCAATCAGTCGCCCCGTCTTGGTTCTGGTAGAGCTTGGCGGGCGTCGTGGAGAGGTACAGGCTGCCTGCCGTGGCCGTCAGAGTCCCCGTGGGATCGATCGCTCCCACGAACATCTGGGCACGTTCGGCCGTACCAAAGGTGAGCCCCGACCGAAGATCAAACACCTGTTCCGTGGTGGAGTCAGTACGATTCCAGATGGTGACGATCCCGACAACATCATCACCGTCGTTACGAGACGCAGCTATCTGAATGTCCTCGGGTACGTTTCCAGTCAGGATCGCATCGTGCCCGCGAACAACGTTGGCCTCGACTATGTTCGCATCTACACCGGGACGGATCTTGTCGGTCGTGGACATGGCTACTCAGTCCTGTGGCAAAAGAGTGATCTCCTTTGCCTGTTCGGGTTCCTCTGGAGGCGGAGTGGACGTACCCTCTGCCTCGACTTCCTTGGATTCCTCGGCCTGGCGAAGCACAGTCTCAGCAACGCGAATCGCTCGTTCGATCTGCCGGGCTCGTGCCTTCTCTTCGTTGACGCGCTCAGTGAGTGCTTCGATCGCTCCCGTGCAACCGGTCACGGCTCCTTCGGCTTGAAGAACACTGCGCTTGGCAGATTCGACCAAGCTATTCGGGATGCCGTGAACCTCGGAGATCCAGTTGATCGCGATGCGATACTGCTCGGTCGTCAACTGACCCGCGGTCTCTAGCTGTTTGACGCCGACGATGTGCTCATCGATCTTCTTGACGGTGAGGTTGAACGCATCGACCATCCCCTCAAACTTAGAAATGTCCTTTTGGTAGTCGGTCTTTCGATCCGCTACAAGGGCTAGACATTCCTCCATCGCCGCAACGGCGTGTTGCGCCTGTTGGAGTTGCTCTCGGAGGGTATCAATGGGAACGACCGTTTCGATGGCTTGCTGTTCTGTTGGCATTTGGGTCTGATCTGATATGGGTTTGGGTTTAGAAAAGGGCACGAGGCACGTACCTCGTGCCCTTTCCGGTTAGTGGCCTACAGGGCTGCGAAGATCTCCATTATGATGGTGTCTCCACTGCGGAGACCGTTCTCAAACTTGAGGTCTCCTGTGGTCTGGTCTGTGCCGGGGTAGCAGTCGAAATCCACCTCCGCACCCACCCCATTGCGCTGGAGAGCGCCGTTGACATACACGTTGACCTTCGTAGTGAACGTCACGCCGGAGTAATCGCCCAGCGTGGCGTCCAGGTTGACCGGAGTGGTGGTGCCCGACACGTTCGTGTTGGCACTAATAGCCCCGGTTGTGACTCCCACAGTCTTGCTGTAGGTAACGGGATTATCCGAAGTCGTGAGGACTCGGGACCAGAGGGTGTTGGTGCCTGCTCCCGTCTCCTTGATGAACAGCTTGCCGTTGTCGCTGTCCTGAGAATCACGAACGTAGCAAACGCTGCCCTGGTTCGCGGAGATGGCCCCTTCTGGCGTTCGGTCCCGCACAAAGAAGCTGATCGACTCACCGAAGCCACCAACCTCATCGCTGTTGTCGAGAACCTGGAGCGCCGTCGTGGTCGGCAGATCCGAATCAATCCAGAAGTACCCATCCGTCGCGCCGTCGCCCGGAACGACCACGATCCGTCCTGCCTGTCCAGACGTGGAGTCGCCACCCGTGAAGATGAGATCGCCAACGTCTCCTGAGGTTCCGTTCGTGTTGTTACCGGTGGTCAGGGCGATGGCGCCGGTCTGTATGGCCGTAGCCGTGTTGACCGTCGTGACAACAACGTTGTCTCCAACGCTGGTATCCTGAATCGTCAGGGCGCCGCCGCCGGCATCGATTGTCACTGCTCCCGCCTCCGCATCGAAGGTCAGGGCCCCCGCCGAAGTAGAGAAGTTGGACGCTCCCGCCCCATCAACCGAAACACCCGCTGCCGCCGAATCGATGGTGACAGCACCCGAAGCGTTCATTACGAGCGTGGTGCTGCTCGTGCTTCCAATGTTGATGGTTCTCGCACCCGCATTGGTGCCGATGTTGATGGTTCCAGTGTCGTTCTGGACACCAATATCGATCCCACCAGCACCCTGAGCATCGATCGCCACACCACCTATACCAGCGTCCATATCGATCGCCGTGGCGTCCGTCTCGTTTCCGATCGTGATTATTCGCTGCGCCGCACCAGTACCAACGTTGATGTTCTGAGCGTCCGCCGCGTCGCCTAGGTTGAGTGCTCCTCCCGTGGAGTTGATTGAAACGGCCGCCCCCGCGTCGATGTCAACTGTGCTGGAGTAGTTGGCATTAAACGTCGTACCGTCCATGTCGACGAAAGCCGCATCGCAATCAAAGACATCAACCTGCGCTCCGAACGTGATTGTCGTCGCACTCGTGTCCGAGTTTTCGAGAATCGAGAACAACGTCGCATCATCCTCGTCTCGAATGAGCCACTCAGTACCGGCACCAACAAGATCCAAGGTAGCATTCGCAGTAATCGAGACTACGGTCACTCCCTGGTTGTCATATACGTCTTGCCGGGTTGCTGACGAAACACCGGAGGTATCGAGTTTCGACCAGTCCGTTCCCGAACCGACAGAAGTGTTAACCCACACTTCGCCGGTCGCACCCGTATCACGCAAAAAGATGGATCCGGCCGGAGCATCATAATTCGAAGCATCCGGGTCGTTCACGCCCGTGAAGATCTCGGCCACGTTGGCGGCCCCTCCGGTGTTGTTCTCAATCTGGATGATCGGGAACCCCTCGCTCGCCGTGTCGGTTGTCGCCTTGACGACACCCACTTCCCCAGCACCACCGCCTGGCTGCCCCGGCTCCAGGACGACGCTGCCGCCGTCGTTGCCGTCGCCCCCGCCGTCGCCCGCGTTGATGTTCACCGGATTGCCCACCGCCGCCGCCTCATCCCCGGCCGTGATCTGCACCGTGTCCGCCGCGATGAGTTCGGCATCTCCAGCAGTCGTGGTCGAGAGCGTCAGGTTGGCGCCCGCGACCGTGAAACTCCCGGCCCCGCTGCCGGCCTCGATCGTCGTCGCTGACGTGGTGTTCGTGGACCCGACAGCGGTGGTCTTCGCCGCCGCCCCCGTGTTGAGGTTCACAGTGTTGTCGTTGGCACTCGCGGCGATGTTCACGGTACCATCGGCCGTGTTCTGTATGTTGACCGTGTTCACGCCGTTAGCCGAGTCGCTCGTCGCCTCGACGTTGATGGTCGCCTCCACCGCGTTGGCCGTTGACGCGTTTTCGTACGCGAGAATGTTGATCTCGGCCTCCGACCCGTTGTCCGTGTCCGTGTTCGTCACCCGAAGCTGGGTTGAGACCGTTCCGGCCTTCGTGCCAGACGCGACGCAGTCCAGGCCGCCCGTTCCGGCATTGACGCTGGTCTGGTTGGCGCTGTTGCTCGTGCCGACGGTAACCACATCTGCGCCGTTTACTGCCGCCAAAGAGAGCAGAGCGTGGTTCCCGGTTTCGGTCTGGACCAGATAGGTGTCGCCGTCGGAAATCTCACCAGTGAAGCTGTTGGCCAGGACGGTGCCCGCGCCCGTGGCGTTAGCCCACGCCGCCTCAAGTGCGACTGCCGCGGCGGAACCAAGATCCTGCCAGGTGATGGCGCTAGTGTCGCTGACACTCTCGGCGATCTGCATCTGGCCCGAGGAGTTCGCGCGCAGGACCGAGACCGTCACGTCGGTGACGGAGGCCGTGATGCTGCTCTCGGACGTGACCTGCTGATGCACCCACTCGGCGCCAGCCGTGGGGGAGGCGGCGAGGGTCAGCGTGGTCCCGACGTGCGACACGACCTCGTAGAGCCCCTGGTTGTCTTCAAGGGCTCCCGACGTGACCAGGAGGACTTTGCCCGCGCTGTAGGTGGCGCTGCCCGTCGTGGTCATCGTCGGGTTCGACGCCGCACCGTTGTTGGTGATGTCCGTGATGGTGTCGGTCGTGTTGTTCCCCTGGACCACGAAGACCTGATAGGTGTTCGTGCCGGAGTTCGTCGTGTAGCCGGTGTTGTAGTTGATCGCGAGGTTCCCGGCCGTGGCGTTCTCGAACGACTGGTACGAGGCGACGCTGGTGAACACGCCGGGGTTGCTGGCGCCGTCTCTCTGCGTCGTGCTCTGGCCGAACGAGTTCGCGTTCTGTTGAGAGGCGCACGTGCTCGTCCCCGCCGTGACCGTGAAGGTCGTGCCCGCGTTGGAGCTGCCGACGTCGATGTCCCGCGCCCCGCTCGCGTTGGTCCCGATGTTGATGTCACCGGTATCATCGTCGTCGCCGATGTTCAGGTTGCCGCCAGAGGAGTTGATGGAGACAGTCCCAGCACCATCGACATCGATCGTTCCTGCTGTCGTGGTGGTGAGCGCGACGTTCCCCGACGTGGCGCCCATCGACAGGTTGCCCGACGCGACGGCGACGTCCATGTTGCCAGAGCCGGCGCTGAGCGCCACCGACGTGCCCGTGGCCGCGTTCCCGAGAATCACCGAATCGTTGTCGGGCGCAGACGTGAATTTCGCCAGGGTGGTCTGGCCGTTCGTCGGGCCGCCGATGTAGATGTACGAGGTGTCCGCAGTTATCCAACTGATAGACCCAGCGTCGGCAATGTTCCAAGTGAGATTCTGCGTCTGCGTGACGGCGTCGGTACCCTGGTTATCGACCGCCAGGTCGAGCGTGACCGAGTCGCAGAGACACACCTCCACCCAGTCGGTCCCTGAGCCGCCGGAGGAGTCGTTGAGAAACGCCTTTCCGGTGCTGTTGTCATCGAGGAGGAACAGAGATCCCGTGTCCGCGCTGTGAGTAGGCGTGGCCGTGCCCGTGTACAGGGACATCGCCTGGCCGCCGCCGGTCCCGGTTCCTTGGTTGTTGAATTCCACGACGACGGCGCCCTGCGTGATCGTGGTGGCGGGACCCGTAGGAGTCCGCAGTTGGACGTATCCCGCGGCACCGAAGCCCGCACCGCCCGTGCTGGCCGAACCCCCCGTGAGGATGACCCCGCCGCCGTCGGCGTTCTGACCCGTCCCCGCACCGAAACCGCCCGCACCACCCATGATGTTCACGTCGCCGCCGGGGCCCGCATCGGCATCGTCGTCGGTGCCGCTGGCTCCTGCGCCACCAAAACCACCGTTGATGAAGACCGGACCACCGGCACCCGCATCGGAGGCATCGCTGCCTCCAGTGCTGCTGGCCGTCCCCGCACCGCCGGTCCCGCCCGCGAATCGCAGGCTACCGGCCGTTCCGGCCGCCGTTGGAGGGTCGCCGATGGCCCCCAGACCGCCTGGTCCACCCGTCGCCCAGACGATGCCGCCGTCCGTTCCTCCCGTCCCCGCTCCGCTTCCCGCGTTCAGGTCAATGTCGCCACCGACGACGGTCCCGGAGCCCGCGGTCATGTCGATCTCTCCGCCCATGCCGCTCGTGGCGGATCCCGAGGCGATGTTCACGCCGCCACCGTTGCCGCTCGTGCTGCCGCCATCGCGACCGGTGACGTTCGCAGCTCCGCCAACTCCCGTCGTCCCTGCCGTACCACCCCGCAGCGTGGCGGGTCCGCCCGCACCGCTCCCGTTCCCCGTGCCGCCCTGATACGTTACATCCCCTCCGGCACATCCGCTGTAGCCCGCTGTGCCACCCGTGAACGTGACGTAACCGGCAATCCCGCTGCCGGAACCACTGGCTCCCGCGCTCGCGCTCAAGTAACCGCCGTTGCCGGTCGCCACTGCGTCGCCCAGGCCGATGACCAGATCGCCACCGTCTCCTGACCCCGTACCGTCACCTGTATTGATGAGAATGTTCCCGGCGTCTCCGTTTGTAGCCGAGGACGAGGCAGTGTCGATGTCGATGTCTCCACCGTCTCCCGTCGCACCCGAACCCGAAGTCCCGGTATTGACGTCGAGAACGCCTCCGCTGCCGGTCCCGAAACCCGCTCCGGTCGTGATGTCGACCTCTCCGCCCGCCGTATTTCCAGCCTGACCGCTACCCGACGCGACGTTGACCCCGCCGCCAGCACCGCCTGACGATCCGCCATCGCGACCGTAGACGTTCGCCGCACCACCAACTCCTGTAGTGCCCGGAATACCACCCTGGAGTGTCGCTGCCCCGCCGACTCCAGTCGTATTGCCTGTTCCGCCTTGGAACGTGACAGCCCCACCAGCTACCGTTGCGGCTCCAGCCGTACCACCAGTAAATGAAACAGTACCGGCTGCCCCCGAAGAAGACCCACTTGTTCCAGCCGTCCCGCTGAAACTTCCGCCGTTCCCCGAAGTATCCGCGTCACCACAGTTCAGCGAAACATCGCCACCATCTCCCGTGCCCACTCCGTCCCCCGGTGAGATGTAAACCGTACCCGCATCACTATCCGTTCCGCCGTCCTGTGTAGCAAGCGAAACGTAGCCCGAATTGCTCGCTCCCGCACCTCCCCGAACCTCAAGATTACCACCCGTCCCTGGCTGGATGGTGTTCGCCACGCCGGTCTCACCGTTCACCGTCCCGCCGAGACCTATGTAGATGGTGTCCGCGACGCCGCCGCCCGAGTCCACCGCGATGCCCGTGGTGAAATCGTGACCACCGGTTCCGGCGATGTAGTCGATTCCTGTTGTGCCGGTCGTGTTACCCACCGTGATCGAACGCGCAGCCGCTCCGGTTCCAATGTTGATGTCCCCCGTGTCGTCCTCCGTACCAATTCCAATGGCTCCGGCATTAGAATCGATCGTAATCCCATCCTCACCATCGACATCAACCACACCACCTGTAGTGGTCGAAAGAGTCAGATCCGCGTCATCGACAGTGAAGTTAGAATTGGCATCCGCATCAAAGGTGATCGCATCTGTCGTATCAAAAGCAACAGTTACAGAGCCACCAACAATGAAATCCTCGGTTCCGTCGAAGGTGATGTTCCCTTCTCCACCGTTTGTCGTGATCGTGTTGCCATTCTCGTAGGCAACCTGGAGAGTCGTGTCACCACCACCGGTTTGGATCTGTTCCCAATCTGTGTTCCCGGCTCCTGTCTTGAGCCATGCTTCACCTGTCGTCCCCGTTCCGCCCGAGTCACGCCACAACATCGAACCGACGGGCGCAACAACACCACCACCAGCCGAAGGATCTGTCTCACCCACGAAGATCTCAACCGAATCGCCATCTGCACCGCCCGTAGTCGTCCACGTCATCATCGCAGTGGTGCCATCCACCGTCGAATCAAGCGTGAACCCGCCGGTTCCCGCGTCAAGATCTACAACGGTTGCACCTGTCGCGTTTCCGATTGTGATCGTGCGAGCCGCGACACCCGTTCCGATGCTGATTGTTCCAGTATCGGCCTGATTACCAATTTGGATGACCCCAGCACCCTCGGCATCGATCGTCACACCACCCGTACCAGCATCGAGATCCAGAGCCGTTGCGCCAGTCTCGTTTCCGATCGAGATCGTTCGTGCGGCTCCTCCGGTTCCGATGAGGATGTTCTGAGCGTCCGCGTCGTTGCCAATCTGGATTGAACCAGAAGTCGAGTTGATCTCGACGCCACTGATGCCGTCAACGATCACACTGCCGCTGGAAGTCGTCTTGATCGTGTTGGCCGCATCTGTCGCGTTGGTCGTGATCGCTCCTGCACTCGCGTCAAGCGTCAGGTTTCCGGCAACATCGATCTGGTTCGGAGTGACGCCGATGTTGATCGTCGTGCCCGCTGCGTCTGTATCGACCGCAAGACCGTTCTTGATGTCAACCGTACTGGATACGTCGATGTCGAGGAGTGAACCAGCAATCGTGATGTCGGAGCTTGCACCAGAGCTACCGAGAGTCACATCGCCATTGCCTGCTCCGTCGCGCTCGAATTTGGCGATGACGTTGGTCCCATCCTCAAACTGGAAGTGATCCTCGTTGGCCGGAATGACCCAATTGATGTCCTTGGTCGTGTAAGTGACATCGCCAGACTGATTGGTTGCCGCGTTGGTCAGAGTCACGTCAACCGCAGCGACGTTGTCCGCGAAGAATCCAGTCAGGAACACAGACTCGGGGAGATTCTGATATTGGAGTCGTCGCGGATAGGAGTAATTGATGGTCTTTGTCGCGATGTCCGCAGCAAGGGTAGCGATGAGATCGGTTCCGCCTGCATTTCTCTCCACGAACGAAAGCTGGACACGCTTATCCGTATCATTGAACGGGTCACCATCTACATTGATCTCATATTGAAGGAGCGCCTTGATCTCAAAACCGTTACTCGACTGGATCGCATCGCCGGTCGCGGCATCAACGAGCAAGCACAGGTTTACGGGATTCAGAGCATCCGGCCCCGTAACCTCAACCAAACTATGGCCTGGAAAACCTGAATAGTAGGCCACGACCGCGCCCTCAGTTGTGACTGCACCCACAGATGCCGTCACAGTCGGAGCTTCGCCCCCAGCGACGTTCAGAACCTCATAATTCTGAGCCGCCGTTACCGTCACATCCGTGAGGACGTAGGTGCGGAACGCGAAGACCTGACGCGCATTGGCCTTGGTCGTCTGGAAGGTCTCGGTATTGTCCGCCGGTTTCGTATACCACTCCGACGACCCCGAAAACTCACGCAACATCGTGATCGCGTTGTTGATGTTGTCGATGAGGTTCGTGGGAGTCGACTCCATGCCGGAGCCGGTCGTCTTCGTGTCGTCAAACTCTGTCTGGAGTAGAGTATCGACGGCATCTGGATTGAGTTGTGTGCGCGACATGGCCTGTGTGCTCCTTGCCTACAGAGGCAGGTAAAAAACGAGCAGACGGTCTCCTGCTCGGGGTGTAAACGTGAACGAAATGGTGTCGTACCCCGTGCCTGGACCCCCGCTCTCTGACACCGTGTAGTCAGCACCGGCTCCCCGAACCTGCTGCTGACCATTCAGGTAAACTTCCATTACGACTTGAATAGAAGGATTGTGAAAAGCCTTGGCTCCCAACGTGAACGTGCTGGTTGGCGGCGTCGTCTGAGCAGTCAGATCTGCCTCCAACGCCGGGCCGCCTGGGACCCACCCCGTGTTCAGACCGTTTCCTGCGACCTTGAGGTAAAGGGAGTTTCCAGGGCCTCCGTCCAACCGCGCGTAAATGTCCCCAATGTTCCCAATCTCCGAACCCTCAGGAGACCCGACACCCGCATGAACGACGGTTGCCGCGGCCCCGATGAGATCGAGGAGGGCTCTGAAGTTTGAGGAAGTAGAAAGCACGTTTGGAAGGGAGGCGAAGGCCCCTCGTTTACGGCTGCCCTACAGCCAGAAAAACGAGCCTCCGGCCCTATCCGCGCGGGCTATGCGCCCCAAATGTCACTCAGGCGAAGGCATCCGGGTCAAAGACAAGCTGAGGATCCAACTCCTCGATGATGTCTGGCGGCTCTGTCGCCGTCACCGTTGTCTTCGGAACCCGGACGTGACGCCTCTGGAGCGTCCCTTCCCACGGACGGACGTGCTCCAACAGATAGTCGTCATCAATCTCAAACAGGAAGAAGATCTCTCGATTGCCATTCTTGTAGACGTGCCGGATGTGGCCCACTACCGACATCGTGCGCATGGCCTCGCGTCGCCCCCCGAGATCAAACCACCACGCTCGGTACTCGTTCCGATTCGAGAAGCACAGATCCCCTCGCTGGAACAGACCCGGACCGACCTGCTCGATCGTGTGAGTATCGTTTACCGGCGTGAGATCGAACGTCCGCGGTGGAACCTGCGGTGGGCTGTCTCCACTGGTAAGCGCAGACTTGAGAGCGGTCACAAGACCAGCATGATCAAGCGTCGTGGCATCTTGTCCATCCATCGCAGCCTGCTGCTCCGCCAGATCGCCATACTCAAGTCTCCGAGGCGCATGGTTGACGAGCCACCTTTCGGCAACGACTTGCTGCTTATCGGGGCTCACCCCGACGCAGTACCACGTCCAATTTTCTTCCTCGATGTGAACCTCGACATCCCAGTCCGCCTCCATCTTGACCATCGCCACTTGTACAATCCCGTCTTGGTCCGTGAATCCCACGCGCCGCCATCCTGCCGGAGTACCGACGAAGTTGGGCGTTGTCGTGTTGGCTTCGCGCATGATCTTCCTACCTGACGAAGAAGGAGACGTTGATGTGATCCCAGTCCCCCTGACTCAGCGCGGCTGGAACGATCCAGACGGCGAGGGGAAACGTGCCCGTCAATTCGGCGAATGTCGTGGAGAGATATGTCCCCAGTCCCACACATCCAAGAAGAGAGAAGGGGAACGGGGCCGGACCCTCTTGATACTTCAGGACACCGCCTTCGAGGATCCACACGTTGAAATTCGCGTTGCTGACATTCGCTCCGATCTGAACGTGAATTCCGCGAACGATACCTCTCACGGTTCGGCCCGCTTGAAGCTGTGTTCCCCCGCCGCCGGGATCGGGAGGGGGCGGATCGCCAACCAACATGCCCCCTCCAGGACAGAGTTGGTATCCGGTCGTGCCAGGCGGTACGGGCCCTCCCGACCAATTCCACGAATGGGTGCCCGCACCAAACGTGAATGTCTCGGCTCCGCTGAATTTGGGAGGGACTCCCACAGTCCCGTCTCCGATCTCGATATCGAGGGTGGGACCTTGCGAAGTGCTGATGTAATTCCCGCTTCCTTTCAAAAAGAAGCGAAGGTTTCCGGTTCCAATAAAGGCACTGTTTGCGATCTGATTGCCGGTTTCTACGATGACATCCAGTGTGCCCCCGTCCATCTCGAAAGACTGTCCCCCGAGGATCGTCTTGTTGATCCTTAGCCTCTCAAACTTGCCGGGAAATGTCTGATACCAGATCCCGACCGTGGGACTTGCATTTGCCGGAATCAGCGTCGATACGTTGTCAAACTCGCAGTAGGGAGAATTCGTGAAGAAGAAAGTCGGAGCAATCGCAAAGGACGCATGACTGAAACATACGTCTTTAAACGTACGAACATCCTCAAAAGTAGCTCCCGGAAAGCCGACATTGGAAACCGTCACCACAGCAGCATCATTGGCCACTGTTCCAAGTGGCCCGATGGGCGCAGTCCCCCGAATCTCAGTGTTGGGCAGAGCGTATGCACCGATGAAAGGAGTAACGAGTGACAGGTTCGTGCCAGGGAGAAAATGAAGCGTATTGGTGGCTGGGTAGCCAACAGAGAGTACGGGAAGCCCTGCGATCTTCGCCTGGATAGGCGGCATGTCCGTGAAGATCGGATCTGCATCCGCACCAGCGCCTTGATCAAGGTAAGAATCGTAGGTGCCTACACCACCACCGCCAAGCAAGTTGTGATCATTGCCTTGATCGTCCGTGAAGTAGGGCAAGCATGGCGTTCCCCGTTGAACCCAATAAACACCGTAAATCGTCCCCGTCGGATCAAACGGCTTGGCGATCTGCTCCGAAACAACAAGTCCTGTCGGATCAATCAGCCCCGTAACTGTGAGCTTACCTTCGACTCTCGCATCCCCAACAACCCGTAGCTTTTCCACCCCTATTGGAGACGCGAGAGACCCAACCGTGCAGTAGCCCTCCATCTGATGCCCAGACGTTGCATCAGTCGTCTGAACTACACCAACCGCACCAACACCGCCGCCAGGCGTAAGAACCACATCTCCACCACTCACCGCTACAGAAGAAGGACCTCCTTGAATCGTGACCTTTCCGCCAGGATTCCCACCTGCTACATCAACCAAACCACCTGGCTGGCCACTTCCTGAAAGATTGACCCCACCTTGTACATAAACAGGACCCCCAACACCACCTACGTTGCCGCCCACAAAAATAGGACCCCCCTCTACAGTGACCTGACCCCCATCACCTGCCGTTCCTTTGCTTTCTCCTCCTTGTACGTTGACTTGGCCCGCATCGTCATCGTTATCAGCATCTCCACCAAGGAGATAGGCAGCATTCTCAACTCCCCCAAGACCGGAAACGGGGGCTCCAACAGGTGTTGTTCCTCCCCTGGCATAGAAAAGGCCACCCGGAAGCGCACCTACACTTCCTCCTGCTTCGCACCAGACCGATCCTGCCTGAGCTGCAATAGGCAACCCCATCGGATTGCCTCCAGCGGCCATGACCCAGATCAAGCCACCCGGATCGGCTACTCTCGTATCCCCACCAATGAGGACCGAGCCCGGAATCTCGGCAGCCGGAATACCCGGAGGCAACAGAGCCGTGTCACCAATGTAGATCGTGCCTACGTTTCCGGTGGTATCGGGAGAGCCAAAGCGCACGGCAACATCGCCGCCATCGCCTCCCGCTCCCAGCGAATCGCCTCCCCGTAGGAACAGAGCACCGGCAGCGCCAGGACCCATGAGATCCTCACCGCGCATCTCGTCGCCCGACGTGAACACGACATGGTTGCCGCCCGTCAGGTTCCCATTGCCCAAGGCGATGCTCAGGTCAATGATCTCAAGCAGTGCTCGGTAGTTGCTGCTAGTCGTGACTCCCACTACAGGCTCCTAGCGAGAAACTGAGAAGCTACGCGTTGGATCGCACCTTCCGCGAGCATCGAGGCGACGCGATACCTCTTGAGCTTCTCATCGATTTTCCGTTTCTCATTGGGCGTGAGACGCCACCCCTTCTTCAACTTCTCGCCCATGTTCTGGGCGAAGCCCATCGTCCACTCACCGTCCCGATCCCCGCGATCGGCGGCTGCCTTGGCTCGCTTCCAAAGCTCCCGCAGCTTGGCAAGCAACTCCTCATTTGGCGCTTCTTGGGGTGCTCTCCCAGGCCCAGCACCCCGTCCTTTGGTGCGCTCAATCGCCGCTTCTTGCTTGTCTGAAAGAACGCTCCCCTTCTCCAGCTTGTCGTGGAAGTCCTTGAGCATCCGATCGGTTTCCCAGCCGCCGATCTCCTCGATCTTCCCGAGCCACTCGTCCTTGTACTCGTCCCGGCTCTCGATGGTCGCCAGCTTGTCGTACCAGTCCTTCGCCTTCATGTAGGCGCCCTTGAAGTCGTCCAGACCCTTCTTCCAGGTCTGTCGCCATCCTTTGGTACGCTTGAAGTGATCGCGGCCTTGAACCTTCTTGTTGAGCGTGTAGCCCGTGATGAGGCTGACCAGCTTCATCTTGACCGAGGCTCGTCCCCTCGCGAGCCCCGTGTCTCTGGAGCCGATGGAAGATGAGATGTGGATACCTACGTTGGGCGACAACTTGACGACATAGATTCCGGCCTTGGATCGATCACGCTCCCACTTGTAGCCCGTCTTGTTGAGCCAATCCTCAAACTCCTCACGAGAGATCTCGACGTAGGTGCCGCCTGCTGCCTCGTGTGTCGTCATGGCAGAAACTTCCATTCGGCCTCAAGCCGGCGCTCGGGTTCTTCATCGGATCTCAGGCCCTCTAGGTATTCGAGATCGTCGTTGAGGTAGGCGTCTAGCTCGTCATCCGTGAAACGGAATTTCGCTTCCTTCTCCTGCGCCGTCCGCCCCTGCTCCTCGGGATCTTCCACGACAACCGACTCCCCATAGGCCGGCACGTCCTGAATGCACGCCTCGGTCACGAAACGAGACTGGCGAGTGGGAATCGGCCGACCCTCACGATCGACAGCGCCATCAAACTCGGGACGCAGGATAGTGACGCTATCCTCACCGCGCGTGATGGCGACGTAGGCCAGGCGACGCTCCGAAGTCATGTCCTCGGCTTTGCCGTGTGGGAAACCGCCTCTGCGACCCTCCCACATCGGAACAAAGAGATTCTTGCACTCCAGACCCTTCCAGCCATGCACCGTGTCAATCTGCACGGCTTCGAGATCTTCCTTGTAGTCCTTACGAGTCGGATCGTCCGTGCTCGAAAGCCGCTCGTTCATCTCGTAAAGCTCGTTGAGATACGCAACGGCATCGTCCAGCTTGGGATAGGTCTTGGTGATCTCAAAAAGCACCTGGATTGGAGCCGAGGCGTACTCGCGTAGGTTCTCCTCGGATGTGTCCTCGTACTGCTTCCCGAAGTCCTCCATGTCGTCTTTCGACTGCTTGACTCTCTCGACCAACGCATCGATCAAGTTGCCCTCGGGACCGGGATAGTTGGTCAGGAAGTTGAGAACCCCGTCGCTGTCGGTCTCCTTGAGATCAAAGACCTCCTTCAAGAATCCCACATACTTGTGCAGCCGTTCCTGCATCTCGCGATCTCGATAGATCTCCTTCCAACCGCCCTTGCTGAGCCAATCAAACCAGTCCGCCCCGCGTCCTGCCTTCTCGGTGAGACGCGTCTTGAGAGTCTTTTCGCTAAGTCCCCAATCAGGTGCGCGGACTCCCTCGACCACGGCCCGGTTGATGCGCCGCACATCCTTCTTGCCAGTCGAGGCAAGCGTCATCAGGTTGAGCAGAGCCTTGACTGCGGGACCCTTGAAGAAGTTGTACTTCGACTTGAACGGAATCCCTCGTTTGATCATCTCGATGCCGTACTGGTACGCTTCCTTGTTCGTGCGCACCGCAACACCGAAGTCTGACGGGCTCGCCGCTTGGGTGACGGGGTCCTTCACATCCTCTAGCTCTTGTGTAGCCGCCTTGATCTGCTCTGCCGCGTAGACAGCACAATCCTCTAGCGTCTTCAGAGTCACCTGCTGGATGGCACCTGTGCCTTTGCGCTCTACGTTGGCCTTGCAGACCATCGGGATCTGCTTCTCGTTGTGCTTGATGAGGTTGTTGGCAGCCTCGACAATGGCCGAACCAGATCGGTAATTCAGATCCAACGTCTTGGTGTTGAACCCTTCGCCGCCTTCGACCAGATCTGACTTCTCGATGAAGAGATCGGGCAACGCTCCGCGAAAGGCGTAAATCGCCTGGCGGTCGTCGCCTATGAAGGCAAACGTATCCGCCGTCATCTGCCCGTCTTTGCGAGGCGCTTGCGTAGCAGGATCGACATAGCCAGCAATCAGGCCGAACAAGAGATGCTGCGCAGCGTTCAGGTCTTGTGCTTCGTCGATTAAAAGACACTTGATTCGGTCTTGTAGCTGGGCCAACGCACGAGGATCCTCAATGAGCAAGCGACTCGCGGAGATGAGCACGTCGTCCATGTCCAACGCGCCCTTGAATTCCTCCTCGTTGTTCTTGAGCCACTCGTAGCCGCCATACACGGCTGCCAGTGTTCGGGTGTTTACCTGGGGCTCACCCTCCATCTCCTGCTCGAAATCTTCAGCCAGATCTTTCGGTGCAGCTTGTGCAGTACCGTATGCTTTCCCCGGCGCAATGAGCCTGCCCTTGTTGTTGCTGACGTAGAGACCGAGTTGGCCAAGCGCAATGGGAGCCTCACCGTCTTGGAAATCCCGGTCAGTGGCTCCGATGTTGAACCACATGTTCGCCGGGCGATTTGACCAAATCGGATACTTCTCGCGCAGCTTCTTGATCTGCTTCTGGGTGTTGACGGCAGACTTGTCGAAGCCCGCGGTCCTCGTTGGAAACTCGTACTCTACCTTGGCTCGATTGAGAGCCTTTTCCACCGAAGCACGTTGTTTGGGCGAGAGCCGTGTGGGATCTGCCCCGCGGCGAAGGATGTCCTCCAGAAAGTTGATGGTCCAATCGAGCCAACCCGTATTCCGCAACTGCCGTCGAGGGATGCGTTCGTGGTAGGTCAACGCATCGCGTATAGCCATCTCAAAGGGATCGCCAACATCCACTGGCGGAGGCGCACCCTCGGGCGGCTCGGGAGTGGCCAGATCCTTCTCCCGCTCGGGAAGCATCTTGGGGAAGAAGGACTCTTCGGGATCGAACGGCGGCGGTTCGCCCTCGGGGCTCATCTTGACTTGCTCGACCGCGAGACGCAGTAAGTCGTTCTGCACCCATCCCTCGATCGACTTCCCGTCTGGCCGTTGTCTGTTACCGCCGTACTGGCCGAGAACCAGGACGCCAGCAACGTAGTGCGTAGTCCCAAAGCCAGCCTCGGCTGTGACGTTGCCCGTCAGGTCGCCGCCGTACTTCTTGATGCGCTCCTTTAGCTCAGCCGCGGACTTGCGAGTGAACGAACATGCGATGATGTTCTGTGGCCCAAGTCCCTGTTCCATGTGGTAGGCGACTTTGGCCGCGAGCACGCGCGTGTTGTGATTGATGAAACCGCCACCGCTGAAAGCCTGGCTTTGGGGAACAACAAAGTCAGCCGTATAGGAAACAGAGTCCTCAATAGCAATAACGGGATCGTAGAACCATTCTCTTACCAAGCCATGAAGACTTTGCCAGTTGGGATCTTCGGGGAGAGAATACACATGCAAGAAACGCAATAGAGCATCGTGAGATGGCCGTCTGCGTCCCTTTCGATAATCTTTGAAGGCGCCATAAGACGGATGATCAACCAAGGCCATTCCAGTCGCGCTTTTGTAGGCTTGAAACACAGCATCGCATTTCTGCGCTACAGTAGGGACAACATCAACATTCGTGTTCGATTCTCGGTCTGCGAGAGCAAGGGCTGCTTCTTGCTTATGGGTCAGGTTGAAACCAATTTCCTCGACAAAGACAGGCACAGCCTCGCCAGAAACAGTAAGAACCCAGGCATGGCCTGATGATGTCTTCTTCGGCCGAAGTCGGCCAACAACACCAAAGGACAACATCAGAACATGAAGTTGTCTCGCTAGCTTGTCGCTTACTGTGCAATAGGATAAGACGTTGTTCTCGACTCCGCCATCTCCGTCCCACAAGGCCCTCAAAAAATCTCGCACGATCGGCTTGGGAGACCTCAGAATACCAAACGGAATTTCCTTTTCATGCGCCCCTACCCGCCTCAGACCAAAGGCCATCAAAGTTTCCACAATCTCCCTACGACAAACCTCACAGACAACCTGAACCTCTTGGGTCTCTGAGCGTCCCTCATCGAAATGCTCTTGCCAGTCAAAGAGATCCCGCATGGAATCTCGATACAGCTCTGCCTGCTCTGGATCAGAAGTAGAGAAACTAAACGACCACTGATCTTGCCGCACATAGCCCTCTGAAATCAGATAACCCAAAAGACGAGCCACCTGAGGCGTAAGCATCGCAGGAATGTTCTCTCCACCGCCTTGCGTGCCTTGGAATCCCCCTCTCTGAAATTCTACATCCTTTCTTACGAACGGGTCCGATGCAAACAAACCAGGGCGACGATCAATCGCCACATAGTCGTCTACCGTTAGCTCGTCCAAACGAACCCAGACAATCGCGCCATCTCGAATTGCGAAAACACGATGATTTGGTGTCGCCTCTAACTCAAAGCCCGCACTCGTTCGTAAGATAAGAGTGGCGCTGAAGCCGTTGTAGTAGACATGAGATGTGTCCTCAGGGCCTTTAGGACCATGGATGCGCTTGACACAAAACTGATCGGAATCCTTATCCATGCCCTCGCACAAAGAACCAATCTCAATCAATCCCCCATTGGTCTGTATCAGAGTATCTGTTCGAACGCATTTTCCGCTCCCCGCGCCAGCAGCCACGACAACCTTCCCCCGAGCGACCATCGCTGCCTCCTGATCGGGAGACAACTGGACCTTCTGCCCTTGCGGAGTGGCATTCCCAGCAAGGCGCTCCGTCTGCTCGACTACTGCGGCTGCCTTCGTGGTCTGCGGATCGGAGGAAGATGCAACGGCGAGATCGAGCGTCTCTTGAAGCGTAGCTCTCTCCGCCTCCAACTCCTTCGCTTTCTTCGTACCTTTGCGCGATCCTGCAAGCTCGTTGTCGATCTCTCGGATCCGTACCGAAAGATCACGAGCTACCGCCGCATCGGCGACGGTGTCTTCCATCTCAGAAGGCTCGACGCCTGCAATGCGGGCCGCCTCCATGAGCCACTTGCGGCCCATCTGGAGTCCCGAGACCGGCGGAATAGCGGCCAGATTCTTGAGATTGATGGCACGTGTCGCCAGATCTTCCGCTTTGAGATCGAGCCGTGCCATTCGCATGATCGCAAGGGAAGCGCGACCAGCAAACGTGCTTCGCAGAAGCGGCATCCGAGCGCTCATGCGCGGTAGAAGGATGTCTAGGTATCGGACGCGAGCCGGGGCTCCCTTGAGAAAGCTCTTGTTCCGAACCGCCATCTTGAATTTCGTCTTGAGACGGAGCGTTTCGGAAGGAGACTCCAGGTAGTTGTCAAACCCCTGAGCAAACTGCTTGAAGAACCGTCTTGCTAGCTGTGTTCCTTTTCTGAAGTGGTCCTTTGCTTTCGTCTCCTGTAGTTGCTCAGCTTCCAGAGCTAGCCCGAGGATACGATAGCCAGTATAGAGAATCAGGAGATCCGCAAGTCGCTGGGCGGATACAGCTTCATCGTCATCATCCTTGGCTGCCGTACGATCTCCAAAGCGACCGAGAACGTAATCGCGCTCCAGTGGGATCGGAAACTCGCCCAGCGTGTAGCCTCGATCTAGCTTGGGCATGCCTACTCCTCGGAGTCCGCAAACGGCTTGGGCTCGGCATATCGCTTCGCCGTCTGCCAGGCGACGCGACCGTTGGGAAACGTGGACGCTGGTGTTCCAACATCGGCATAGCGTTCAGCCAACTCGATGGGTACGTTCCGCAGCTTGTAAAGCAAGAACGGAACCTCACGACCCACTGCTTTCCGAACTACAGGCAACCATCGGCGCGGATCGAGAAACCTGCGATCCATCCGGTCATGAGCCCCGAGCATGACTCCAGTCGGCGTGACCGCAACAATCATACCCAGAGTCATCTGGGCTGTTTTGGGAGGCGCAGGCGAGACTTCATCAGATGTCTTGGGTCCCCAATTCCAATCGATGTGGACAGCAATCTTTCTTGCCGAGTTGAAGGTGATATCGGCGACTCCAAATTCAGGGTCAAAAGACACATCAATAACCTGATCGCCTACCTCGGGAACATTCACTGTCTTGTTGATGAGAGCTGAAGTCCGATAGCGCGAAGCTACCTTACGAGCCATGGAGCGAAGGTCCATTAGTCAACCTCCCGAATCTTCGGAGCATTGATGTATCCCCACGTGTAGCCCTCGTAGAAATCCTCGGGACGAGCCTCGGGGGGATTGGGCATCAGCCCACAACCGCGAGTGAGCTTCCCGGCCCTCACGCCCGCCACCCAAGCCATGGAAGCGAACCTTCCATTGGGCTCATCGGTGGCAAGGCCCGCGCTGCGCTGCAAGAAGCGTTCTGCGAGCCGTTTGGCAGAGGGAGGCATACTCTCTCACCTGTGCCGATATATAGGGGTCTTACCGCCCTTCAGAGGCTTTCCTGGCCGCTGCGGCGGCTGCAACTGCATCCATCTGCCGAACCTTGGCCTCTCCCGTGCGCAGATTGTGAAGTTGCTGCTTCTGAGCCTGCGAAAGACGCATGTTCCCCAATCGACTCGTGAGCCCTACCGCCCCCGGCTTGATCGCCTTCACGATCTCGGGATCGATCTGCTTAAGTTGAATATCCCAGACAAGGTCGTACTCCAGGCCCCGAGCAGCAATCATCGGCTGTCCGTTGATCTGCGTCGTCAGGCGATTCGCGAGCAAGAAGATGCCGGAGTGGGTCCAAAGCTCCAGATCGAGGTAGTGGAGAGGCACACCGGGCGGTTCCGGTTTCGCGAACCGCAGCTTCCACGTGAATTCGAGCCGGGCATCTCCGTACCGTACCTTCGGCCTGTCGATGTAGCCCCAATCCTTGACAACGATCTTGTAAAACCCCGCAGTAGCCAACCGTTCAAGGACTTCTTGCTCATCCTCGCTGAGCGGCGTGTAAAGAGCGTTCTTGTTCTTGCCTCCGAAGATGTTGGTATCGTCGCTCATCGTCTGTCCTCGATCGTGACGTAGCAGGCCCGCAGGCGACCGTTCTTGAACCCTCCATAGAACCGTACCCGCTGTCCCGCCATCGGAAGCTTCCCCCCCAGCACTTCGCTGCGATGGAGGTAGTAGGACTTGCCTTCGTTTGACAGGGCAAAACCCCACCCCTTTTGCTCACTGAAGGTGTCCACCTTGCCCTGAATCAGCTTTGGAGGGAGCAACCTGGAGACTTTCACAGCCTTGGGGGCTCGTTCGCCGTCACGAGCTTCTATCTCCGCCTCGACTTCCTCCCCTATTACCGGCGGAGGCTCGTCCACGGCTCCGACACTGAAGTCCCCTAGATGGAAAAACGCCTCAGACCCATCGGCCTGGCGAAGAAACCCGTACAGCCGATCAGGAAAGTACTTCGCTACCGTCAGCCGCGAGCGCACAGCACAAACGCTACTTCTTCTCTTCTGCGCCCGGATGCCGTCGAAGGATCTTGATCATCTCGCTCTTGGGAGTGCGGGACTTGATCTTGTCAATCTCCAGCTTCTTGGCGATCCAGTAGAGATCTTCCTTGGTGTAGTCAGCCGCCCACTTGACCTTTCGCTTGGCCTTGGGCTTGTCTGCCTTCTCGGCTGGCTTTTTGGCTGGTTTCTTCTCAGCCTTCGCCCCAGGCTTCTTTGCGCTTTTCTCGGCTGGCTTCTCGGCTGGCTTCTCGGCTGGCTTTTCGACTGTGGTCTCCGGCTGTTCCTCGTATGCCGACTTGGGAAGTTTCCTCCCCTTCTTGGCCCGATACATGGGCGGACGGAAGGTGCTTGCCATCGTCTTTCCTCCTTACAACAGGCCCTTGATGAACCCCTTGGTAATCTGCCCGAGCGTTTGCCCGAGCGCTTTGAGAAAACTCCGAGCCGCCGTCTTGCGATCAGCCTCCGCGTTCTGAAGCGCGGCAAGCAAGTTGCTCGCGGTTTCCAAGTCATCCGTGAGATCCGAAAGTTTGGTTCCCGCCTGCTTATGGGCGAACAGATCCTCGATGGCCTTTGACGCCATCCTCACGCCCTCGGGACCATGCTGATCGAGAGAATCCGCCGCCAGATTGAGCAGCGATTTCTTCCACGACTCGTCAGCATTCTCGGCTTGTTTGTCTAGCTCCGCGGCCACCGCCTCCACGCCCTTGTCTCCCAGGGCTGGAAGCATCCCGGCCAGCTTCTTGGCGTACTTTTCGACTGACATCAGCTACCTCCTTCCGAGCCCTCTGGAGTCTCCTCAGTGGGCTTCTCAGGCTCTTTTTCAGGCTCGGGCGCAACCTTCTCAGGACACAATGTGGTGCTTTCTGGGACCTCTGGGGGCTCCTTTGGGGGCCTGTCCTCCCGTAGCGACCCGTTAAATTCCATGAGATGCGAGTGATATTCCTGCCGGGCCTCGACCACGGCGATGTGCTTGGCCGTCTTCTCACACTGCTCAGCGTGATCGCCAGTCCATTCGGGCACATCGTTGCAGGAGCAGTTGACCTCGATCCAGTAGCGTAGGTGCGCAACCGCTTGGTCCTGCACCATGTTGTTGAAGTCGATCTCGTTCGCGTACACATCGGGATTGCGAATCGACGCAATCGGTTTCTTGCACGCGGGCAGAGCGACCGCGATTGCCAACAGCACAAACAGCTTCTTCATCGCATCTCCTTCTCATCCAAAGAAGTGGTCGTACCACTCCGTATCGCGATAACCCTTCAGAAAGCCCACAAACCAATTCATCTCTCTGCCAGGCTCGCCACGCGCCAACTCACGCTTGGCTTTCTGGGCATGCCTTTGCAGCCGATCAATCCACTTGAGGGCGGCGGGCACAGTCTTGGAAAGATCGCCTTCGCCAGCCTCTCGCTGCAAGAATTGATTGGCTACACTCCCGACTCTTGGCTTCGGCCTAGAACCATGGCCCAGGCCAGAGATGTCTTGCTCCTCGAAGCCAGCTACGTCGTGAATGTCTTGTCCGATGCGGCGAACCCTCTCAGCCTGCGAACGCCACCCACTCCGAGCCATGATGTCTGCCAACATATCGAGAAGAGAGGCAAGCCCAGCGTCCCGTGTCGCGGGCTTACGGAGCTTACGGATCTGCTCGACTAACTGACGTTCGTTGATCATGCTTCCTCGTCATCTTCAGGCTCGGGGTCGGGCGCAGGCGAAGCCGGAGCCTTACGACCCGTGGTGATCTCTGCAACACGAACGAACCGATCCAGACTGGCCTGCCCGAGAATGAAACCCACTGCCAAGAACGACGCACAGATGGCTACCGTAATGAACGCTGTATTCTCGGCCAGCGTGTCGATCTCCTGAAGGTAGACCATCATGCCCATGAGCACGAAGAACCCAACCTCGACCAACAGGAAGCCGATGAATTTCTTGCTCTGGAGAGCCGGTTTGTCGTTCGGGGATGCAGCCATCGTTCCTCCTCAGGTGTTCTTCAACCTGTTGTGCCGATAGCCTGCGCCACGAAACCGACCCGCCTGGTACACGGGAATCTGATTGAATCGGGACTGCACCGCGTCTCCCTCACCCACGGCAGGGATCACTTCCGTCAGCAACGGATTCTCAGTTAGAAGGGCCTCTATCCGCTCTTGCTCCTCTGGCAAGAGAGAAGGCTTCAACTTCTGATAGTCATCGTGGGCTTGCTGCGTCCGAGAGAACGCATCAACGATGTACTTGTCCGGCAAACGAGGAAGGTTGTCTGGATCGTCTGGGACGCCTTTGAGCGTGTTCACACCGTTGTTGTTGATCCAGAAATTCTCCGAATCCAACGGAGGAAAGATGCGCTCTCCCAGATCTGGGTGCGATGCCATCGGCCTACCTACGTTGCCTCTATAGACAGAGCACCAGCGCCAACCGCGCCAGTGCTACGTCTCGTCGCTGAGGATATCCTCGATGTCCAGATCGGCACCCTGCTCCAAGAGCCTTGTGAGGTTCGGCGACGGTTTCGCTTCCGGCTCCTTGGGCTCCGCCGGCTGCGTTCCGGGCGTCACGAGCTTGATCTGGCGTCTCTTCTTCGGTGGCTTGGGGCCGTCCTTGGGCTCTGTGACCGTTACCTCATCGTGCCCTGCCGCCATCTGCGCCTCGGTTTCCTCTTCAGAAGGCTTCGAAGCGTGCCTGGACTTGATCTCTTGCAGGTAGTCGTAGATTGCTCGCCGCTTCTGGCCTAGATGGGAAACCGAGATCCCAAGCTGCCCAGCCTCCTTGCGCAAATCCTCAAGCAAAGGTAGCTCACGCTTGTATTTGCGTTTCTTCTTGCTGCTCCGAACCTGTTGCTTTCCGTCGTAGGAAACCTCCAGCATGACCTGTCCGGCGTCATCCACATGGATGTAAGGAAACCCTCGCCGGCTCTTGCGAGCACAAAGAGCCTCGGCCAGATGCCGACTAAGCTCACTGTCCTCCAGGTGAGCATTGGCTTCCTTCACGACAGAGGCCAGGTGCTCGACAGCCCACCGGAGACGCTCTCCCAAGGGAAGAATCTCCCGTGGGACTGAATCGGATGGATCAGGAGAAGGACCGTCTGGCGTGTCGGTGGGTACCGCAGACGGCCGAGGAGCCACATTCAGCAACTCGCGCGCAAGTTTCTCGTCCAAGGCGGTACGAAAATTCTTCGGCGCCGTTTTAGCCATCTAACCTCCGGTCCAAGCCGCAAAACTTCCCAAAAGGAAGTTTGAGATTCTTCGCTCGGCACAAAAATTCCCCAACATGGCGGCTTTTTCTACTTTCAGAATACCCACCGCCGCCGCCACTTACCGATCAGGGCACAAAAAAGCGTCGCGCGATGAATAACCGCGCGACGCGCAACTCTAGCGGGACCAGAAGTCTGGCCTCGGAATCTGAGCTAGCCCATGACCGTGGGCACGATGCCAGGGCCAGAGAGCGTGCCTGTGTACCCTGTCAACTCGGTGCCTGTGCGACCGAAGGGAGCGGTGCTCATGTTGCGCCGCTTGGCGTTCGCTCTGCTGCTGGCCGCGTTGATCATCGCGTAGACAGCGACATTGCGGTACAAACCCACCCTCGCGAGAACCTTTCCGGGCGGGGATGGATAGTACTCAGAATTCGTTGCGCGTGCGACCATAAGGAGGGCCTCCTGCACGTGCAAAAAGTATAGGCTAGCGACCGGCTCGCTTTCGTCTCAGCCTCTCCACCATCCTCCACCCAAGATCTGTTGGTTTCCAGAGGTTGTACTTGCCTTCCCGGTGAACGTACTCAGCCAGCTTGCGCCGCTCCAGCGCGTACCCGGAATGGATCAATCCCCACAACTCCTCTCCATCGGCCGCCTTGAGCAACGCCCATCTCATGCGACCGGTCATGGTCTTCTCGATCGCGTCGAGATCTTCCTCTGCGATCGGCTTCACGCTTGACCGATTTCCGCGGGGATGCGAACCCTCAAGACCTTGTTGAAAAACTCCAGCGGACTCGTTGGCCAACCCAGACGCTTCGCTCGCTCAAATTCCTCTGGAGTCAATACACTGGTCAGCGTCGAGACGTGTTGATCACCAAGCAATCCGTCTGGGTTATGGACCGAGTACATCTTCGTGAACCGATAGTGCCGCATGGCGGGATCCGAACGCACTTCCCTCTCGTACTCCAGGTCTTCCTCATCACCACCGTTCGCCCGTAGGTGCTCGACTGAATCGAGAATCTGCCCGTAGAGAAGCAGAGAGTATTCGGGGACGAAACGAACGAAGTAGACTCCAGGTTTGTACTGGACCGCATCTGGCCCAACCTGAGCGTCAGCCGCAGCCATGTCGGCTCTAAGCTCGTCCCACATCTCCGTATCAGAGTCGAATGCAGTAGTCGTCATGTCTGTTTCTCCGTCGCTTCCCCCCACATCTCTGGAGCACAAAGCTGTATCGTCCGATATTGAGCTGCTGCATCCAAAGCCCACTCCACAAAATCAGGAAGCGCCTCCCAAAGAGCATTCACATAGGCTTCGTTGGTTGCTCCCATGTCGTTGGAAAACGTGGCGCCTCCGTTGGCAATCCACGGCTCACCGTTCTGTGCCTTCCTCAGAAAGGCTCGGGCAAGCTGCGCAAGGTCGTGCTCTGGGTTTCGGCCCGGAGGCAGTGGAAGGCCAGCAACAATCACATCGATATCTCGCTCGACTGTCATGGGGTCCTCAGTATGTCATGCTTCACAGCCTTGATCGCGTCAGCCTTCTGGGAATTCTCGATGGTCAGAGTGTCATCCAACCGCATGGAATGCCGTGCCTGCTTCTCTAGCTCCGAAGCAAGACCATGCAGAGCCTTCAAGCCTCCACATGAGATCGACGCCCTCTGCGTCGCCGTCCTCGATGTCGCCGTGGGCATCCGTATAGGCTCTCACGTCATCATCAGCTTGGCCGTACAGATCGTAGCTCTCCTTGGTCGCGCGCTCGACCACCGCGAGAAACGTCTCCGCGGCACTGCTGACTTCTTGGAAGATCTCCGTGATGGTTCGTGAGTCAGACATCAGGTCCCTGCTCATCCCTTCTACGCGGATTTTTCCCGGAAGTTTACTTTATACTTTTCAAGTGATCTCGCGTAGATATCCGTAGAGATGTCTCTACGATCGAATCGATGGGCACAGGAATGCGCTAAGTGCGCCAAGATGGTCGCGCCCCAAGAAGGCTGGGTCGTTCAAAGCGATCGACTCCACGACATGGGGCAGTGGATCGTCTACCACCCCGAATGCGCTCCTGATCATCTTCAACGCGAGGGTCAGAACCTCGACAAGAAACTTCTGACCAAGAGTGGCTACGTCATCCATCCCTACGATGAAGAGGCGCTCGTCAAACTGCGAGCGCTCCCTGGAGCGTGGTGGGATGCGAAGTCTAAACGCTGGTCCGTTTCCATGGAACCTCAAGATCGAAAACGGCTGATCGAAGGTGCTCAAGAGCTTGGCCTTGAGATCGAGTCGGAGCTTTGGAACGACACCACTTCGGAGATCGCCCTGGCAGCAGAGAAGCGAGCCCTCCACGCGCAACTCGGAGAAACGATTGCCGACTGTGCGCGATGGCTCTCCATCCGAACACAAGCGATCGTCAACCCATCCAACTCAGACCACATTATTCCAGCTACCATGTGCGCCTTGGACGGGACTCGCGGAACGATCCTCGTGACCGATCCAAGAGAGATCGCCGGCTGGAGAAAGGGTCACGAAACTCTGCGCGAGGATCTCACGCTCATCGAGCTAAAGCGCAAGAAGGATTGGGTGTGGCCCGAAGCTGGACAGATTCTCCTCACGACCATCGGCCGCCTTCCGAACGCTCTCGCTCCCCTCGTTCTCGGAACAGACCCCGAAGGCAGGGAGATCAAGGCTGTCAACCTGCGGCCCGAATCCAGAGTCGCCTGTGAGAACACGACTCTCGTACTAGACGACTTGAATCTCGTGTCGAGTTTCTCCACAAAGCAGTCACAGAAGATCCACGGGCTCGCCGGACACACAGCCGCGACTTGGTTCCTCTGGTATCCGCCCATCCAGTACCCCTCCAAGCTCTGGGACATCCTTCGCGTGGGTCACATGACCAAAACCACCTTCGCCACGTGGAAAGAGTACAAGCGTTGCTTCGGTGGTCAGGCAGGACGATGGAATCGGATGACGTGGACCCACACAGATCCAGAAGCGTTGAACCGACTGCATCGCATCTGTTACGAGCGACCGGTAATCAGGTAGAGTTGCTGCGATGAACGACGCCGCAACCAAGCTGGCCTACCTACACCAACGCAAGATCGGAGACTGCCAGCGCTGCGAGCTAGGCAAGACTCGCAACACGATCGTGTTCGGTGAAGGCAGCCCCGAAGCCCAGCTCATGTTCGTGGGCGAGGGGCCGGGCCGCACAGAAGATGAGCTAGGGCGTCCATTCGTTGGTCGTGCGGGACAGCTACTCGACCGATGGATCTTGCATCTCGGGCTCAAACGCGAAGACGTGTTCATCGCGAACATCCTCAAATGTAGACCGCCCCAGAACCGTGATCCCTGGGAGTGGGAGATCCAAGCCTGCACGCCCTATCTCCGTGTGCAGATCGCGGTCATCCAGCCCAAAGTGCTCGTAGCTCTCGGCCGGTTCGCTGGCGGCTTCCTCTCAGGCGAACGAGGAGCGCCCATGAAGGCCCTGCGTGAGATGACGACTGCCAAGTGGGTCGATGAGAAGTCCGGCGTCTCCGTGCCTGTGGTGCCGATCTACCACCCTGCCTACGTCCTGTACCAAGGCGGCGCAGGCAGTCGTGCTGAGCAGACCGCGCTCGCAGACCTCGACCGTGTGCGCGACCTACTCGCGTGACACGCTCGTGCAGATCTGCCCCGCCCCATCTATAGGGGGTCCGACGAAAACGGGCTCAGATGGCGTCTCCTTGCGTGTTCACGCCGCTGCGAACAGGCGTAGAGAGAAGTGTCGGACGCACACGACAGCGGACAAGTAGGAGTCACAGAGAATGCGCAATCCCAAGGTCATCCAGGCATGGCTTCGCGGAAAGAAAGGTCGTAGTGGCACAGGTGCTCTGCGAACAGACGGCAACACTCTCTACAGTTACCAAGTCATCATTGGTGAATCTCAGGAGAGAGGAAAAGTCGTCTTTGACTACCGCGGACCGAACCGCATTGGCCTGGCCACCACCCGTCACATCTGCTGCGCTATCCGCGAAGGCGGCGGGCAGATCTGCCTGGAATCGCCTCCGGGTGAGACCGACATCGACGCTATCCGAAAGCTAGTGGTCCCCAAGAATTCCGAAACGGCTTCGGAAGAGGGACCAAGCCTCGAAACCACCGACTGAGCGGGGTTCGCGAACATCAGGTGGCGGCTGAGGCGCCACTAGCCGCTGCCCATATTTCGTGCTCCATTGGTTGCGTGGATTGGCACGAGAAAGAGGCGGCTCGCTTGGTCGAGCGGTGGAAGCGCCGCGAGTGGATTAGCTCAGGCGTCCCTTCCCCGGTAAATGTACATCCTCTGGATTTGGCGAAGCTGGAAGAGATGATCGCTACGCTTCTCCGTGAGGAAAGGACTCCTTATTCGTCTACGCAATCATAAGTTTGAGTCAACGTCCTTGTAGCTCTTATCCCAGCTCTATAGCCCTTCTCGTAGACGGCATTGTATCGCTGCTTAATTCTGTCCACTGCGCTGGCTGCTTCCGTGCATCCGGCAACCTCCATGAGATCTTGCAGGGCGTCATAGAGAAACGGCTCGTAGCACGAATCCCAAGCCGCATACTTAGTCGCACTAGCTAGCTTTCTCACCATCCTAGCAATGCGTCCGTCCTTCGATGCCAACGATGCCAAAGCAGTAGCCTGGGCAGTAGGCTGAGCAACCTTACGTGTTTTGCTCTCCTTCATCATATCCTTTTTGCTCTCCTTCATCATATCCTTCATCGTAGCCTTCATAGTAGGCTGCCTCACGACCATCCTCGTAGCCTCTGTCGTAGCTCGGGTCGGCCTTCAACCGATCAGCAGCACTGGCAGCGTCCGGCCGTCCTATTGCACGCATGAGATCGCTGAGCGCATCGAAGAGAAACGGCTCGTAGTACGAATCCAGTTGCGCATCCCTGAGCGCATTGGCAACACCCTTCAACGCGCCTGGCAACGGAGATTCGGGCACTGTACGACCACTGATGAAGGTTGTGCATTTGCCTTCATGTCCCTCTTGTTCTACGCACCGACCATACGGCCCGACCGTGCTACACTGCGTCCATGAAGCTCCGCGACCTGCGATTGCTCCCGCTGGGTTCCTCGTCAAACTCATGGCTTTCTCCCGAAAAACTTGAAAACCAACGGCTCGGCGGAAACCGCCGAACCAACACCATTCCACGTCTGCTTGCGTGCATTGAAGTAGTCGAGAGCTTTCTGCTCGACATCGAAACCGAGAAAGTTTCGCTTGAGCCGGTAGGCAGCCTCCCCAGCCGACCCCGAGCCCGCGAACGGGTCGAGCACTAGCTCTCCTTCTTCACTCGACTGCCTGATCAAAACTTCGCACAACTCCACTGGTTTCTCGGTGGGGAATGCGTCTTTACGCTTGATCCACGGAACGGGAAGAACGTTGCGCACGCTCTTGTCCTTGGGCATTGGACGCTTGCCCTTGCGCGCGAGCAAGATCATCTCCCACTGGCTGCGGAACGGATAGCCCATGCCCGGCACACCAGGCGAAAACTCCTGACCGCAAACGCGCTTGCAATGAGGACAGATCTGGTCAACCTCTTTGCCGACCTTGTGCCAGACAAGCGATTTCCGTAGCTCGAAACCAACCTCCCGCAACATCGGCTTCAGAATGTCGCCCGTCTCCTCATCGCACATGATGTACATGTCCGTGCCCGAGCGAAGCACTCGATGACATTCAGCGAAAAACGGTGGGAAGTAGGAGTTGGGGACGGTCGGGAACCACTCGTTGCTCGACTGCTTGGACTTCTTGAGTCGAGTGGTCGTGCCCATTGCCCTCCACTTTTCGAGCGACTCATACGGAGGATCCGTGACGATCATGTCCACAGAGCCCGAGGCCAACAACTTCAGCCCCTCCATGGCGTCCATGAGCTTGATCTCGTGACTCACTGGACCTCCAGATACTTCTCCAAAGGACACTCGGCCAGATCGGTCTTTGCCTTGTCGCGATGCTCCAGCAACGACTCGACACTCTCGGGCGCCCATCCAGTCACGCCACAGTTACCCTCGATGTGAGGATCGAAGAACGTACACGCGAGACATGCGGTGCTCGGAAACACCATCTCATCGCGCATGACCCCAGCTAGCTCCTGCCGCTCTTTCTCCTGCTCATCCGTTTGCCGGACCGTGGACTTCTCGACCTCGCAGCCGTGATTTTTGAGCAGCGTCTCGGTCGCCTCTGCATCCTCATCCGTGAGCACGAAACGCATGACGGAACGGCCACCCTCGTGTTCCTCGGGGATGTTGCCCTTCGGCTGGAGCACGATTTGCTCCCCACCGCGAACGATGAAAGTCCACAATCGCTTGTCCTTGACGCTCACTGACAAGCAACGGCCTTCGCTTCCCACCCCACCCGGCGTTTCGCGATCTCGTTGATCGGCTCGATGTGCAGCAAAATCTGCAACACACCTTCCTCGGCCAGAGTCCGATCGAGATGCATCGAAAGCACCTTGGCGGCGTTGTCGATGAATGAGAAGTGACCTTGGGTTTCCGCCACCGCGGCTTCCATGGAAAGAGCCCAGGAAGCCTCCGCGATGGGCTCCTCCAGCAGCGTCTCCGGGCCGTCTAACGTGACCTTGTAGCCCTTCTGGACTAGCTCCCTCTGGACCAGGGCTCCGATGACCGGGACAGCGCTCCGGCGTCCCTGGGTGGACGTGAGAGCCTTGTGGGCGTACTTCTGCCGCAGATCCTCGGTCATGTGGACGATGGCTTGGTCGTCTAGCTCGACCTTCCGCAAAGCCGCCCTATGTCCCGCTCGGTATCCTGGCACGCCGACCCTGCCCTCGGCCACCGCGAGGAATTTCTCCTTTCCCTGCGGGACCAGCGCAGCTTCCTGTAGCTCCGGCTCCAGGGCCTCTAGTTCCTTCATCTTCTCGCGTTGCGCACCGTCTAGCTCTTCTCGGACCTCCTGAGAAGCCTTCTCAAGCTGGGCTCCCAACACTGCGGGATCTCGGACAGCACTTTCGACGGGAACAGCCGGAGGAGCACCCACAGGCAAGCTCCCCGTGCGTAGCTCGGGAATGTCATCATCGAATTGCAGTCGTTCGATGATGTAGCCCATCACCAGAGGGTGAAGTTGCGGAAGGCCGGTGCCCTCGGGATGGAACACCAAATCCTCTTCCTCGAAATTCAGATCCCGTAGGGCTTGTTGTCGGTCCTTGAGGTTGCGAAGTGCTGTAATAGACTCTTCGATATCCTCGGCCGTCTCGTTTTGCAACGGCTGAAACTCGGTACGCGCAGCTTCCTCGATGCGACGACCAAGCTCGGGATCTTCTGCAACCAGCTTGACCAGATCGGCAAGCACTTGTTCTTCGTGGACACCCTGCTCTAGCTGCTCCAACAACGCGGCGATCCGAGGATCGAGATCTTTCACAGACGCCGAGAGTCGGCCGATGGCAGCCCATAGCTTGGGATCGACCTCACTCATCCTTCTCATCCTTGACGCCCATTCGAACCGTCGAATGCGGCTTGACGACACGTTCCTTCTTCGGAGCCCACGGATCTGCGGCAGGTTGTGACGATGGCGGCGGACCACCATCGACCATGATGCCCTCGCGCGGAACCGGTGTGTTTCCTGGCACCGGTTGTGGAGACGGTCTCGGCTTGGCTACTGGCTTGGGCTTGGGCTTGGGCTTGGGCTCAGGATCAGGGACTGGTTCTTCGGCAAAGGGCTCGTCTTGCTCAACCGAAAGCCCGAGATCTTCCGTCATCTTCTCGACCTTCTTTTGAGCCTGCGTTGGTGGCCCCGTGGAAGGCTCCGGCGTGCCCTCTGTCGTTGGGTCTTCCACACCACCTACGAGCCGAGGAACCTGCGGACGTGTCTTGCCTTTCTTCTTGGCCAGGGCTTCCAGCGCGATATCGACTGCGTTGGCGCTCTCCTCAGAGCTAACCTCCAACCGTCCATCGGAAGGCAAGTCGTCATCCGTCACTGGCGTCCAGTCGCCACGCCGCGCAGCGATGTCGAGTTTCATCGCCTTGCGAGACAAGTCCTTCCACTCCTCTTGGTGGATCATCAGATGCCGAGGCAACGCCAGATCTGAGAACCGAGGGTTGTTGAGCAACCGCTCTACCTGCGTATCCATCCGATGTTGCCACTGCGACTCTGCCCACCCGGCTCGCCTACACGTAGGATTGCGACACATGCCACAGACCTGATCTGTGACGCTGGACGGATCGACTCGTTCGTGAAGTTTCTCCTCCAGCGATTGGACACAATCCATCAACAGGTCTGTCGGTTGCCGAGACATCCTCTAAAGGAGCACTATCGGATCATTCGTCAAGCAGATTGTCGAGCAACGTGTCCTCATCTGCCTTCGCCTTTGGCTCGGGCTCGGGCTCAGGCTCGGGCTCGGGCTCGGGCTCAGGCTCAGGCTCAGGCTCAGGCTCAGGTTCCGGGTCGGGCTCAGGTTCCGGGTCGGGCTCAGGTTCCGGCTCAGGCTCCTCGAAACTCTGGACTTCGCCATTCGACTCGGGTGGAATGGGGTAGTCGGGCTCCGCAGGCGTGATGGAGTCGTCCACAAACTCTTCGGGCTCGGGCTCGAAAGGCGCGGGTTTGGGCTCCGGCTTTCCTCCAGGGGGGATAACCCCTCCTGCCTTCTTGCGTCGAGCCTCGTGCTTGCGAAGAACCTCCAGCAGTGAAAGCCAGTCTACGCGACCATGATGTTCGACACCGATGCGTGGAACCTCGATCAGAGCCAACGGACACGAGAAGCACTTGCTCGACATTTCCTTCAGGCCGCAGATGCGCTCCCAAGTCTCGATCTGCTGGTAGTCGTGCTGAGAGATCTCCCCACTGGCCCACATGGACCGAATGTCGAGATCCAAAGTCACCAACGGTGGAGGCCAGAGACGCCCATGCTTGCAGCGAATGGTGACTTCGTTCTCGGCGTACTGCGGAATCAGTATTTTGGTCGGTTTCATCAGATACCCTTATAGTCGGCGAGTACGGCAAACTGCACGGGATTGATCGTGAAGTCCGTACTCTTCCAAAGCACGTGTTCCCCATCTGACGAACGAATCTCGATGGGATGAGAACCTCTGTTTCGGCACTTGTAGAGAACCTCTGCCAGACTCTCTACTGTACCCTGCCGCAATGGCTTTCGTAGTCTGTGGACGTAGACATCGCCTGCCTTGAAATCAGGAACACTGACCGGGACCGAATCTGGCGGGGCCGGGTCTGGCGGGGCCGAATCTGGGACTGAATCTGGAGGCGGCTCCACGACACCCAGACGAACATTTGCAGATTCAGCACGGTTGGTGAGTTGAACCGGAGCGATCGGATCTGGATCTCCGGCATCTGGCGTAACCGCTGCCGATCCGGCAACGGCCTTGGGAAAGAACGACTTGATCTCCTCCGGCCATTCCGCTTTACCTGAAGTGTACTCCACAAGGTTCCAGGGAACCATCCAGTCGTACCCCATCTCGCAGTCGAGCATCAACGGAATCGGCCACTTCAACTTGAGGATTGCCGAGTTGCGAATCATCAACGGCATGATGACGTTGAGCGCTTCCTCCACGATGTCCGTCACGATCTCGAAAACGATCTCGTCATGCATGCACGCGACCATGTAGACCTTCTCCAGCCAGTCGCGTTTCTTGCACTCCTTGTAGATCAGAGACATCGCCAGCTTCAGGATGTCAGCCCCGCTGTTATGGACTACGACCCCATCCGCTACAAAAGCGTGCTCATCGTCAAACACCTCAATGTCGTACATATCCACCATCGTGGTGGAGTCTTCCGTCACGACCGGAGTCTCATAGTCGTACTTTAACGCTTCCCAAATGGAAACAGGGACCTCGTCAGGGGGCAACCTTTTGAGATACCTGAGGCACTGAGGCTTGCTACCAGACCCAACACATAGCCTCAACACAGCCGATTTTTGCTCACGTGGGAGCGCCTTATACACAGACGATTGCCGCACGCAGGCGCCTATCTGGCAAACGAGATCCGTGGGCAGACGATACCACTGCCCCATCCATGGGATCTCTCTGTTCTCGATCGCCTGCGCTTTCGTGAGCTGGTGGGGTTTTCCAAAATCGAACGTTTGGCCGGCTTGAAACACACGCAGACATCTCGACCGATAGGACGCCCGAATTCCGATAGAGTGCAGCAACGCTTGGGCATCTTGCAGAAGCGCTAGATATACACTCCTCACCGACGCTGCGTCCCCTGATGGACTCATGCCCCCGTCCGCGCTGAAGTATCCACGCAGGAAAGCTGCTCTGTTGCTGATTGACTCGCTCCAAACCGCTGAGGGAAAACGCTTCGTCCACGTGTTCTGATCTTCTACCCCCAAGACCTCACAACAAAACCTACGAAAAGCCGTGTTGTAGATGCAGATCTCCCACGTGGGCCGTTTATGCTTCTCATTCTCAGGGCGTTTCTTTTTCCGACACGTCGCTCCCACACCAAGGGCATCGTTGAGCTTGTTCACCCACGCTCGTGCATACTCCTCCGCCAAAAAATCAGTCGCGATACTCTCGTTAGCTTCGCCCACATAGACCTTCAACCCATCGTGGTAAAGAGAACCATCCCCATAAACCATCCCCAGAAATTCCCACAACACTGGGCTGTTTCCCTGGATGCCAAATCCTTTCCAATTGTGTGACTCGTAGGTTGGTTCTGGCAACTCGATAGCTTCCGCATTGCAGGCGACCCAACACTCTGGCGTCAAATCCTCCTGCCTCACCCACTCAAACCCTTCTTCAGTCCAGACACGAAATCGATGATCCGGGCTTGTTTTCAAGACACGCCCAGAGTCAAACACAGTCATGCAAAGTCGCTTTTTCCCCGAAGCGAAAGCTCTAGCGTCTTGCCAAGCCGTACCTGTCCACACCTGAAAAGTCTGATCTTGTAGGTCTGCGATGCGCCTAAGACCAAGAGACGTAGGAATCCGCGTATCCGAATTCAAACACCCCTGGATCGGCGCATTCACTGCGTTCCGTTTTGCCTTGGAGATGAAGAATCCGTTATCGCGTCCCGTCCTCGGATCCCTCTTCGGCATGTGGATGTCGGGAAGTGGACAACGCCGCCCAAATGCCGTGAGCACGTATCCATTCTGCTTGACGAATTCGTGCTGCCCCTTGATCCAACTCTGAAGCTGGGTATACGTCGCCGTGAATTGTCGATAGATGCGCCAACCTTCGTTCTCGTCAACACCCGTCGAGCGCTGTACGGCACTCCCAGCACCGCCGTAACATAAAGCAAAATTGCATGCTTTGGCCTGCTTCCTCAGTTGCTTGAATTGCTTTTTGTCCTTCTGCGAATCCTCTCCGTAAAACGCGATCGTGGACAGCGTGTGGATGTCTCCAATCTTGTCCGAACCGCAGCGCGGACAGAAGTGTGGAGGAGCCTCCGGTGTGTTCTTCCCATCGCCTTGATCGAACGTCCTGCCACATTCGCTGCAACGGAAATGCTCGATGATCCACTTGGGCTCACGACTGAGGTTCGTGATGATCCTGATCTCTTCGCCAGAGTAGTCGATTGAGCACAAGATGCGGCCAGGTCGAGCCGTAATGCATTCACGTAAACGACGGAGGCACTCAGGACGCTTCGGATCATACGTCGCTGGCGTCGCGTGCATCATATAGCTCGTGCCGCCGTTGCGCTTCGGGTTCTTGTCCGATGGTGTAGAGAACCGACCCGTGTCCGTGCGCCATCCCTCAAAGTCGATCTTGAGCGTCCCGTCCTCGGGACATACGTTATCCCGCATCGGCAACAGGAAACGCGACAAGGCTGTTTGGACCTCACGAAAGCGCTTGATCCGTGCCATGAACGGGAAAGTCTCCCCGTGCAGGTCGGTCAAACGATCCAACTCGGCCGCCGAAGTCATGACCTGCTTGGACTCCTCCGTGCGCTTCAGGCCAGGAATCTCCATCTCCTCAAACAACGGCCCAAGCCGCCGCGCGCTCATCACGTCACACTGGTAAGGAAACTCATATGTCTTTCCATCCGACAGGCTCTTCGTGACCTTCTTGTTCTGTCTCTCCTCGACCTCGGCCAATGTTTCGGACCGGTCCCATGTGGGACGCTTGCGATTGTGCTCTACGACCTTCTTGGCTTCCTCGATCTGAATCCTGTAGTCCTGCTTCGCATCCTCGGAGTTGAACAACGGAGGAAGATCCTCCTTGTCCCCCTCGAAGGGCACTCCCTTCGCCAAGACATGCCACCACGCCGGAGCGATGTCTCGCCCGCAGGCTTCCTCGCAGAAGTCGTAGATGGCCTTGATCGAATCGAACAACTCCTTCTGCCCAAGCCGGATAAGCTCAGCAACCCGGTCCTGATTGGTGTGGACTCGACATCGCTCCATCCACCGCGTCGCCGTGCAGCACATCTTCTCGATGTTGTAGATGGTGCGCTGGCTGACGCCTTCTTCGGGCTTGACCACTTTGGGATGAAACAGCTTGAACAGCCGATACGTGAAAAGCGCATCACCACTGCCGTACCAGACAACGGGCTCCCATCCGGGGTCTAGCTCGGAGAAATCGTAGTGCTCTCCTTCCTTGCCGTCTGGGAACAACTCCCATAGCTCGATCATGTACGACGGGACCTTCTCGCCGTTCTTGCGTCGCTTGCGATCCTCCTCGACATGTGGGTTGAAGAATTGGTCCGCCAGGTACTTGAGGCCAATCCGCTCCAGCTTGTTGTTGTACAGGTAAGCCAGAATCAGCGAGTCTTCCCAGCCATTCGGATCATCGAATTCAGCGAGGGCCTCTCCGCCACTGAATTGGAGCAACTCGTGATCGAATTTCCCCTTGTGGAAGATCGGCTTCGCCTTCGACGCGAACAACCGCCGTAGCTCGGATTCAAACAAGCTGACGGGGATGTTGTGCTTGGCTCCTGCGCCCTTGTGGCGTACCGGCGCATAGTAGCCGTGAACGCCATCGTGGCTCAGACACGCGCCAACGATCTGGTCCCTGGTACGTCCCTCGAAAACCCGAACGTCGAGCCCCGTCGTCTCCAGGTCGGCAGCATACAGGCCAGCCTCGATACACTTGTCGATCACACCAGGAAGCATCTCGGCAGTGACCAATTCCATCACCGCGTCGTCCATCCACTCACGACGCTCGACGGTTGGCCGTGCCTTCTCTCGGGCTAGCTTGAGAAACGACTGAGCCACGATCTCCTTTACCCCCTCTCGCTACAAAACGAATCCCTCACCCTCGACCACAATGACGTATCTACCCTCATCCCAGGCAAGAGCGACCGCAGACGCCACATAGGCTTGATCGGGCGTCAACTCGGGTGGGAGGTAGCACTGTGGCAGAGACCCGTTACCGCCTGGACGGCAATTAGCCCCGGCCATAGCACAGCTACCGTTCTGGCCGAGAATGCACCACGCCTCTTCCTCTGGCACGCGCTGCGCAGCTATGCGCGGAGGCCGACCCAGCTTCTCTCGCAGCATCTTGGTGTGGCCGTGCATCGCGTGAGACAACACGTTCCCAGACACCACAGGTATGCGCGGTTCCCACGACGTGCCCTTCAACGGCGCGAGGACTCCCCACGGATCTTCCAAGGGAACAGGAAACATGAGCCGAAGATCACCGAAGATCGCATCGGCCAGAGTCACATGACGCGTTTTGGAAAGACGCGGCGGCACATCCGCAGGGTCGGCCACGTCTCACTGTACCGATCACGTTACTTCCCTGAGCTTCTCCAAAAGACGGCGATGCAGGCGAGCAAGCGAAGCCTTCCCTTCCATCTCAGACCACTCTTGCTTGCGAACCCCGTACATGATGCGATCGTAGACTTCCACGAATCCTAGGGTCAACTGCATATCGAAAGACCGATCGTGAACGATGTTGTCGAGAAACCGATCCATCCGTTTTGCCTCTCGCTCGAAGGAAACGCCAGATGCGACGATTTCATCGATCTCGCCAACGACACTCGGTGCCTCTTCTTCCGTGTCCTCTTCCTCCCAGGGTAGCGGCGGAAGATTGAACCTCTGCTCCAGCTTGTCACATGCCTCACGAAAGCTGAGTCCTTCCTTGTCCATGACCAAGGAGATCGGATCTCTGGCTTTCCCGCATGCGAAGCAATAGGTGCTGTTGGTTCGTGGGTAGTAACGGGCCGAAGGCTTGTTGTCTATCCCGTGAAGATCGCAGCGATACTGCTGCTCGCGCGTATCGTCAGGCAAGATGCCGTAGCCGTACTCGGCTAAAAGAACGCCGATGTCGGCTCGCTCGCGCAGCCGAGCAGCCCGTCTCTGGCCCCGAGTGGGCATACTCTATACTACGCCAACTTCAGCCTGGGTTGTTCGTCAGCAGCCGCAGAACATGCTCTGCCTGTTTCTCCCAAACAGGCCAATCGTGCTCTGTCTCCTCGTTCGGATCTTCGTAGATCTCCCTATGCTCTTGAGCAAAAGCATCGAGCCACGCCGCATCGCGCTCCGCGCCCATCGCCTCTTGCTCCGACAGACCAACTTCCGCAGAAACTCTCCCTGCCTCGTAAGCACCACACAAAAGAGCCGCCAGCCGTTGCTTCAGAACCTCACGCATCTTCCCGCCTTTAGAAATGTTCCCAATCATAGGCAACTAACCGGCCGTCTTTGGTCCGACCCACCTGCCCACAGTCGATGCTCCAGGTCCAGTCGAGCTCATCCGACCAACCCACGTGTTCCACATGTTCCATCCTCACGATGGGAAGTCCAGTTTCCTTTGACAACTCGCGATCAGGTCGCGTCTTCGCCAAAAGCTCACCTTGCTGCGTCAACTCACAGTCGCAAGCAGCAACGCCGCTTTCTCGCGTCGGCACCTTGACGACTTCATCGCCGTCGCGAAAAACGACTCGATGACGACTCACGGCAAGAGGAGATCCGTACAACTCCTCAGCCAATTGCCGTGCTCGATCGTAACGCTCCTGTGGGAATATATCATCCATGAGCTTGTCGCCATCCCTGCGCTATAGCAAAAGCCACAGCAGGAACCACGTTGGATTGCTCAGGGCCCACCTGTTCTCCGTCGTCTGTGTAGAAGCGTACACGATTGTACTTGCCCCGGCACAGCCACACCCGCCGACCGTCAGGCAAATCGTAGGGCAGACCGTAGATTGTGCCCCACGGTACAGAATCAGGAAGCAGCGGCAAGCCGCCAAACCTCCGCGTAGATCCTAGCATGTCCTCAAGCTCATCCACATCGATGATGGGAATATCGTGCTGCCGAGCCTTGTCCAGCTTGCTTCCAGACTTCGTGAGCCCTGCCTTGCTCGTCACGACGTAGGACAGGCTTCGGCTGAAGTTGCCCTTCACGATGCCGCCCTGAGCCTCGATCTTGCGCTCCAGATCCTTGTCGCGAACCTGCGTGAAACAGAAGCTCTTGCCGGTCATCTTGCCCACGATCGGCTTCTTGATGCGCACACCAGCGTCGAGGAGGTTGTTGATGAATGTCTTGCGGGCCTGAAGACCCTCCACAAAAGCCTCAGCCTTGCTCTTGCCCATCTTGGGGACCGTCATGAGATCTGCCACGGTCGCGTCCACCATCTTGCCCAGCGTGTCGAAACCCGCTTCGCAGATGGTCTCACAGACAGACCGCGAGCACATGTCGATTCCGAGCGAACCCACGAACCGCGCCAGCGGTAGCTCCCGCGTTGCCTGGATGTTGTCCACGATCCGGTTCGCTGACGAGAAGCCAACCTTCTTGCCGCTCGTGCGGAAGTTAGCCAGTACCTTCGGCCGCAGATGGTACAGATCGGCAGGCTCCCTCATGTTGCCGTGCTCGACCAAAGCCTTGATCAGCGAGTCACCCAGATCCTTGATTCCCAGCTTCGTGACCCACCGCTTGATGTTCCCCTCTACCTGGGCCGGACACGTGAGATCGTTCGGGCACTTGAGGTACGCGCCGTCTCTCTCCAGTGTCGTCCGACATACGGGGCAGCGCTTCGGAGGCTTAAAATAGCTATGGTTTGGCATTTGCTTCTCCTCCTGGGCGATAACTCGGATCGTCAAGCCGCACCCAAGGCTGGCCACAACCTCTCCACGGTCGTAGACCCACCTGCATCTCCATCCCCTCTATATCCACAAGCCTCACAACTCTTGCGTTGTACCCCCTCTGACGAGTGTAATCATTCAGAGCCGCAATCTTGGCCTGGTTCTTGGCCAACTTCAAAAACTCCTCAGGCTTTACTTCCCACACTTCCTTTATCCCTCCCTCCAGCCAAAGGAGAAAATCAGGCACGTAGCGTCTTGTAACTCCCGCGAAGAAGTATGGAATCGAGAAAGGCTCAGTTTCAAACCACTCAACACAAGGATGAAGATCAAACACCGCCACAACACGCTCTTCCCAAGAAGAGCGAACGTAGACCGCATCGTCCAGTTTCTCCGAATAGACAAACCACCCTCGTGCAAAATCTCCCTCTCTTGATAAGAGATACTTAGTTACTCCTGCTGAAATACGGGCTCGGATTTCTGGCGTTCGCTCATACTTGCCGCAGACACCTACCCCTTTCCCCCGGCGGTTTTGACGCATCCGCCGTCTTTCCGAAAGAGTACGAGTCTTACCTTTTGTGGGCGAATTTTTCCGCATGTACTGAGAGTGATCTTGACAGAGCGAAGGAGCTTTCAAAGTGTCTAGAGAAAAGGTCCTTTTGAATACTTGTGCTGTCGGATAGCCATGCTTGCGGAAATGTCCTGCCGTTATGCAATTCATTCGCCTCTTGCACACAGGACAGGTAACGGCATCTGGTGCCAAGACAATTTTCTTACGCTGGCGTTCCTTTGCTTCAGCTACCTCGCGCGCGCACGGAGGACAGCGCTTAGCATTGAAATGAAGATGGGCGATGGCGCACCCGCATCGTAGGCACTTACGCTCACTCATTATCGATACCTTCGTCCACGTTCTTTTCAATTCGCGGGATAACTTCGTTCCTGCGTGACACAAGAACACGACAACCTGGGAAAAGTCTCAGCTTGGCAACGTGCCTAGCCGTAGCAAGACTGGCTCGGGCTAGTGTCGCTCCCGCTAGATCGACCGGATCAAACTCGGCCACGGGCGTCACACGACCCGACAAGCCAACCTGCCAGCGAATATCTCTCAACCGCGTGATTTTCTTTACATGCGGAAACTTGAACGCCCTCGCTCCCTTGGGCCGACCGCTCGAATCACCCAGAACCTCCATTAGCTCCGGGTCATTGAATTCCACAACGAGCCCATCGATGTCGTAGTCGAGCGCTGCGCGAGCGCCCTCGACGTACTCCTCGTAGATCTCCACGACACCATCGGGACCGTCTACTAGCTTGAAGAACGGCGTGGCACACATGCGCTTCTTCAGCATGAGAAACTCGGTGATCTTGTCTTTGATCGCCTTGCCGCCCTTGCGAATCGCCTGGTAGTGGCTGACCGTCAGATACTTGCAGGCTGACGCATCCGACTCTCGGCGCGAGATGCCAACAGCAGCGTTGCGACGACTCTTGTACTCGCCCAGATGCTTGGTGTGCAGCTTCTTGCCCAAGATGATCTCGCCACGCTGCCAGCCCGTGAAGCCCTTTTGAACCTTCTGGAGACCTAGCATCTTGATCACATTGGACAGAATGTCCTCGCCCTCATCACCCTCGCCTCGCAGCAATGCATGGATGAGCTTGCCGTCCTTGTAGACGAGGGAGACCGATGCGCCATCCAGCTTCTCACTCACGACTAGTTGGGCTTCCTCGACCCGAGCCAAGAAGTCCTTTCGCGCCTGACCCTTCAAGCCCTTCGCGTAGGCTTTCAGGTCTCCGATGCAGGCGTCGTACCAGGCGTGTAGCTCCTTCTCCGTGTTGACCTTGAGCAGCGAGCCCATCGGAGCGTCGTGCTTGACCTTGGCCCACTTTGTCTTGGAAGCCTTCGCTCCGACGCGCTTGAAGTACTTGTGCTTCGGCGCGAGACTACGAAGCTCATCTTCGAGCGCGTCGAATTCCGCGTCGCTCATGATGGGGTCGCCGTTGTAGTAGGCTTCGCTGGCAGCCTCCAGCGTAGCGACCAATTCCTCGATGTCTCTGATAGCCATGGTCTGGTCCCGTGTTCTCTCTACGCGAGATTCGGCAAGAAGTTTACAAACTCATCCCGTTCGTCATCGCTCGCGCTACCCTTGCGAAAGCCACTAGATGCTTGCAGGGAGCCGCCTTCCGTTTGAAGTCCTCACAGGTACAGCGACATACCCGAGCCTTGGCATCAATCTTGACTTCGTAGGGAGGATTCTCTGGTTTGGAGGCATCAACAAGGCCGCGAAACATCCCCTTCTCCACGTCCGCATAAACGATCCGCGTCGTGAGACACGACGATCTCTGAAGTCGGCCGCTATCGACCTTGCTGATCAGAGCGTCGAAGGGAATGATCTCTGCCATCAACGAACCTGACGCTGCCAGATGCACTCGTACAGAAAGTCGCCCGCACTGTCGGAGGCACGGCGAGCAAAGACAAGCGTCCAGCCTGCTTGACCCATCTCCTGAGCCTTCGTGCCCCACTCCAGATCTGGAATTGACTCGATCGCGTACTCGTACTTTGGTAGCTCAGTCCCGACCCGTATCAACTCAGTCCTGGCCTGAGCCAACTCGGTCAAAACCGGAAGGTCAGCAAACACGACCTTCGCCACGACTCCCGTCAGAGCGAGAGCAACAACGAAGTTGAGAATTGTGAAGATGGTGTCCGCTTTGGTCTTCATACCAGGAGTCTACACCTTGAAGCTAACTTCGTAGCTGTGATCCTCTTCCCCGGCCGACCACTGATTGCCACAGTGACGGCAACGAAAATACTCCCGCGACCCCAGAGAGCCCAGCGAAACACCAGGGCCGCCACAAACCTCACAAACCTCGGCCGGTTCGGGAGCCTCGGGGATGGGAAGCTCGATGGTCAGGAAATTCATAGACTTGTCTCCTTACCATCTCTACGCCGAATCCGGGCGGAAGTTTACTTTTCGCGCAACTGCAAGAAACTGCGCTTTTTGCGCTTTGGCTGTTCTGCCTCGCTAACTACCTCTGCGGCCCAAGGACGTAGCTCGGCAGAATCCCAATGCCGGACACGAGCATCGGCAATTTGGAGGCTTTCCATCTCAAGCTCGATCCCCGTGAAGGCCATCCCGGCCTCGACACACGCGATGCCCGTCGAGCCCGAGCCCATGAACGGATCGACCACAAGTGAACCTTCCGGCAAGTCGCCAAGCAAACGACGGAGGAGATCCTTGGCCTTTATGGTTGGATGGTCATTCTGTTTCTTCTTGACGATCTCGACCTCGCGCTCGTCAAACCACTGCCGATGGTCCTTCGGGATCTCCATTCGCGAAGCACCTTCCTCAACCCACGCGGCGATCTCTTCCTCCGTCTTGACCTCTGCAAACTCCAGCTCGATATCATCCATATGCTCAGGCTTAGGGAACAAGCGCTTCTCCTTGACCTTGCGCTCAAACGGAACAATGCCCGCGTTGCGCTCCTTCGTTGCCGCCTTGGCAACGTAGTGGATGCGTCCGGGCTCTTGCACGAGCAAGATAGAGTCGCGGATCTCGAATCCCTTGTCCTCCAGAGCACACGCCCCGGTGTGTCCCGTGGGCTCCTCATCGGATGCGATCAACATGACGTGAGCACCCGGACGGAGCACTCGCCAGATCTGCTCCATGTAGTCGTTGCCTGAGAATTCGTCCGCCCGCTTCCCGACGATCAAAAGGCCGTGTAGCTGGTTGTCCTCGTACTCGGACCAGTTGACAGCAGACATGTCGGACACGATCAAAACTTCACCATCTGGCGGAGTGATCATCGTCTCCAGGTAGTCGATCAACTCCTGTGGTAACTCATGCATGTCTGTCTCCTGTACCTGCTTGAAGAAACGAGACGCAGTTCCGGTGTCTCCGTAGCCGGTCAGCATGTATTCGTTACCCCCGCCCGCCAACAAAGTCCCTCCCGTATGACGAGCGCCTACAGGTTTTCCGCTCGTAAGAAGACCACCTTGTTGATCAACTCCCGCCACCCCACACCCCTCTTCACACTCCCACACGGTCACGCTCTCATCTGGCTGCTTCTCACCCTCGTAAGGATGACCGGCTCCGCCTCCGAAGGGCTTAGCTCCGTCCGTCCAGCGGTTGATCATGTAGCCGGGAGCCGTGGTCGTTCCCGTCTGGCGGCAACTCGGCTTGTGTTGGAGCACCATGTTGGACGGCCACCGTCCCCCAGACGGCATCGCTTGTGGCGGAACCGGGATGCGATCCTTCGACGCAGACCCGTACCTTCCGCCACGAATGTCCTCCAACGACTCCGTGCTTCGCGTCCATGTTGGTCCAGCAATGCGTGTTCCGTCGATGTTGATCGCTCCCGTGCTCCACTCGATGCAAGACTGAGCAACCGCCCCGCGCAACGGCGCTCGGGCGAGGGTAATCACCTTCACGGCTTCACCTGTTTGAAAAACCTCGATGCGCCACCCGTGTCCGTGTGCGGAGTCTCGACCGCTGCGACCACATTGCCCACCTTGCGGACCTTCCACGATCCCGCATTGTGCCGGACGTGTCCCTTGCTCGTAGAGATTCCGCTCTGCGCATCGAGATCGGAAACAGGACAACTCTCAGCGCATCGCCAATCTGGGATCGACTCCTTGCCTCCCTCCCCGTAAGTCATGTTCTCCATGGGAGGCTTGGCTGTCTCGGAGAAGATCGTCTTGCCGCCGCTCCGCTCCCGTACAGCAACCCCACTCGCAACCTCGCGCTCCCCCACGATCTCGCAAGAAGACCGGTGCTGGAGGATGAGGTTGGCGGGGTAACGACGCCCCGGAGACGCATAGTCTCCGACCTTGAAGCCCTCTTTCATCGTGGGACCTCGATTCCGCGTCCGCCTGTTCCCATGTTTGTGTGTTGTTCTCGGCTTACCGCCCACACGACTCGCCCCGATGTTCACACTCGCTGTTCCCCACTCGACGGCACACTCGGCCGCCGACGCAGGAAACGGCTTGCGTGCTAGCGTGACTACTTTCACGGCTTGAGGATCTTCGGTCTCTTGATAGGCTTACCGAGCGTCTGCGGCTCGACGCCAGGAATAGTCCACTTGCCGCCCGGAGTGGTGACGACCGTCCAGCTATCGTTGTTGCTGATGTTGTACGTGACGCTAGTTAGCATCATCTTGTCCATGTGAAGCAAGAATTCCATGTCGAGATCGCTCGGGATCTCGATGGGATACTCACCCGTCTCGCTGTAGACTTGCCAGCCGTTTCTCTCGACTTCGCCCACAACCACATACTGCGACCACTCAGCACGCAGCGTGAACCCCGGTTGTTGTACGTGATCAGCAACCTGTTGCTCATACAGCGCGGGAGCATACAGCGCGTCGGCGTAGACCGCGTTGTTCACGAGTGTGACGATCTGAGCATCTTGCCGCAAAGAAACAGGCACCCGCTCCAGAATCTTCAAGGACTCTGCCTTGAACCGCTTTCGTAGCTCCTGCGCACCTTTGTAGAACGCCGCATGCGCTTCCTCAGACGTGTGCTTCTCGGACAACGGAACCGCGATTGCGTGCTCAGCATGAGGCGTATGGGGCCTGTCCTGTACACCTTGCCCCACGGTCTGAGTTGTCGAGGGTTCGAGGCTGAGCCGAAGCGGCTGCGGACCCACGGTTATGAGCGGCTCTCTACGCGAATCCCAGTAGATCCTGTCTCTTACCGTAGGCCAAGCTCGCCCAACCTGTCCCACGATCGCCTCGCCACTCTCGGGATCGTCTGTCGAAAGCTCGATCCGGCCCCCACTCGGATGCTTCCATCTCTGAGTGCTCCAGTCCTTCGGCGGCACGAGCACGAGATGCCCGCCCACGATCTTCTGGTCTGGCGTCCACAGCTTCGGCCCATCATCGCTCCCAAACACAGGGATCGGGGTCGTGAGCGTCGCTGCCGTAGCGCCTCCCAACCCGAGAAACTGCAAGAACCGTCGTCTACCGATTTCAGACATGTTGTCTCCTTACCTCAACTCCCCACGCACGAAGTCATGGAAGGACACGGGCTCCGCTGGTTTACACTCGTTACCCCATCCGTGCCACCCCGGCTCTGGACGCCCCCGACAGAAAAGCTCGATCTTGCTCGGTTCTGGGCCGGCTAGCTCCTCGATCAGCCTATGAAACTTCGTGGGCTTGACGCTGTGTTGCTCACGTGGCGCAGGAACGACCTCTCCCTCCATGGGAGCCCCGACCAACTGCGCCATCTTGCTCGTCTGGATCTTGAACGGACGCCCCCGAGGCTTCGTGCTCGCCGCCAGGACCATCTCGGTCGTCGGTTTTGTGAACGTTGGAGGCACACCTTGCCCGTGGATGAGCGTTCCGTCCTTGCGTGTCTTGGCCCACACCCACGCGACACCACGGTAGTGAAAACCCCACGCACGAATCAGGTCAATTGCGTAGTCGAGCCGAGGACAGGTCGCCCACAAGAACAAGGCGGCATCTTGGGCCAGTAGCTCACGCACGGGAAGCGCAGCTAGCTCCTCTTGCGACATGAGCCCGTAGTGCTTCCCAGCCGCAGCATCTTTCGTTTCCGAGCCATAGTAGAACCATGGACAGTCCGCCAAACAGATCGTGTAGATCTGCGTCTCGGCAATGGCACCCTGGTCATCAACTATGGGATAGAACGTCACCAGTCTCCCAGGGTGTAGTGCTCGGGACTCGCGTAGTAGATGCCCACGTAACCACAGCCCAGAGGGCACCGGCCATTCAGACGTGGCCATCGTCTGCGAACCTCCGCAGCGGCCGGATTGCCCATGACGAAATCAGTACTGTCGCGCGGCTCCCAGTTTCCAAGTATCCGTTCCGCCTCTTCCTCATCGAACGTGATGCCATGATCGCACGGTTCTCCCGGCTCACGGTACGCAGTGCCGTCTGCTTTGAGAATCGTCACTACCTGCCTCCCGGCCGAGACCCTTTCGCACAAGCATCGAGATAACAAACTCTTGTGCAATAGTGGTGCGCTGTTTTCCGAACTTGACATGAGCGCTTGGCGAAGGGCTTGCGACAATTCATACACACAACCATCTCCCATTTAGTGAGATCTGGTTTTTGAGCATGGTGGTCTCGGATGTGGCTTGACCAGTCAGTAAGCTCCAGGTTCTCCAACCGATTGTCGTCACGAATCTCACTTTCATGGTGGACATTTTCGCCACGCCGAAGCCTCCGACCGACATGGCTTTCCATGATGAGATCATGTTCCAACCGATACTTTCCGTCTCCCACCCACACTGCGATGTAACCATCGCTTCGTTTGAACCGGCCACCTTTCCAGTTTGGATTGTCCGATCCTTTCTTACCTCGCGCCGGGTTACCACATTCCCGAGAACAATAGCGTGCTTCGCCACGCTTAATCCGTGATCGTTGAGCATAGAAACTCTTTCTGCAAACCGGGCACGTCCGTTGTTCCCCTTTCTTACTACACTCACGTGAGCAAAACTTCCCCCCACCTTTGCGTATTTGCGCTGGATAGACCCAGAAAGCCTGACGACAACCCTCACAAATCCGACGCTCCTTTGGCATGGGAATGTTGTAGCACGGAAGCCTCCCACGGTAAACCCACCTAAGCAGTCGGTTTCATTCCACAAACAATGATCTCGTGTGCAGGCTTCAACGCTGTTCCATACCCCTTCCACTTCTCGATCAACTCAGGTGTGATGCGGGGATCTTCCTTGGCCTTGGCCAAGGCTTTACTGATGTTGAGGCTCTTTGGGAAGCCAGATCCGTAGGTCCACGCCTCCAAGTTGTCCTTCACGCCTTCGAATCCGGCTTCTTCCATCGCGACGCAGACGCGATGAAACGTCCGCGTCGCCGAGAACACCTTGGCCCAACAACCTGGCTTGAGAACGCGAAAGACCTCACGCCAAACATCAGGATCGAAAGCAATCCCGGTCGCGTCCCAAGTTTTGCCCATGAAACCGCCCTTCCCCGAACCCGATGTCAAGTCGTAAGGGGGATCGGTCAAGACAAGATCCACCGAATCAGATTCGAGGGTCTTGATTCTCTCCCGGCAATCGCCATGCCAGAGGTTGATTCGTAGTGTGTCGGTCATGCGAACAACTCGTCTAGCTCGTTGGCCACTTCCTCGTTGCGCTTCTGCTTGGCCTCCTCACTGTCCTCGATGCCTTCGTGATCCGTGAGCAAGCGACGACAGTGAAACTCCACACGCACAGGAAATCGTTCGAACGGTGCCGTGTCACGGCTCTTGAGACACTGCATGTAGAACCGACCCTGCGCCTTCAACTCATCATCAATCCACGAAGCGGTCACAACATCAGCGCTCCTCTCGGTTTCGTTCGCGTAGGCTAAAGTTGTAAGATTGTACTTGCCCTCGGCCTTCGCTGCCTCTCGCCATCCTTGTCGGCTAATCTGCCACAAGGCAACAATGGGAATGCCCATCCCGCGGTTGAAACCGAGAGCCATCTTCTTGACATCGCGAACGACCTCATTGAGATTCTCCGTCGTTGATCCCATCCGCTTCCGGGGAGCCATCAACCCCATGTGGTCGATGAATATGAGATCGAACGGCTGCTTCGCGTACTGAATCTCTGCCTTCGTGCGCAGATCAACGATGGTGTAGTCGATCTTGTCTGGGTCGGCTCCTTCTAGGTGGATGTCTCCGTACACGTTGGAGGCATCCTCCAGGTCCGGCTCGACCACCTCCATCAGAAACACTTTCTCATTCGGAGACAGCTTGCCGTTCTTGATCTTCTCGTAGTCGAGCCCCCGATCGTAGTGGAACACGGTGCCATCGGTCTGCTTCTTGCTCGGAGCCTGAATGCCCAGACGGATGCGGTCCTCACGGAATTTCTCGTGAAACGAGTGCATCGTGTGGACAATGTTGCGGCACTGGATGAGAGGCATCTCCAGCGAGCAGTAGAAGACCGTGTGCTTGAAGTAGATCGCTTGGACGTAGGCCCAATGCAAGGCAAGTGAGCTTTTCATTGCGCCCGTGAAGCCAGCGTGGATCCAAAGCTCGCCCTTCTTTGCCCCGGCGATAACCTTGTCCATCTGCTCCAGCCCAGAGAACAGCCCGATGCCATACTCCGGGTCGGCTTCCACGCGCTCGTAGTGCTCCTTGAAACCCACCGTGTCGGCCAGCAGATCACCAGACATCCTCGCGCCAAGCGTAGGTGCGAGGATTCCATGACTCAGGTCCGAGAAATAGCGGCAGGCATCGACAGCACCCTTGAGAAACGTCTTGTTCTTCCCGTCGCGGACCTCTATCCCGGTCTCGACAATCTTCACCATCGTCTTGGCGTATTCGAGAATCAGACGACTACGACGGTCCTCTGCCTTCTCCTCCAGATGGCGAACGAAGTCACCGCGTGTGAGCGGGTTGAAATTGGCAACCGTCTCCACCCGGTCGACCACTTCCATCTCTTTGATGCGTTCGAAGTGGGCTCGAATCGTTGCCAATGACGGCACATGCATGTGCTGCTGGAAGAAGTCCTTGATGAACATCCACAGCAGATCATCCTCTGGAGTTTCGAATCCCAGATCGGAAGCCAGGAGCGCGAGGTAGTTTCGCTGGAACAACTCCTCGTCATCGGACGGGGAAACCAGGAAACACGACCGGAGGAGAATCTTCACTCCTTTTTCTCCTCTACGATCCGACTCGTGCTGCCCTTTGCCGGACGCGTCACCCTTGGCGCGGCTCCTGTTGCCGCGTCGCCGTTCCCGTCACGACGCCGAATGCCCTTCATGCTCTTGAGGGGCTCCAGGTGAACCCGCTTGAACCTTTCGAGCATCCCGAGCACTTCGGGAGAGTTGCACCTGTGCGCCTCATCTTCGAGGCTGTAGGTCGGCTGATCTATGATCCACGTGGGCTTGTCCAGAATCTCTCGGATGGAGATCGTCTCCTCCAGAACCTCGGGCGTAGCCACGTTCCTCGCTCTCTTGGCGCCGAGGACCATGATCAGTAGCTCAGGCGGCTCAGCCAAGTCCTGCAAGTCCAGGTCGCGTGCCTCCGTCTCGATCACGTCGATGTCATAGATCTCGATAGCCTTGGCCTTGGCTTGCGCGAACCAGCCAGACATCATCTCTGAATCGGTGCGCACACGGCCAAACCAATTCGGCCCCTGTCGCGTGACAACATGACGCAAATGAGCACGGTAGCTGTCCGTGTCGCCAGTGATCCAGGCACTTTCCTTGACGTACTTCCTGAGCACAGACGGCTTCTTGAGCACAGCCGCTTTCATCAGATCGTAGCCAGGCCAGACACGACGCACATTTGCCAACACGTCACGCTTGTACACGCAATCGCATCGCTTCCCCCGTCGTCCGTCCGCAGAGACAAACCCACGTCCATGGCAAAACGGACAGTCGGTATCGCCATCGCCAGGAATGATGTCTGGCCCCGAACCTTCTTCAACGAGCCTTCCGGTCTCCAGATGCCCCGAGTACGGTTTTCTCGTGCGTAGCTCATCCCAATGCACGTCAGGGATCTCGGTCATCTGGTTGGGGCCGATCTCCACAACCGTGACAGGATCCCCGCCGAATTTGACCTTCACAGGCCGACTACCTGTGTTGCGAACCTTCACGACGCCTTGAGTTTCTTCCGCGCGTCCTTCGCCATGATGCGGAACAACTCGGTGATGTCGTTCCGGCTATCGACCTCGATATCGCTGTCGTCCTCGCCCTTGATACGTTTCCCCATGACGGCTTCGATCAGCTTCATCTTCCGCTTGAGGACGCCCAGCACTTTCTCGTCAATAGTACCCTCCGCAACCAAGTGCATCGCGTACACACGGTCGTGCAACGAACCGATGCGGATCATCCGACCAATTGTCTGAATATAATTTCCGCCAGACCAAGGCGTGTCGTAGAAGATGATGAGCTTGGCCGACTGGAGATTGATCGCCTCCGAGCCCGCGTCGGTGATCAGACAGACGCGCGTCTCATCCTCGGGGTCGTTGAATTTCCCCATCGCGCGATCTCGTTCGCTGACCTTCTTGCCCTTGTACGTGAGCTTCTTGATCTCCTTACCCGTAATCCGAACGTAGGGGACCTTGGCTTTCGTCAGAGCCTTCGCCAGTACCGTCGCCATCTTCTCGAAACGCGAGTAGACAATCACATTCTCGTCCGCGAACGCTCCGGTCGTCAGGATGTCGAGCAAGCGCTCTAGCTTCTTGCTATCTCCTTCGCAGTCGATCAGATCGGGGTGGTCAACGATCTCCTGGCAGTAGATGAGAGCCGTGAGAACCGTCGTCTCCTTGACCTCACCAGTCGCATCGATCTCCAGCAATCCAGCAAGCGCTTCGTTGTACTTCGTGGTCTGGGCCGCCGAAAGACCGACCTTCTCGATGCGGATAGTCAACGGAGGTAGCTCTTTCGCAACCTCGTGCTTTGGACGCCCCAGATAGAACGGATCGATGAGCAGACGAAACTTCTCTACGGAGCCGCGTTTGAGGTAGACAGGAAGCGGAATCTGGCGTCCCTTCTTGCCGACCTTCTGGAGCCGCATCACGTAGTATTCGTGCAGAAACGCCGTGAGTGAGCCAGGGAACAGTTGAATCCCGGTGCCAGCGAGAAGCACCGTGTAGATACCGTAGCCTTCGGAGAGGTTGTTTCGTATGAGAGTAGCCGTCAGGCACCAGCACCGCACCGCTTGCGCAGACAAGTGTTTGCACACCTGATGGATCTGCGTCTTCGGTGACTTGAATGCCTGCGCCTCATCGAAGACTACGATGTAATCCTTCCACTCCTGAATGTGCGAGAAGTCAACCCGACACGTGGCGTAGCCCATGACCATGACGGTTGGGCCTTCGCTCCTCTCCCACTCCCGGTATGCTTCCAACCTTTCCTTCGGCTTGCCGTCGTTACGGATGACCTTGATGGATCCTGGCTTGCAGAATTTCGCAAACTCGTTGCACCACTGACCCACGGGAGTCTTGTTGGTGACGACAATGACCTTGCGATCAGGATCTTTCTCCCACAGAAAGCAAAGACCCGCGATTGCCATGATCGACTTGCCCAAACCGCAATCATCGCCAAGCACAAACCGGAGCATCGTGACCAGATGCAAGATGCCTTGGACTTGGTAGTAGCGAATGTCGAGCGGATGCTCTTGCTCATCGAACCCCGTAAAGGTGTCCTTGAGCATCTTCAGCTTGCGCAGCTTGAGATCCGTCCGCTCACGCAGAGGCCGCAGGCGCATGTAGGCATCCTTGGTCGTCTGGTCCAGCGCCATTAGAAACACCCTACGCCGCTAGGCGGCTCGCTGTCAGCTATAGGTGGGTCAAATCGCAGACAGCACTTGTAGCATGAGAAACCGCAGCGGCGACATTTCACGCCCACTCTCGACTCGCTCACGGAAGTGGCCTGCTACCTGGGAGCCCGCATCAACGAGCGGCGTCATCGAGGGGTCGGAGCGCAACATGCGTATGAGAGGCTTTGCCACCCCATCTATGATCTTGTAGTAGTCCTTGCGCAGATGGGGGATGAGCGTCTTGAGCACCCAATCAGCGACGCCCCTCATGGCAGCGTCCGTCGCTGCCTCCATCTCGATCGGCGGAATCTCCATTCGCCCGAACGAAGGAATCGAATTCGATTCCGTCAAAATCGCCTGTGCGATCTCCAGCGCCTCCTTCTGCTTCGGCGTCATGGAGGGCCAATAGCGCGTTGGCCGAACGAACGTGAACCCCACGTAGAGCGGATCGATCTTGTGCCGGGCTGCCAGCTTTTGAATCTGCTTGACAATAGCCGGTGCCTGGCTCAAGAGTAGCTTCTGAAACTTCCGAGAGACTGTGTTTGAGGCTTTCTCCAGAGCCGTGCGAATCTCCTTTTGAGAGACCTGCATCGGCTCCTTCTGAAACCATGCCGCTGATCTGGTCATGGGATGTCCACGATGACTCGGCCAGGGCCTTCAATCCCCAAAGCCGCGCCTGTTGCTGTCCGTGTCGCTGCCACTTGACCAGAGCAAACTATAGACAGATTCTTCCCAGGTACGATGATATGCCCCACGCACTCCTCACCCGTCTCGGGAGGTTGCGGGCGCTGCATGGCGAGGAGCTTTTGGGCCACTTCCGTCAAGGGCCGCGCGTGCAAGCCAACACGTTGAATCGCCGTCGAAGTCACCGGTCCCACGATGCCGTCTACGGGACCACAATTGACGCCCATCCGATGTAGCTGGGACTGGACAAAGCGCTCCAATGGGTGATTCCCAGTCCATGCGCCAACATCAACCTGAGCCGCGCAAGCCACCGAAGGCCACGCTTCCTCACCACGACCAACGCTGAGCAGATGGTCGTAAAGGATCTGCCACGGCCCCAGATAGTGAAACACGTCATCGCCTTTGCCCGGAAGCGGATACCGGAGCCAAGGTGTGAGCCCAAGAGGAACAGCGAACCCCCAGAGCACGTTTAGCTCACGGTTTCGACGGGTCTCTTCTTCACCGTCATCCTCGATAAATTCGCAGCGAAGATAGACCTCTCGACCGCCAGGAACCATCGACCATTCGGGTGCGCATCCTGTCGGGCCTGGAGTCACACGCAGCACATCCCAACCATGCGAATTCTTGCTCGTGCTGGAAAACTGGATCTTCAAGTTGCCGTGTTCGGCAGCGCGCGTTTCCAGCTTGCGCAGGATCTCGGTCAAGTCGGGTGTGATGCTCGCCGTGCGATACTGTACGAGCTTGGTTCGCGCGAGGGTCATGGGTCACCAACCTTCGTGATTGCCACGTCTGCCGTCAAGAGAGTTGACGCCACGGACACGGCCGCTTCCACCACCACCCGCACGAGCCCGAGAGGATCGACCAATGCAGGTTCGGCTGCCAAATCGCGGTATTTGCGCGTCTGTGCATCCCATCCGTACCAGGGCTTCTGGGCCGCCTGGAGCCCCTGGAGAATCACCGAGGGTTCGCCCCCCGTGTTATGCGCCAACGCCCTCACAGGCTCTCTGAGAGCCTCGTAGAGCGCCTGAGCGGCCAGACCTGGGCTGCCTTCCTTCACCTTCTCCGCTAGCCACAAATACGCCATTCCCGCACCCGGCACGACCCCACTTGTGAGCGCTGCCCGCACCGCGTGAAGCGCGTCCTCGATGCGGCCTCGACGCTCCTTCGCCGCAGCTTCCGTGACCCCTCCGACCCGGAGCAGACAGAAGCCATCCGTGAGTTTGGCGATACGTTCGGTGAGCTTTTCGCGATCGTGGGCCGACTCCGAACGTTCACGTTCCCCGCGCAAAACGTTGACTCGGTTTTCGATGCTTTCGTAGGCGTCATCAAAACACACGAGCGTTGCGTCGTCGGCAGTAGCCGTCACCTGTTGAACGGAGCCAAGCCAGCCGGAGTCGAAGTCCTTGAGCCTCATGTTCATCTTCGGCTCGACCACCGTCGCCTGGGTCAGCGCAGCCAAGTCGTCCATCCAGGCCCGTTGCTTCGGGCCGTACCCTGGGCATCGCACTGCGCAGCAGTGGAGCACATCCTTGCGATGGTTCGTGACCATCGTTTGAAGCGCCTCACCGTAGATGCCGCGGCTGATGACGAGTAGAGGCAGGTTGCCGGGACCGACCTGGGAAGCAGCCTCCATCATGGGAGCGATGTCACCAAACTCCGTCACCGTCCCATTGACCACGGCTACGAGGCACACGTCTTGTTGCCATGGTCCGTCCGAGGAGAAGTCAGACGACTCCCAGCCCTTGTCTAGCTCCATCCCTTGCTTGGGAACGATCTCTACCTCGACGCCCTTTCCATCCTCCACCACGACCATCCCCGTCTTCCCAACGAGCATGGAAGCCTCAGCCAATGCCCAGGCGATCTCTTTGTCGCCTCGCGTCGTGTGCAGCGCCAGATGCTCCAGCATCTTCTTGTCCGTGACTTCGATCTTCAAGGCATCGAGAGAACGCGTGCAAGAAGCCATGCGGCGAAGAGACTGGACGAAAAGGGCAGCATCGTGCCCAGCCGTAATGTGCTTGTGTCCGATCTCGATGAGCCTGGCGGCGATCAGAATCGCCGTGCTCGTCCCGTCCCCCACTTCCTCGTTGACGCGAATCGCAGCTTGTCGGAGAGCGGAAGCTCCGAGACGCTCAACCCGATGCGGAGGGATGACTTCACAGGCAATCGTCATGCCATCGCGGGTCGTCAGGATATCGTGCGGCGACCGACGTGCGATCAGAACCGTGCCGCCGCGAGGGCCATAGGCGACCTTCACTGCGCGAGCGAGATGAAGCGCCCCCTTGACGAGATTGTCGCGTCTCTGTTCTACACGAACGGGAGCAGCGTGCCGCACACTGCTACTCTACCCGCGGCTGGATTCTTCACGTCAGTACGCACCACGAGAAAAGACCAGCAAAGAACACAACCCACACCAGAGCGTCTGCTCGGTGTTTGGTTCGTTTTGTCTTGGCAATTTCAGCGTTGCTCTCTGCCTCACGAATGCGAACAAGAGCGTAGTTGTCGTCCACCGGAATCGCGATGTCATCGCCGTCTTCGTTCTTGGTGACAACAAACGGCTTCTCATCGATCACCACCAGTTGGTCTTCATCCATGAGAGTCAACACCACACACGCTTCGCGTGCTTTCGTGCCCTTGCCTTACGCGCCTTGTCACGACTGAGGACTGCCATCGTTCTCTCCCTCCTCTAGCTCTACCTCCCAGATCCTCTCAGCAAGACAAGTTACTTGGTAGCCCGTATCCCCGTACACGAATACCTCGTAGGGTGGGTGTTGCGCGTACTTGTCTCCGCCGTCTCCTTCACGCCAGAACGGCTTGCCGTGCTGACGACAGCCTTCGCAGATCTGAGCCGCACACCGCAGACGTTCCTGCTGTGTTGCTTGGTCTATGGGAGATAGTTTGCCCATGACCTCTCTACGCGAAATCAGCCGAGGAGTTTACACCTGAAAGCCCGCGCCCCCGCTTCCTCGGGCTCGCTGGAATCCCCCTGGAAGGCAAGGGGCCGAGGACTCCCGTTTCACGTGGCGCGGCTGCGGGTGTTGTTCGGCTTGTCAGGTGTTCCATTGCCAGGGACACCGCCCGCTGGTCCTTCGTGACAGCCTAGTCGAGCGGAGCGCTGAGATCAACGACCAAAGCCGCTGCCGCCACTGTGACCTTGTAGTGATCGCCGGGAGCAAACTCATTGCTCTTGCGGCGGAACAGCACCCGACCCCTCTCCTTGCTGAGATCGTAGGTCACAGCGTCATCATCGTTCGGGTCATCGATAGTGATACGAGCTTCATCGTCGCTCAGCACGATGTACACCGAGTCGCCGCCACGAAGCGTCTTGCCCGACGCCTGAATGAATTTGTCGAAGATCGGCCGTGTGATGCACAGGCGCTTGTCCACATGCACCGTCGCCTGAAACTCGCCTGACCCCAGCTTGTCGCTGGCCGTCATGGCCGTGCCGTCGTCATCCTCATCATCGTCGCCATCGACAGCGGTCGGGTAGCCGCCCTTCGGCTTGATCGGGCTGGCGGCAGCGGTTGCCGGAGCCCCAGGATTGGGAATGTCAACCTCGAAGTCGTGAGCGTTCGCTTCGGCCGCCTCTGGGCCGTACACGAATACGAGCCTCCCAGCCGGAGTGCGGCCGGTTCCCGAGGTTGTCCTTGATGCCTGGACAGCCTGCTGACTGTCGCCGTCATCGTCGGTGTAGTTGATCGCACCGTTGTAGAACAGGTCGCGCACGTACTCGCCCAGATTGAGGACCGAAAACCTGAGATCCGTCCGATGCGTTCTCAACTCCGCGGCGATCTCGCCTGACGAAAAGCACAAGTTGTTGGACGTGTAGTAGCCGACGATATCGACCACTGCATCGCGCCAGTTTCCGCTGTCCTTGACTGCTTCCTTCGTGGAGGTTGCGTTTGTCATTTTCTTTCTCCTTGGATCGTGGCCCAAGTTGGTTGTTGTCTGTGAGGATAATACGCCAAAAATCAAACCTTCTAGTACCCGTCTACTCGCCGGGTCGCAATACGCTTGCCATCGGCATCGAACAGCCGAAACTCGCAGTAATCGGGACCAGGATCAGAGAAACCCGTTGCCCACACTTCCATCGTCGCCGCCTCCTTGATCTGATCCTCCGAGAAGCCCGGCCCAAAGGGAGCCGGGTTCTTCATCTGATCCTTGTCGCTCGTTTTCTTGTCGAGATACATCACTTGATCTCCTCGCCCGTCACCCCGGCGATTCGTTCCGCCCTTCGTTCACACGTGCTTCGCCGCCTACCCGGAAAATGCTCATCAGTGTCTCCCCTGGTATAATCTGCAACAACGGAATGAAACCCAGCGTTGCAAAGACCCGAGGGCGCCAACTGCCGAAGGACCGACCGGGAACATTGGTTGGGCAACGTCACGGAAACCTCGTAGTCATTGCTGAGTTTCAAGGAAAGAAAGGTTCGTTTCCTGCCCAGTGTTTGTGCAGGTGCGATTGTGGCAAAGAGCACTGGGTTACACGAGGCAACCTTCCCCGAACCCGAAGCTGCGGCTGTAGCCGCAAAGCAGATCTCGTTGGCAAAAGATTTGCAAACCTCATAGTTCTGAAGCCCGTCACCCAAACCTCGGCTTCGGGAAAACACCAGACGGCGTTTCGTTGCCGATGCGACTGTGGGAATGAAACCGTCGTGCTCCCAGGGAGCCTTCGCTCGGGATCGGTCAAAAGCTGTGGCTGTGTTCGATCGCCGACGATCCCGTCCGGCACCCGATTTGGGCGACTCACTGTTCTTGAGAAAATCCGGCCCAAATCCGGCCCTGGTTGGGCCTATCGTTGTCGGTGCGACTGCGGCAGAGAGACTTTGGTGGGGTCTTCGACCTTGTACAAAGGAACAACGCGCAGTTGTGGCTGCCTCCGCGATGAAACTGCCCGCAAACCTTTCGGAGTCTCCGTCCGCAACAATGTATTCTACGGTTACCTCAAAAACGCACGCAAACGGAACCTGCCATTCGAGATCTCGCTCATTGAAGCTGAGACCCTGTTCAAACAAACGTGCCACTACTGCGGGGCGAAACCTCGAATTGTGAGCAGAACGTCGCTCTACGGTTTCTACCGCTGCAACGGAATCGACCGATTGGACAATCGTCTGGGCTACGTCAAAAACAACATCGTACCCTGCTGCAAAACCTGCAATCTCGCAAAAGGAACCAAGTCGGTCAAAGAATTCCTTCAGTGGATATCTCGAATTGTACCATTGAATGACTGGAGCCCCGTTGTCTCGCCCTCGACCTCTGCACCCACGCCTGCGGAGCGAAAGCGACTCAGAAAATGCAAGTGGAGCGCAAGCAACCGTGGCTACGAATTCGCTCTCGACAGCGCTTTTTGCGTGGCTCTGTTTCGTTCTCCTTGTGCCTACTGTGGAGACAACCCAGCTTTGGGAGTCGACCGCATAGACAACACACGAGGATACGTTCCCGATAACGTCGTACCATCCTGTGCGTCGTGCAATCGCGCCAAGAACACCCTCAGCCTGGCAGAGTTTCTTGGCTGGGCTGCCAGAGTGCGTGCGCATCACTTGATGTCGCCCTCGATGATGTACCTGATCCTCTGATAGTGGGGATCGAACACGATGTGCTCATCGTTGACGACACTGGAAAACTCGGGATAGGCCGCAACCGAGTCGCACTTGTTCGGCGGCGTGGACCACGAACCCGTCGAGCGACACATGTACGCCTGCCCCATGATCACGTCCTGAAGGAACATGAACCATCCCCGGCCTCGAATCGTGCCGCCGCTCGCCCAATAGGAGGAAGAGTGGCCCGTGTAGCCATGGCTCTTGCGCCAGTCCGTCGCTTCGTAGATCCCGTGGCCGAAAGCCGCTCCCGTGAGCAGAGCACCCGGCAGTGATCGAGGCAACCGCAAGTCAGTCTGGACGATGGGAGCCACGTTGACTGCGCGCGTTCCATGGATGCCCAAAAACACATTGGCTTGCGCCGCCAAATCTGAGAGATCCGACAGGTCTTGCCGCCGCCTCGGCTGCATGCGCGCGAAGTGACTGAAGTTGCCCTTCCGTGCCTTCGCCACCTTCTTGACCGCGGCCACAAACTTGGCATCGCGGTCTGGCCGTACCACCGAAAAGATGTTCTTGATCACCAGCCGCCCACGCAGATGGCTGTGGCGATTGTTGCTCATCGCACAGAAGGTAGCCTCGACCCACTTGCCCATCTTGCCCTTGGGATCGAGCCAACGAACCTGCGCATTCAGGCGAGCGTCCACATCGACGCCCACGACTTGCCTCTGATCGGCCACGTCGAAATCCTCATTCTCCAGCGCAGACACGAACGTATCGAGATCCTGCTGTAGAGTGAGAATGTTGCCCGACGACAACACCGTAGCCAGTGCTCGCGTTTCTGCGTCCGCCGACCGCCCTGGGTCTGGTCGCGGTACCAAAGACGCCACGTAGTTGGAAAGCTCCTGTAGCTTCTTGTCCTTCGTGCAAGCAACGGCCAGCCTGTGATCGTAGGCTGCCTGAGCCATCGCGCCCTGCGGCGTGTTCTTGGACACGCGAGCGATGTGCTTCATCGCCTTCGGAATGAGCGTATCCCGAACCTCCTCGATGGCATCGAGCGTCGGAGTCACGCCACCGGATTCGGTGACGGCTCGCTGCACGTATGTCTGAGTACCGCCAACGAGATCCTGTACGAGCTTGACTTCCTGCGGATGGTAGCTCTGCGTTGGTCTCGCTTTCGCGGTCTTCTTGGTGGCCTTCTTCTTGGCGGCTTTCTTCTCGCCAGAAACGCCGCTTGCATCCTTGATCGTGTAGGCATCGGGCAGCCCGTTCTCACGAGTGGCGAGTTTCTGGACGACGTAACCATCCTTGCCCTTCCGACCAACCCAGATGCCGTCCTTCTGCTCCAGCCGCTTGATGTTCTTGCTGCGGCACTGCTTCTCGAAAGCCTCGCGAGCTTCGCTCTCCGACGTACACGCCCAAAACTGGAAGTCCTGTCCCGTGAACCCTCCGTTCCATGACTTGCCTGACTTGACGCGACCCCACTCCAAGTAGACCCACCACGAACCGTCCGACGCCTTCACCACTCCAGCGTGGTAGTACTTGTTGTTGTTGCTGCCAAACTGGTTGACGCACTTCATGTCAGCGAGCCCAACGTCGCTGCCGAAGTCGTCCTGGTCCTTCGCGGGACGACCCTGGTAGGTGAAGTCGTCGGCGCTGTGGGCAGAGGGAAATTCCTTACGTCCGAGCTTTCGTGGCATGGTTCCTCTCGTGTGGTGCTCTACGCCAAATCGGCGGAAAAGTTAACTTCGCTGGGCAAATTTTCACTCAGCGCCCAGGCAAACGGCCACAGCCTCCCCACGGATGCGCTTGTGTTCGGCATAGATCGCATCAACGATCTTCAGAATGTCTTGACGGAGTTTGAGCGCAGCCTCGATGAAAGTCCTGTCGCGCTCAAACGCGATCCCTTCCAGAATCTTCAGGCACGTATCGAGATGATGCACGGAAGCTGTTGCCGTCACGCTCTCGCTCTCAAGATCTGCCGGACACGACTCATCGAAGGGATCCAGAAAATCGCCATCCTTCACGAAGTAGGTACGCCAAGCGTTGCCCCAACTGCCAGGCTGAAAGAACGACCGGCACTTGAGATCGTAGTGCTGCTCAGCGAAATGCCGAAGTAGTCGCAACTCCCCGGCCGTGAATCTGACGAGCGCCTGAATCTGGTACTCAAAATGAGGGTCTGGATCTGGATCGATTCTCATCGTGACCCCTCCCAACCATCGAGAGCCTCATCCAGCTTCTCTCCTAACACCGTCGCGATGCGCGTAGCCTCGATGCTGCCCTCACCAAAGTGCTCGCAAGGATTGCGGGTGATGTCCTCGGCTTCCTCGCGAGCCTCCTTTAAGGAATCCGCGTTCTTCTCGCTCCAGAGGACGCTGCCATCGGCGTCGAGCAAGTAAAGCTCGTAGGACGTACAAGCAACTGGAAGGACGTACTCCCTCCGAACGATCTTCCACAGCCCACAGTGGGACCGACGCACCAGATCTCCGCAAGGCTCGCCAGACTTGGTTCGTTTCTCACGCTCGCCGCGCTTGAATCTGACCAGAGGCTTCATGGTGTCCCCTCGCCTATCTCGACCCACCGGGCCGACTTGTATGCGTGATGCTGGCACACGTGCAAGCGGCCTCGCCCCACGGTGGAGTCGATCTCAACAACCGCATCGAGGCGACAGTGCCCGATCTGACACACTCGCGACCCAGAAGGAATGATTCGCGGGTTGAGACTCCTCATCGCTCGGGCTCGACGGGCCTTGGCCTTCGCGGCTTCACGACGCTCGGCCAGATTCTCGCAAGCCATCGTCATGCCGCCTTCGCTGAAAGCCGAATCCTGCGACGCTTCCGCCGCTTGGGCGCGGGCTCGTGGGGCTCGACAAAGAGAGGAATGACCTCACGCGCCACCACAAACACCAAAAGTGAGGAAACAGCGGGGATGAGCATGAGGGCTGCGTAGGTGATCATCTTGACCCCTCTACGCGACATTCCCTCAGAAGTTTACATTTCGGCGCGAAAACCGCACGCAACCAAAACAAAGGCCGGGCTCCCGAAGGAACCCGGCCTCCAACGTACAAGGATCCTTAGCTTTCTTCGGCTTTCTGGGCTCCAATCATCGGCAGATGCCTGCCGATCAATCCCCATGCCCCAGAGGCCGCAAGCCCGGCGAGCAGCCCTTGTACGAGCCGTGAGACCGTGATCGCCCCGCCCGTTGCCAGGTCATCCCCTAGAACAGCGAGCACACCCAGCGCCGCAGAGACCCACGGCACTGCCTTGGTCGGCAGCTTCGCGAGCAGCTTGAACCGGCGAGCCAAACTCAGGATCAACATGATGATGCCCGCGAGCATCAAAGCCCACTCGTGTGACCGAGCGGCTGCGACGATGCCCTTACCCATCTCGACCATCTCCTCCGCCGTTGGCTCGGGCTCCTCAGTCGGCGCAACGTCACCCTCGGCATCCTCTTTTGGTTCCTCTGCTTCGGGCTTCTCTGCCTCGCCTTCCTCAGCCTTGGCGTCCTCCTTCACGTCCGCCTTGGCATCGGCCTTGGCATCCTCTTTGGTCTCGACCGCAGCTTTGGCCTCAGCCTCGGGACCTGCGGCCAAAGTCGCCACAGGCATCAGGAAGAAAGCCAACAGCGCACTCAACATCAGGCGACTCATGCATCCATCTCCTTGGTTTGGTTGTAATCGTTGTAGCAGCAGGCCAAAATGGCCTGAATGACTTGAGCCTTCGTGCAAGCTGGCTCAAGCTCGATGTCATTCGCTGCCGCATACGCGAGCAACATGACCTTGGGCTTCTGTGCTAGAGATTCGTAGGAAAACTCCACTAGCTCGACTGGCTTCGGAGTCCTCGGTTTGGTGGGCATCGGCCCAGAGTCAATGGCTCCTGGCGGAGCCGGATCGTCCGCACGATAGATCCTGGGCTGCCCCGCACGTGCGAGTCGTTCCTCTAGCAACTTCCGTTGCTCTGGAGGAAGTGCAGGATTCTGGAGCGCGGTCCTAAGCTCTTGTCGCCATCGCTGGAGACAAGGACGACGGATCTTGGAATCGATGCTCTGTTGAGCAATATGCTTCACCGCTACTCGCTATCTCTTCCAGGATACACAGCCAGAGGAATCGTTGCCGGGTCTGGAGTCACACGCACCCTACCCGTATACATCGGCTTTCCGCTGAGCCTGTAGCGATCGGACGCCGTGAGCCCCTCTCCATATCCCGTGGGCGAAATGATGCCGTCTATCTCGACACCTTCTTGCGTCACGTTGCCGTCACCCAAGATGCCGTGCGTCAGAACCACCATCTGGATCTCATCGCCCGTTGTCGTCTGGTCCTCCGTAGCAAAAGCAACCTCCTCGAAATTCCGAACAAGGAGTGCCTTGCAGGCGAGCAACCCTCCCTTGAGAACAGGCTGCAACGCTCCCGCCAGATCCCCGCTCACCCAATCGATCGGACCACCGGGGTTCTTGCCACTGAGCACGAACACCGAACCACCGCCACGGAAGATACGATACTTCCTCGATCCGCCCGGAGTCGTGTCCGTGTACGCTTCGTATTGAAGGATTCCACCGTCGCCTTGTCCGGCTAGCTCTCCCGGTCCACCCGTGAACGGTGTGAATTCCTCTCCACCGCTCTCCGTCAGGGGTAGCAACTGCTGATTGGGCCGGATGCCGCCCAGAGTCGTCTGGACAGCACTCGCCGTGTCTCCCAGAGGATTCTCTCCGATGAAGTCCTGGTCTCTCGCCAGAATCCCCAGAGGGAATCGTTCGATCATGCCCGACAAGTCCAGCTTAGTGCCGCCGTTGCCCGCGTTCATCCTCAAATCCATGCCGCCCGACATGAAGTCGGAAGTGATCACGGCATCGACGGTCTCTTCACCCGTCGTGGGCACGAGCAACGTGAAATTCGTGGTGTCGTTGATGGACACCCGGATGCCGTTGCCCTCTTCACCCACCGGGCGTGCAATCAGATGAATGACCTGTGAATCGCGATCGTTCTGAGCTACCAGCGTATCGAGTAGCTCCGTCCGTGCGTTGATCTTGGCCGTCAACTCCTTTGCAATGACCACCTCATCCGGCGAAGACGCATCAAACTCATCAGGCTGAACCGTGACACCGTTGAATGCCGTGAAAAGAATCAGTGACCCGTCGAGCTTTCTGATCTCGACGTGTGATGTGCCGAAGTTGAACGTAGCGTTGTTGCCATCGATGCGCAGATCGAGTCTTGCCCGGCTGACGTTCTCTTTCTGTCCCTCCGAGAACGCCCTGGGAAGCACACGGAACGCAGGCGTATCTACCAACGGAGGAGTCCGCGTCGAAGCGATCGGGGTGTCCTCCGTGTAGCACACGTCCGTCTCGGTGCCCGGATAGAGCGCTCCACCGATGTTCCCGCTTCCCAGCGTCGTGTAGAAGTCCAGGGACGCGAGTACCTGGAACGAACGTGCATTGGGCCGCTCGGGAATCTGCACTCCAGCGGCATCAAATTGCTGGATGCTCGTATTGAGCCCATAGGCATCCGACTGAGCGATCTGCCCGTAGGTGTGTTCGTAGTCCGAAGTCGTCCGAGTCGCACCCGCACGAGTCATGTATGGGTCACCCTGGTAGACAGTCCGCTCATAGGCGACGTACACGCTCGACTCAGGAGCCGCATGAGGAATGGTCATGCGGAGATTCTCTAGCTCGGGATTGTCCGTGTCGGAGACGAGCGTTCCTTCGCCGTTGTGGCGTCGAGCCATGACAAAGTTGTTCTCAGTGACCCAACCGCGGGCGAAACCGAAGCACGTAAACTCGACCACGTACTCCAGATCCTCGGGCGTTTCGCCAGCGATGTACGACGGAGACTTGTTGATGTCAATGGCATCGAACGGAATGATGTACGTGTGATCGCCCCGGACACCCGTGAGATCGTAGGCACCATCCTCACACAAGAAGAGAGTCTGCTTGCGTGCGTCACGACGCAACAGGTTGACCGCGTTGCTCGCTAGAGGAGTCACCCGATCCGTGTCGTAAGTGACGCCACCCTTTGCCACGAAGTCACGTCGATCGTAGACACCGTAGAGGCGAGCCATCCCAAGGTAGGGCGGGAATTGGATGCCGGTCAATCCCTTGCCGAAGTCGCTCGACGTGACACTCGCGAGATAGCTCGTGACCTCAGCCGCTTCGGGCGTTCCCGTACCAATCGTGCTGGTCAAACGACCCTGGTACGCTGGAGTCGTCGGTCCCGTGATCGTTCCATACTGACCGTACTTGAAACCTGAAGTCGTGCCCGTCTGGAGCAACATTCGTGTGACCAAGTTACCGCCAGACTGGTTGTCCGCTCCACCGATGACGTAGAAGACCGGATTGGTGACATCCGTTCCATCCGTGAACAGATGGCTGATTCCATCCAAGAACCTTCCAATCCCGTATGCCGGGCCTTTGTCCTGGTAGTAGGGAATGTCTTGCCGACCGAATCGTGGCATCCACTGATGCGGCACCGCGTAGCCCATCTTGAGACCCGCAGTGAAGATCTGAGCATCGTCCTTTGGACCATCCCATCCGTTCGGGATGAGAGCCGGGTTCGGGTAGCCGCTGGGACCAAAGAGTGTCTGCGGAACATCCGTCGTGACACCCTGCATGGTCATGCTCAGATCTTGGAACGGACGGAACAGCAACGATTTGGAGCCACGATCGAAGAAAGCCTCCGTGTCACGCGTAATCTCGGAATTCAGAACGACGTTGCCACCGTAAGCTGGTGCTGTCGGGGCATCGAGCCCGAGGCTCGGAAGGCGATTCCACGTTTGGATGTGAACCTTCGTGAAGTTTGCCTCGGGTGGATTCCCTGGCGCTCCCGTAGCAGCCGGGAATGTCGAATCCAGAGCAACCCCTGTCTGCTGTAGGATCTGAGCCGGAGGGCTCTGCATCGTCACCCGTTCGATCTTGTCAGCAACCCGCGCCATTCCTCCACGCCCAGGGTGATAGAGCAACGTCATGTTGACGAGACACTTGTAGTTGTACGGTTCCTCCAGAGTCTTGCCGGGAGCGGTCAACGGGTTGATGTTGGCCGCATTCCACGGATTTGCGCCGCCGCCAGCAACCGCTTCGATGTCCGTCAACGTAATGGTCATCGCCGCCGGACCAGAAGCAGAGCCCTCGCCATCCTCAGCGTTGTGCTCCATGGAGCGCCCCTCGGCCGACAGGGTGCCGGTCGAAGTCACATCGAACAGCGTGACCCCTTCGCTCAAGAATCGTACACGCAAACGATTGACCGCGCCCGTGGTCTTGGTCGTGTAGCCAACCGTTCCAGCGCCGATGACCTGGAAGGCTCCATTGTTCTGCGTGCTCTGATCATCCCCATACATGATGAGGTAAAGCTCAGAGGACGATCCCGTTTCATCCTTGCCGCCCGCAGTGAGCATGTCGTACAAGGTTCGCGAGCCACGGACCAACGGATACACGACCAAGCTCGGATCGTTGGCAAAGTCGCCGCTGCTTGTCAGGCTGTACCAGTCCCCTGCCGCGTCGAAGTCAAAGCCCGTAAGCTCGATCTCTCCCTCGCCTGCCGGAATCGTGCCCGGATCGGTGCTGTTATCGTGCAAGTCGGCGGTCGGATCGATGCCCGTGAGATTGAGAACGCTGTTGACGACCCCTCCGAGAACGATAAAGGGCTTCTCGAAATCCAACGAGCGAAGAGGATACATGGCCCCTGGATGCTCGGAGGGCGTCTCACCCGGTCCTGCTGGAATGAGAGCCTGGAGCCCGGCACCGGCCGTCTGCACGCCCGCGTTCGCTTGATCCGTGCTCGTCCACAGAAGCGTCACGGGATGCTGCATTCCCACTTCGGAAGTCGAGGCGTCCGCAGCCTTCCAGAATTCCTTGGGATTGATGAAGCGAACCGCACGAGTCGTGCCGTCACGGAACGTCTTTCGTGCGCCAACACTGCCGCTATCTCCACCGATGTACATGAAGATAGTCGTCCCGTTCATGAAGCCGGGCGTCGTGTTGTTCAAGTTGTTCATGAAGCCCGCTGGCTTGAAGTCCGCACCGGCACCCCAGAAAGTCAAGTCGTCGAAGGTCTGGATGAAACCACTGCTCATCGTGCCATCGTTGTCCAGCAACGACGTGACACGTGTCTGGATGGTAGCGGCATCGCTCCAGATCTCACGGATACCATCCGGGCCGTCCAGGGCTTCCGTCCCGTTCGGGTTGGGAGTAGCGCCGTCTTGGTCGAGATAGTCAACCTCTTGAACCAAGACTCCCTCCGTATCTCCGCCAGGAACACCCGACTGCTTCCACGTAGAGCGCAGTCGGTTGCGCATGAGAGCCGACACGTTGTGCAAGATCAGGCGCTCGTAATCCCAATCGCCCAGGTTGACGCCCCGTCGCATGTCGAGGAAATCGTCTTCGTGAATCTCGTCAGCGTACTTCCCGATGCTTCCAGGTCTCGTGTTGAAGAAGTAGACCGGCGTTCCCGACCCCACGACATTGCCAGGTAGCTCACGGCCACCGTGGAACAACGGGTCAGTCCCCCAACGACCACGACCACCGGCAGGAACACGAACAGTAGCAGGAGATACGGTCGTGTCGATGGAAGAGATCCCGATGACCTCATTGTCGATGACCATGAACACCTGTGAAAGTGTGTGGTTGGAGTCATCGAACCCAGAACCGATGAGATTGTCTACTTCGATGTCCGTATCCAGGGTGAATTGCGCCGCCGCCATGTCGTTGACCAAAGTCATCTGCGTGAGCAGCTTGGCCCCTTCCCGCGGATTCGTCAGAAGCGCAGCAGATGGATTCCGATTGAAAGCTCCGTTTTGGTTCGGATTTCCCGATAGGTTGACCGCCACGAACGGCTGATTGTTGCGCCGGAAGATCGCGCAGATGGGGATCGCATAGATGTAGCCGTCTATCGTCCCGAAGTCGTTGGTCGGATTTCCGTTCCCCGCACGCCACAAGCTAGGATCTCCTAGCTCCTCACGCATGTTGGTCCAGACGGCGTATGCCTGCGTGCTCGGGGTGCTCAAAGGCCCCTGAGCGCGGACATTGGGGTCATCCAGACCATCCGGGTACACATCCAGCGCCGGGCTCACACCAGCTCCCGAGCCCTCTCCAACGACGCGAATGCGATACTGAATCTGGACGCGCTCCGTCGTCTCAAACCCAATCGCGGGATCGATCAGATCATCATCGATGTTGGTCTGTCCGTACTCGACGTTGCCGTACTTCCAGATCTTGTCTGCCGCGGGCTTGTTGTCAGGCGAAGGGTTGGGAGCAACCAGGACGCGCCACGCCTCTAGGAAGATGAAATCGATCCGAGTATCGGAGTCGGGCGGCGGATTGAGGGTAACGATGTTGTCCGTGGCCCCGGCCTCGGTGTTGGCCGTCCCCACCACCGGAATGATCATCCCGTTGACGTTCGCCCAGACGATCGGAGCTAGCTCCTCTACCGCACCATTGTCATCGCGCTTCTGCTGACCGAAACGAAACTGATTGCTGTTGAGAGGATCGGTTACGAAGTCATCCTGAGGACGCGTTGGATCGAGGAAAAACCCTGAGTGGATCTGGCTGCGGACAAACTGCTGAAATGCCTCAGAGTCAGCCTGCTGGAGCAGATTAATCTCTGAGTCCAGCGGCGGTTTTCCAGCCTGGAAAACAGTGATCTGAAACTGACGCGCCAACGCCTCAAGGGTGCGAGAAACTCCGGGTCCGAAATCTGTTGTCATGGCTCAACTCCGCGGCCCATCAGAAAAGGATGGCATACGCAGCTAGATAGACCTTCGTGGTGCCGTTGTTGCGAAACGCGAGACGTATCAGTTTCCCTTTGTTGCAGAACGCCACGGGAAGAAGCCGCTGGACTTCGACCCAAGTCGTGCCGTCGTTGATGCTGATGTAGACCTGGAGATCGGCCGGCTCCTGGTCCGTCTCGATCACGTTGCGAAACGCCGGATTGTTCACTCCTGCTTGTGCGCCAAAGTCGGAGTGAATGTCTTCAGTGGTTTCACATTCGTAGATGTACCAGTAGACGACAAACTCATCGGTGCCTACCGGAATCCCGAAAGGGTCCAGAGTGAAGGGGCTGATGTCGATGGTGTCCGTGATCAAGAGCCCCGGCCGCGTTGGAGACGTGACCCCGTTGGCTTCCAGCATCGCCGTATTGATCGGCGCTTGCCCAGAAGTCCAAGGGCCTCCCGTTCCACGGCCCATCTGTGCGCGCGTCGTGAATTCGTCGCTCGTGTCTGGATCGATGAACAACCCGGTCAGATCCAGATCGTCAACATCCGTATCCAGCAAGAGAGGATTATACAAGACGTTCTCGTACTGCGGAAATTGAGCAAGTAGTCCTGCGTAGGCTTGCGCAACAACCGACCCAGGATCGGAGGAAGGCAAAACGAACGAATCCGAATCGACGTGAACCGTGACTCCCTCGGGCGTCGGAAGAATGTACTTCCCATTGAGCGGAACCGTCTCGCCCTCGGAAGGAACCTTCTCGACTTGAAGGATCTCGTTTGTTGCCCGATCGACTAGGATGCGCATCGAAATCACGATACCTGCGCCAGAGCGCAAGCTGTCCTACAAGTGCGCTCCTATAGGATGGAAAATGGGCCCTGGGAGCCTAGAAAACGGGGTACGGAAGGTCAATCCGGTTCAGATACGAGATCCACCAAGGCGCAACTCCGTGCATCCCGCCTCCAATTGTGTTGTACACACCAGCCACAACTTCCATGGGCGCAGTCAAGAGAGGGATCCCAGGATTGGAAGCTGGAAACGAAATATCACTTAAACGATCCATGTCTGCATTGAACAATGCCATCTTGACAACCAGACCTGTCCGTGATGTTTCGATGACCAGATAGAAGACATCGCCATTGTCTTCTGGAATAATTCCCGTATCCACAGCTTGCCATGACGAGGGTGCCAAACGACCAGTAATCCATCGGAATTGGGCTGGAGCTGGCGGCCCGACATTACCATCAACACGGATTCCAACATAGTTACCAGGAACAGGAGGAGGAAAACCTGGCGTCAGGATATTCACCAATGCGGGAGTGATTCCAACAGTGTTGAAAAGCTCTCCCTCCCCCAATCCAATATAGGCAACCATCTCACCAGCTACCACTTCATGTACAAGACCAAATTTGAACACCAAACGACAAACCTGATCCAAGCGGATACGGCTCGCTTTGGTCAGAAAACCGCTATAATCACCTGCCGGGTTGGTCGCAGGGAAAACTAGAATAGGTCCTTCTTGATGTCCTAGGGTAGGCCAGAGGATAGCTTGTGAAGGGCCGCCGGTCGGATTACCCGTATCCTCGTAGATGGTGTCCTCAAACACGCCATTCTGAGACAACTTATACGTCGCTGGCGGCCCCACAATATCAACGATGGTCGATGCGGTCAGTAGACCAATCCAGTCGGCAAACCGCGGAGCCTGATTCTGCCGCACGGTGACAGAACCATCTAGCTCGGGAAGCAGCGTGGCGTTGTCGAAACGAACCGTCTTGGCACGAGCCGCTGACCCGTAAGCAGTGTCGTTGGTCGCGTTGTCAACGCCAAAGTCTTTTGAGCCTGACTTCTCCGCGAAGAACACTTCACGCCGAAGCACAACCACTCGCGGAGTCGAGCCTCCGAGACCAGGATCGCTGATCGTAGTTGGAAGGCTCGTGATTCCCCCAAGAGCCGTCACTTGCCGACCCAGAACCGAAACATCGCGCGTCTCCGAGTAACCCCAGAGACCGAAGCTAGCTCCGGTGTCGGTGTCATCGAGGATCTCAAAGACGCCAGTGCTCGGTCCGGTCCAGATCTGATCGAGCACGATCTCTACAGGGTTCGGAGCAACACCACTCGCCCCAACGTATGGAGGCGTAGGCGTACCAGCGGCGTTCGTGTTGGCGAGATCGATGCCCGCGCGGACACGACCGCTGTAGAGATCGATGTCGTCTGTTCCAGGGCGACCAACTACTCGCGCACCCGTACCAAGCTGGCTTTCTTCCATCGAGAAGGGCACGCAAGCAGCAAACAGAACAACCTCCAGCCGAGGATTTGTCGTCCCGGCTCCTCCGATGATCCCGTTGGGAATGATGTCGCCCACGCCACCATTGGAAACAACAGGCGGCTCATGGCTCAGCCGAACGAGACCCGCAGAATAGTCAACTTCAAGGTACTGGTCCTCGGTGACCGCAGGACTGATCACGAGATTGCCGCGCGTCTCGATAGGTTTGTCAAAGTCGGGAATCGGATTGTCCGAGCCGTCATTCTTCGCCGGATACAAGACCATGCGGAAGCCCAGATCGAGCAAGCTGCCCGGATTCGGGGCTTCATCAAGCGCTGCGGGAACGACCCGTTTGGACGTGTCCCAGATCGCCTTGTCCGGCCCAGAGAAACTCGACCCGCCAGGTTGTGATGTACCCGCTACGCCCTGAGAAATCTGCTTCTCGAAACGAGCAACTTCGTGGGGATCGATGAGGTTCTGGAGCCGACAGGCTTCCACCTTGTCAACATTGAACGGCCCTTGCCAGAGATCGGAAACCGGATCGTGAACCGTGTACACCAAGTCATGCTTGGGGCCTACGGCATCCTGCAAGAACGGCCCAGGGCCGAAGTACGTGTGGCCTGTCTCGGGCGCAACCTCTGCGGTACGACCCAACACGAAACCAGTCGGAGGCCCTACCTCCACGTCGTAGCAAGGGAACCATCCAAGCGTCGCGGCCGGAGTACCAAACGTCAGATCCGTGTCATCCTCAGACTGGATGTCGTAGACCCGAAGAATGCGGCCAACATCCGCGCCGCTCGATGCAATCGGCGTCGAAGGATGGTCGGAGATGAACGTCAGACCAATCTCATTCGTGGGCGTCGCCGCAGCCGTGGTGTCTACTTGAGCCAGTCCCTTGCGCAAGGGAATCGGAATCGGCATCGTCATCCGACCCAGATACCTATCCGCGCTCCCTAGAACACCCGAAGGCGTCTCGCCTGGGTTGGCGTCAAAACCTCCCTGCCGCCATGCTCCAGAGCCCCCATCGTACGGAGGGTACAGATCGGACGATGCTGAGACCTCGGGCGACACTACAGCAAACACACGTTCTTGCCCTGGCCCAGGACCCGAGTCGGGAATGGCTGCAAGCCGTGTCACGTAGGGCTTGATGACCGTGATCGCACGAATCGTTCGCGGAAATGGGCCCGTCAGATCGAAGTAGGGCGCGAGCGACTTGTTCGGATGTAGCTCAAGCGTGTCTGTTGTCGCGCTGGCAACACGGAAGATCTCGTAGCGTGCCGTGTCGATAAACTCCGGCCGCGCTCCCATTGCGGTTTCGCCGGCTGGAATCGAGCCTGCATTGGCTCCGTCATCTGTGATAATGACATACAAGCCACCGTTCGGCTCAGCCGAATCTCCGATCGTGAACACTGGAATGTCTGCACCGTAGCCGTCCGCCAACGTAGAGGCGACTGCGGGGTTTCCATCCGGTCGCGTGAACATCGTAAGCTCATCGCCACCATTCGGACCCGTAGCGAGATTGACTTGCCAGGTCCAGTCACAGAAAGGCGATTTGAGCGTAGGGCCTACAACTTCGTAGCTGATCGGATGACCGACTAGAGCCGGACCTTTGTACCCAAACCGATTGGTTCGCCAATTGAAGGGCACAAAGTCAATGTCTGGCACGCCCCGACGACCGAGTTTGGTCGTCTTGGCACGGATCGGAATCGGAACCTCACTCGTGTCAGCCCTGGCCTCGTTGGTCGCATTCGCCGTGATCCCAGCACCGTATCCGTAGTTGTACGAAGCCGCCCACGAACCCGAAAACCCACGGATAATGTCGGCCGCAAGTACCGATCTAGCCGCCGTACTGGAGGTTTCGCGCTCAAAGTGCTCCTGCCAAGGCTGACGTGAAGTAGTCGTGGCCGCAGCTTTCGCCAGCGCCTTGCGTAGCTCTTCGAGTTTCTCTTCATCGAGATCGGTGAAGTCAACCATGTCTCTACTCCGGCCGGAGAATCTCGATGCCTACCAGACCCACCATGTTAGCCGTGCTGTCATCTGGACCGCCCGACACCCAATCCAAAACGGTTGCCGCAGCCTGTTTGATGATGACACGAACGAGAATGGGGACCTCACCATCGCTGTTCACGGCCAAGTTGATCGCGGGCCCTACGTTGACGAGCACATCGCTTATCCGGTGTCCGTACTGTGCGTCGCGGCTATCGACCGTTTGCGTTCCGATGACCTTGCATCCAGCTCCGTCGAGTAAGGGATCTTGCTTCGACGGCCCAAAACCATCCCGCCGCCCAAGGTCCATCCAAGTCGTGAGCCCTGGCACCTTGACCATGATGGCCATGAAAACCGATCCGGGCCCCGGCGCAGCATACTCGTAGTCGGAAAGATTCAACCCGTGAACGCGAACACGGAAAAACGATTGCCCAGCAACCTGCCCTACGATCGGGCTCGCGTCCCTGGAGAAACCGAGATCGAAAGCACGTAGGTACTCTCGCTGTGCGTCAGCGACTCCGCTGTAGTCAAACTGCGTTGGCGTGACATCGCCCGGACTGGCGGGACGATAGCCAACCGTGTAGTCAATATGCGGGTAAAGGACAATCCCACGGGAAGGTAGCGGCGCTATCACCCCATCCGAGATTGGCGGGTTGCGATCGGGCAACCCTGCTACTTGAGCTTCTGATGCAACGGTCGGCGCTGTAGCCAAATCTTTCGTGTAGTGGTCTTGCTGAATGAACGAAAGTATCGTGGCAGTACCGTTTGCTCCTACACGAACAGGAACATCGATGAAACCGCTCGGACCAAACGGTAATCCAGGCCCAGCCAAGTTACCCTTCGACCCATCCCAAGTCGGGTCAAAGGCTCCGGCATCAAATGTGTTAATTGCGTAGCGATAGACCTCATCCAAGAACCTCTCTTCGGTGTCCTTGAGAGAAGTCTCCAGGCTCGCGCGTGCGGGACTACCTGAGCCGCCTGTTTGGAAGTTGCCATACACGCCGATGTCATCGGTTGGGTTCTGGCTCGTGCTGTGGAACAGAAAGAGAGTGCCGCCAGGACGGGGGAACAGAGCCTCAAGAACCGTGTCCGCAGGAAGCTGATGCCCAAGAGGCTTTCGGAAGAAAGCTCGAATGCGAGCATCCGTCGAGAAGTGCGGAAGATTCTGGTCCCCGTTGAACGTCATTGGATCAGCCGGAACCAAGAGAAGGTCGGCCGTATCCGCCGGAAGAGGACCATTAAGAACGCTCCAAGGACCGTGACCGCTTGCGCTATCTAGCTGATCGTAGCGGAATTCGATACGCTCACCACCCGGACCACCACTCACCGTGCCAGCAAAAGTAGCCGTGGCACTCGGTGCGTTCGTGCTACCGGGCTCGGCACCGAAGATACCCTGAAACACGAACAGAGGATCTTGATGCCATATCCCCCAAGAGACCTCAACGGATGTTATTGGATTATTCCCTAATCTGTAGCTGTTCTCCCACACATCGCTGAGCGTGAGATTCATGTTGGGAATCGTCCACTTGGAACCCACCGTCCCAGGAACCCAATACTTGATCCCCGAAACCGCCATCACTTCGTCCACAGTCACGAACACGTCGTAACCAATGGCATCGATGGTGAACGTCGTGAAGTCGTCTGGATCTTCGTAGATGGCACCACGCACCACGTGGTATCCCGGCGACACGTCAAACGGAGGAGCGGGCTCAGCCAGATTGTCTGTGCTCTCGGGAGACGAGTAGTCGAGCAAGCTGGAGCTATAGATCTCGTATCCGTCCGTCACATCGTCCGGCAAGATGCCGTCTCGTGCCCACTTCTCAAAGTCCCCCTCCTTCTGGAAATGAACGAGCAACCAGGATCCGTGATCGGTCGGCGCGGGCCAGACGTTGTGCTGGAACGTGAACCGGTGGCGATAGCGAGCAAGCTGGAATTGCCAATAGTCGTCTGGCAAGTCCGCGTAGTCTCCCGCTTGTATCAAGAGCGTCGCGAAGTCGGCTGACACGTCTGGCTTGTCGAAGTAGCGAAACTTCTCAGTCGCGGGCGTGTAGGGAAGCCCGGTGACGCCACCAAAGCCATCAGCCGTATCGCTGTAGTCACTCAGATACGGAAGCCTGTAGCGGAAGAAGTTGTTGTCGTTGCCTCCGCCGGTCGCCGCAGTCGTGCCTCCCAAGATGGGGATTCCACCGACCACCACCGGGACACCCGCGTTGGGATCTGTGCCCAAGCGAACCTGTCCGGCTCCGGGGTCGGGCACGTTGTAGGGAGCGGGCAAAGGAGCCCCAGAGCCTTGCACCAAGCCCGTGTGTAGCTCACGAAGCTGATACTGACCCGCCGCGCGGCCCGGATAGGCGAAGATGTTGGGATCGCCCTCTGTGAAGATCCCTCCGGGCGCTCCATCGCAATCGTCCAAGATGCCTTGTCCGCACAGAACGGCTGCGACAACGCGATTGGTCAGAGGTTGCGCCAGGAAGTCACCGATCGAGCCCCCAGCGGGCCAATGCAACAGAGCCAGAACACCCCGATCGGCAGGATAGAGCATTCCCGAAACGACCACCGGCTGGAAAGCACCACCCGCAGTGGGGAAGATCCGTGTAGTCTCGATGATCGGACTACCGCCCATTTGCGGTCGTGTGAAACCACCCTGATGGCACCAACCCACGCCTCCACCAGTGTAGGTGGGATCTGGCGTTCCGGCCGGATCGATGTTGAACGTGGGGTCTGTCTCTGGATCGTTCCCACCCGGATCGAATGGAGGATTATCGGAAGCGACCTCGGGGATGTAGTTGTAGTAGGGGTAGACCGCCAGATCGTCGTTGGGGTCATTCGGATCTGGCGGCGTGACGGTTCCTCGCGCGATGTGACCCGCATCGTTGAGTTTGAGCACGCCCCAATCGGGCACACCGGAGATGATCGAGACCGTCTCAAGATTGGTCTGCCAGTTGCCAACCGTGCCTGGACGCGGAGGAATCAGAGCAGCGATCTCGTCCAGATCACCCTGCACGTCATCGTTGTCGTAGAAACCGTCCGTAGTCGTTGTCGAGATCGCTGACGCGGGATGGGCAGCCTGCGGATCGTTAACGTGGGCTCGGAGCCCAGGCAAGCCTCCAGCGCCCGTGGCGAGATCGTTGGTAAACGAATTTGCATCGACACTGTTCTGGTTGGCCTTACCAGTGCCCGTCTTGATGTCGTTGGGATCTCCGCTGCGAGGCATGGCTACTCTCCATTTCCAACCGTCAGCAAGAGACCTTTGGTTCGGTAGATACCGGCGCAGGAGCGGTTGTCGTTCGTAACGTCGAGAAACTTGATCGTGTTGTCTTCATCTAGCTCTGCCCAACGAGTGATCACAACCAACAGCATCTCATCCTTGCGGAACAACATCGTGTCTTGTGTGGACCTCGCCAGGAGCGGTAAAAACACCTTGTGCCGATTCACACCGCTCAAAGGCTGTGAGAACGCCGAAGGGCGGTAGGTGTCTGGGTTGATGATCGGGTAGCAGGACCGGAATTCGATGTCCTTGACCGGAAGCTGATCCGCTCCAACGCCGCCTACCGTGTAGGCTTGCGTTCCATCCGCCGGAACCATCGGATGCAGCGACAGAAGCCCGGTGTCCGCATCGAAGTCATCAATGCTGATGTTTGCCGTCGCCACAAAGTACCACTCGCCCGGAAACTCATCGCCCGGAGGAGGCGGTTGCGAGCTAGAGCTTCCGTCGTTGACCGGAATCTGATCGAGCGGAGCTACATACGGATACGGTAGCTGGACTCCTCCCATTCCCACGGTCCCTGTCCAAAGCTCGGGAGAGATCGCCAGAGGCTCGACAACGACTTCCGCGGGCATCGGACCACCCGCTCCGGTCCATGGGAAACTGGTGATCGTCGTGTGAATCGTGCCTTCTTTCACTCCCGCCGTCTGCGGCGCATTGGAGCGATAGTACACACCGACCTGATAGCCCGCACCCGCCGGTCCGGCCTGCGGAATCGCATCTTGCCCAAACCAGGCCACGGCTACCAACGTCTGCCCGGCTCCCGAGAGCGGAACCGCAGGGATGATTCCCGTATTGGCAAGCTGCACGAAGCGAGACGAGCTACCGTAGTCGGTGTTCCCGTCATCGATCACTCGGCCGCCCAAGTCGTTCTGGTCCGTCAGGCTCATGGACGTGACAAACGATCCCCAGGCTCGACGTGGAAGCACGAAGGTGAGATTGTCTCGGCTCACGAGCAATTCGGGCGTGATCGAGCCGATGGGAGCCCCAGCATTCCCACCACCGCCAGAGGGATCGTTGGCAATGTACTCCAGGTTGATCTCACGGAACCCCGAGCGGAACGCTGGAGCGATGGGGTTTTCCATGTCCCTCGGGCGCTGCGTCAACGTAATGTCGTTTTCGACATACGGCCCAAACGGGAACGGATCGGTGTCTTGGTCCGTCAACTCCACGTCTGGCGTGCAGGTCGAGCCGCCACCGGGCGGATACGTGATCTCCAACTCCACGAAGATGCGGCGCTGAGATCCAACGTCGCCCGATGCTTGGGTTCCCACCATGTCATGCGTAGCTCCAGGCAAGCCGCCATTGACCTGAGTGGTGTTCGCATCGATCTGGACCGTCACATGCTCCGTTCCCAGCCCGGTGATCACCGATACCTGGGCCTCCTGAGCCACGACCACATCGAAGTTTCCGTCATCGTGGAAAACGGACAGGATGTCCGTGATCTGCGTCCCTGCGGGCATGAAGTCGAAGATGTCTCCCGTGGGCAACGTCGCGTCTGCTGGATTGAAGTTGCCCAGCGTCGATCCGTTGAGAGCAGCCAAGTCGATATGGATAGTGTCCTCTTCGGCCCACCCGAGATACGCGCCAGCATACGCGGCTCGTGCGACGTACTTGCCTGCATTCGAGCCAATGTCGTCCGTGGGAGACAATTCCAGCACGAAGTGCTCGACCACGGACTGATCGCCAAACCTCCGACAGACATGATCGAAGTTTCGGATCGTCTCACCGTTTGTGGTGTCGCCAGACAGAGGCGGCGTTCCGTTGAGCCCCGGAGGATTGGTCTCCGTGCGGCCGATCTGGTCACAAACGAGGAATTGTGTCGAAACGTCCCCCGTCCCGGCTCCCATCACTTGCTTGTCAGCCGTATCGATCGCCCACGTGCGGAAGTTTCCGTCCAGCAGAGCCTTCATCTGAAACTGTAGCTCTGCCGCGAGATCAACACCCATGAGATTGACGTGGCGGCGAAGGTCGAGCAAGTCCGTCTCGACAATGGCGTCCGCGAAGTACTTGTCCGGGCGATCAGACTCGGCTACGTCTACTGGATCGTAGAGATTCGGATTCGTGAACAAGGCATGGTCGTGCGTCAATGCCCCGTTGGTGTTCGTAGCTGGTGTCCAGCCACCGCCCAGACCGCCGTTGTATGCATCGTTCCGGCGAAAGACAAAACCGATTGGAATCGCATAGCAGTAGCCATCCACCGTCCCGAGAGCAACCGACGATGCCGAGGTTCCGTTGCCTGCGATGTAGAGACCGTTGTCCCGAATGCCGTAGCCAATCCCCGGACCTCCAACCTCGTCTCGCGCGTCTGAGTTGTTGATGACCGTCGTCAGATCGGCAGGAACAAACGGATACAAAGCTACCGGAGCCGTCTGCGCTCCCTGTGCCATGATGGCTGGGTTGCTGAAGCCGTCTGGCTGGAGTTTGTAGTTGATGCCTTCGGGAATGCCCGTTACGCGAATGCGATACTGGACCTGGACCCTACGCGCCGTCTCGGCGTTGATTGCGGGATCGGCCAAGTCATCCGGCAATGCGACCGTAGTAGACGATTGCACATTGCCATGTCGGTAGATCAAGTCCTGCGTCGGCTTGTTGACCGTATCGACGCCGCCTGTGAGGTTCAAGCCCGAGGGGGTGATCGAAGCTGGTACGGATGACGAAATGCCAATCAGGTTTCCTGCCGTACCCGACACGAGAGCAATGATGGTCACCAAGTTGGCGACCACTTGCGTCCGAACGGTTCCTACATTGGCCGTGATCGACGCGGCCAGGTTTGCTGCGGTAGCCGGCGCCGTGCCTCCAATCTGAAACTGATTCAAACCAGGAGGCCCTATCACAGCCGTGAGAACGATCCCATCTACCGTAACGAAGTCGCCGGGGTTCACCGTCTGCGGACTGACGACCAACATCGTTCCCGTGGCATTGGGGCTGTCGCGAACCTCAGCCAACCAAACCTCTAGGAAAACAAAGTCTGTTCGCTTGAACGAAGGCGGCGTCCCGTCGTACACCGTTGGAGCGTTGAGTGTGATCAGATTGTCGTTTGGCGTGTCCGTGTTCGTGAATTCGACATCCACGTAGTGCCCTGCGACAAGCGCTTGCCTTCTCCGCATGTGAAATGTGTTCGCGGTGAAGTCTGGATTGAGCACGGGACCGGGAAGCCACGGCGCATCGAAGCTGAAGTCATCGTAGGGGTCAGCACGCGTCTGCCCACGCAACCATCCCGAGTGGACATTGTGCTGGAGCACGTGGCGCTGGAATAGCTCGCGAACGTCCTGCTGGAGAACACCCTCGGCATCCAGAATCGGCTTGGTGCTCTGGTAAACGAGAGTGTCCCACGCCGTCTCTCCCGGCAGGAGATACCGAGAAAGCGTCGAGGACGGGAAATATCTTTCGTGGCGCGCCATCGCTAGGCCACCCTCCGGCTCTTGCATTTGCCGAATTCAGATTCGTCCTTCGGGACGAGACATGAAGGACATCGTTTCAAAAAGAAAGCCTCCACGTGACTGCCAACACCGCTGTCGCGGGTTTCGAGATGACCTCAAAAGTCAGGTAGTTGACCTGCATGTCGTAGAGCGTGACATCGATCGTCGGATCGTATGGCTGCCCTCCTTGCCCCGCGAAGTTGGGGTTCGGGTTCGTGACGGTTGGGTTGTCCGAGATGGTGGACATCAGCCCCATCTCGTTGAGAGGACCAACCGCTTCCGACTGGTTGAAGATGGTGGTGAAATTCACCACGTTCGTTGGGATCGACACTGCCGCTCCAGAGCTATCGCGGAACGTGGTCGAATCGAATGCCTTGCGCTCGATCTCGTTGTTGAGCCTTCTCTGCTCGACCGGCGGCGCATCGGGATTGAGAATGGCCCCGAGTGCTCCGGTGCCCACGGCAAGCATGTTGATTCCGTGCGGCGGCTCGGCATTGTCCTTGTAGAGACGCGCAGTCAGAATCCCCGCATCGAGAAGAACGATGTTGTCCTTTTGCCAATAGCAAAGAACCTCACCGGTCCGTGCGTCACGCATGTCAAAGGTCACCAAGCCCTTCACACGCAACCCGAGGTTTTCCTCATGCTGGTTGTGCAAGGCGAATTTCATCGCCGTTTTGGCGCGCCTTATGGAGTCGTGTTTGAGCATGAGGATCTCCGCTGTCGATTGTGGAATTTCATAGGCTCGCTACCGGCTACGGATAGGGCACCTGCTTGCCAAAGTAGAGGACTTGAGTCGTGCCTCCGAGGGTGTCGTAGAGGAACCCGATGACACCCATCGGCACCATACCGGAGAGGCTCCCAGAGCCCGTTGGAGGCAGCATTGGAGGCGGAGGCCCCCAAGCCCCCTGATTGAGATTCCCGTATGTGGTTGCGCTCCCGCCGCTCCAGGCCATGACCTGATTCGGAACCTGGAAAGCACTTCCGCCGGCCGGAGCCACCCCAGGAGTGCCATCCGTGAACGTGATCTTGTCAACCTCCGTGAACGCCAGGCCGTCGAGGGAAAGCTCATGTAGGCCAGCCAGCTTTCCCTGGCTGTCACAGAACGAAGAAAGCCGACCGGTCAATCCTCCATTATCCACTTCCAAGAAGTCGATGTTCTCGTACATCCCTTCCGGCAGCGTCATCGCGAAATCGACGTAACGATACGGGTCATTCAGGATGAAGTCGGGATCGGTGCTGAGCGTGTCCGTGGGATCGTTGACCTTCGACCCAAACGTAGGCACCGGCTCCGTTCCCGTCACGAGACTCTTGGTGAAGGGCGGAGTCCCTTCATTGAGCAGCGTGATGCCTTCCAGCAAAGGCTGCGAAGTCAGATAGGATGTCGTGACTGGCTCGCCGGGTGCGGCGCGAACCGTGGCGGGAATGTGAACAGAGGCGGGATCAACGACCACCCCGGCATCATTTGCTTCGGGGTTGATCGAGGCATTCGGATCAAAATTAGGATCAGGAGGCGCAATCAACAACGGACGGAAGGTCAGCCCGTCGTTGAGCGTGATGGTTTGTAGCTCGCGGTTGAATGTGAACGAATCCGGGGTGAGGATTACGACCTCCCCCTCACTATCCACATACTCAAGGTTGAACACCCTGTCCGCAGTGATGTTGGTGACTCTGAGCGAAATGGTTGTCGCATTGACCGTCGTCACCGTGACTTCTTCTACGGAGACATCCGCACCAAGCTCACCACCCGAAACGACGTTGTACTGATTGAGCACCATGTGGTGCGGCGCAATCAGATCTTCGCTCGGATACTCGTAGATCCGATAGCGAACCTCTCCCCATCGCTGCTGCGTGACCGACGCTGGGTCGAGCGCTCCAAAGGCCACAAACCCGATGTGCGGGGGCGTCAGCGACATGAGTTGCGTGAGCAACGTGTCCTGAAGCTGTGGGTTATCTAGCTGAGGAAGATGCCTGTACTCGACGTTGATCCAGCCTGCGCTTGGTTCTGTGATCTGCGTCGCGAAGTCTCCCGTGAAGTAAGGCGGCGGGGGCAAGTCTGGGCGAAGAATCGTGACACCCCATGTCGGATCGCGATGGATGCGAACCTTGATGGTAGAGCGCCAATCCATCTCCTCGACCACGGCTGAAAGATCACTATTTGGCACCGTCAACGAATCGGTGCGTGGGATCTCCCAATTGTCGATGTCTGCGAAGTCGCCCCCAAGCCAAACACCCAACGTGCGCTTGACCGTTGCAGGCGGCGTAACGACCACAGAAAAACTCTCTAGCTCAGCCGTTGCCGCTGTCGTACTGCCGCCGAACCCATAGGCAACACCATCAGTAGGCGTGAACGTGAAATTGGCGAAGAACGTGACTGTGCCGACCACCGTATCATCAAGGACTACAGTGACGGCATCCGAGTCTGGATCGATGAGCACTCGATAGGTGTGAAGATCTCCGTCTTGCCAATCGAAGTCGTAAGTAGCAACGTCAGCCCCGGAGTTGACATCGAACAACACAACGCGAGCAGGGTTGAGACCAACAGGCACACGCAACGTTATGCCGACGCCACGTGTGATACCGACATCATCTGCATCCGTGGTCCAGTAGAGCCCCGTGTTGCCAGATACGTCAGCCGTCGTCAGAGACCCGACCCGGAGACGCATCTCCATGATGCGCCCCTTGCTCGGGAGCGGGTCAGGATAGTAGTCCGTGAATTTCACCGCGTAGGAGAGCGTCTCTCCAGCTACTTGCTGATACTGAATCCGCTGGCCCTGGACGGATTCCAGTGTCAACGATCCCGCCTTGACCCACCCATCGCCATCGTCCGTGACTTGCCGCTCGGGCAGAAGCAGCCCAGAAAGTGAAATGGAGGGAAGAGTGCCAATCAGCCGTCGCTCAGTTACGGTTTCTTCGTAGGCCAACGTCGCAAGACGGACTTCACGCTCTCCATCGCGGACAACGATGTGAGCATCTCCTGATCCTCGGAGACCGCTCTCGACTCGGTAGGTGGCGTCTAGGTCGAGTGCTTGAGTCCTATCGAGGAACGCTTCCACTCGGCCGTACCCGAACGTCAGGTCGATACCATTGACGCCGGGCTGGTTGTTGTCCGACGTGCTCTTGAGCAACAGCGTGTCGGCGCTCGAATCGATCTCGGAGAAGCCGAACTCCTGACTGACAAACCAGATGTTGTTTGGATCGTCCTCTGGCTTGTCGTTCATCTCGGCCGCGACCACGACGCCGCGGAAGTGGTGAACCGTTGCGGCATCCTCGACTCCGTACCGGACAAAGCTCCACAAACTTCGCCCTGTCGCCTTCCGACTGAGCGATCCCCAGAACACCTGACCACGATCCGACGTGGGGAACAGCAGCACCGAATCTGCGGGCTTGGGAAGCCTCGGCACGCCACCTTCCATCGTCAAGACAAGTCCCGTGAGACTGCCGCCGACGTAGAGTTGCGCCCACCCCTCGGGAGTGTCCTTGATGTCATTCAGGATGACCAGGCGATAGGTTATCGCACTCGACAGGTCACCATCGCCGTCCCACTTGATCTCAAAGTAGCCAGTGAAGAAGGCATTGCCGAACAAGGACGGATCGTTGGGGAAAGCTGTGCTGTCAGAAACCGTGACCGTCGCCGTGTCGTCCGTGTTGTCCACGATCTCCACGATCTCGTAGACACCAGCCTGAGTGCCTTCAAGAATCTGAATACGAGAACCCTCGGCGCAGAAAACATGCTCGCGGACGATTGACGGAATGTCCGATTGCAGCATGGTGAACGTGGTAGACGACGTAATCGTGATCTCGGTCGCGAGCGCAATCTCCCAAGACTCGACTTCTTCGGGCCGAGTGGGCTCAGTCAGCATACCTATGTGCTGCACGTCGTTGATGAGCAACGCGCCCACAAGGTACAAGTGATCGTCGTTGTGTGCTCCGAACCCCACCCCGGTAAACACGCCATCCGTCTGGAACGGAACCTCCGTGTTCCCTCTGTCAACCACGAACCGCGGGACAACGATCACGGTAGAGGGAAGCGACGTGTTGATCTCACGCGAGTAGATCGTCGGCTGTCCGGTGCTGTACGATCCTGTCAGCGCATCATCGACGGGGAAGATACCCGACGTAGCGATGTCGTCCGGGTTCTCATCCTGCGCATTGACTCCAAGCAGCGACCAAACGGGATCAGCCTCGACAGGATCGGTCGTGCCATCGTAGGCAACTGACTCTCCAACTGCCTCGATCTCTCTGTCTGGCAGCGCGACCGTGTGATTGCTGCGGTTCAACAGCAACGTGGTCGGGCTGTTCAACGCTGCCGTGTATGCCTTCTCAAACCCCAGGAACCGATGACTGATGTACAGCGGCTCGCGGGGAGTCTGCGGAGCGAGCACGAGCCCAAACTGGAAACGTTCGCCCTCTTTGGATCCCCCTCCCGGCAACATCGCCGCGGGAGAGAAGACCGTGTTGTTCCCTGGGTGGATGTCGTACTTGTTGAGCACGACCCCCAACGTATTCAGCCCTGCGAATTCGAAGACGGGTGACGGGAACCACGTGTAGTCTACCCCCACCGTCATCGTCCCCGGCGGCATCAACGGGATCGGGATGGTGGTCGTAATCACACCGAGGTACGGGTTGACCGAAGAGACCTCTACCGGAGTCCCGTTGACACGAACCGTGACATCCTGCTTCGTGGCAGGAGTCGCATCGCCCCATCCCTTCACCAGCGGCCCGCAATCGACAAGGAGCGTATCGTTGGTGATTCCGTCATTCCCCTGAAACGTCGCGCCCTGGCCGTGCAAGAAATTCCAGGCCCCAGAGAACACGGTCTGGGAGGACGTGAAGTCCACGCTCTGGAGCGGAAACAGTTGAACGTCGTAGGCTCCGGTCGGGTCGAGTATGAATTCCGCACCGCCGGGAATAGTCGCGGCTCCCGTAAAGGAGCCCGTGAGCGCGGAGGCGATGGGTGCTCCGTCCACCAAGATCGTGAACGTATCCGCCTTCTGATTGCGAACGAGACCAAACGTGTAAGGGCCAGCCGTGCTCCAATTCGTCGGAGATGAGATAAAGTACGCCCCGCTCGTTACCTCGATGTGATCGATTCCTGCGATGCGCTTGAGCGTGAAGAGGGCTTCGACTGCGCCATCTGAGATTCTGAAAGTCGCTAGCGTCGTATCGAACAACGGAGGCACGAACGATGCAGACGGCACATCGATCGTGACCTCGCATCGGAATGAAGAAGCTGGCAGAACCTTCCCGCTGGTATCGATGAATTGCCATCCGTACCCGGCAGTAGGGGTCTTGGTCAGCAACAGTCGACCGGCACCGATAGTAGAGGTTCCGGTTCCTATCTCGACTCCCGCGAAAGTGGTTGCCGTGCTCGGGAGGTACGTGCCGTCGAAGATGATGGCATCAGCCGGGCTGATCACCGTGTTGTACGACACGGAAGTCATGCCCTGCACATCCAAGGTCACAACCGAAGCATCCCCTCCAGTTGGATGGGTGATCGTGTTGATCGTCAGAGGAACGGGATAGGACGAGTTGAATTGGTACGCCGTTTTGTCCTTGATGCCAGGCGTAAACTGAGCCTCCGTGAGCATGATCTCATCGAAGGTAATCTCCACCGTGTCGCCGGAAGGCGGCGTCATCGTGTACGAAGGAGGATCGCCCTTCGTCAACACAGAGGAAGCGATGCTTCCTGGCGGAATCAACGGCTGGCCTGACCACGTTTTGATCCCGAGGGCTTCTATGTCGTAGCGACCACCAAGCGTCGTACCCGTATGCGTGACAATTGCCGACGTGGGGCCATACGCATCCGTCGTTCCCACCGCAACGCTCACGGCTGTAGTCGGCGCGGCACCAAAGACAGGCGTGAAAACGTAGCTTGCGGGATTGAAGAAAGCCGTGTTCTCGGCCACCGCAGTCGAGAAGAAAACCTCAGTCTGAAACCCGTTGATCGACGTGACACTCGTGACGGTGCCCGCGACCATCCCCAAGCTGCCGTAGGATCCCAACCCGTAGGCCGTCCCTCCGTAGCCGCCCATGATCGGAAACGCGAAGGGCGGAGGCGTCGTAGCTCCGTATGCTCCTACGCCATACGGAATGCCCCCGTAGCCGCTCCCGACCCCATGAGGCGCAGGCACAAGGACGCCACCCGTGGACCCGTAAGGACCCGAACCGAACGGAACGTGTCCAAAGCCATTCGACATACACTACGCCGTTCCGGTAACGGCTACGACAAGGCCATCCCCCGTGAGCAAAGTCGAAGCGCCCGGAGGCTGATCCATGCGAATCTCCATGGTGCTATTGGGTGGAATCAACAAAGGAAAAGGCGGAATAAGAGGCAGAATGGCTGGCACATTAGGGGCCAGTGGTCACGTCAAAAGGAGTAATCAACGCCCCAATTAAAACACCAACTGGGTCTCTCACGTCAATACTGATGGTTATATTACCCGGAGGAAACACAGGCGTGACAGCTATGTTTACCATCACGGACACCGCTACCGGAGTAAACCCTGCCGAAAACTGAAGAATGTCATACTCACGGATCGTGTTGGGAGCCGGTACGCCGACCGGAATCAACATCTGACGCGAGAGCAGCTTCTCCGCAGTTGCTCCTACTCCGTTGGCCGCGGCGGTGATCCGCCCATAAGCATCAACTGTGAGATTGGTGTTCGTGTACGCGCCGGGAACGACTCCGGTCGTGATCATGTCCACTGTGGCCGGACCGTCATCCGCGCCACCAACAACAACACTGATTCGCCCCGGCGTTCCGGTCAGCACCCGATTGTTCGTGAGCGCACCAACAGGGCCACTGAAGGTGACATAAGGAGCCGAGATTGGCGCTCCTCCGCCGCCACCCGCCGTCAAATCGAAGAGAATCCCGCCCGGATCTTTGTACCAGGGCACCCCAGGTACACTGGCCGGAGCTGTGCCGTCCGAAACGAAGATACCCGACTGACCCGCTGGGATAGTCGTGTGCGCGATCTGAGGCATCTTGAGAACGGCGTCCAGCGTAAGAATCTGGTTGGTGGCTCCCCACAACCGTGCCGTATCTGGATAGGTGCCCGCAGTAAAAAGAGCCCCGCCGCCCGGTGTGAAGTCTCCAAGGAACGTATTGAGCGCTCCCGCTATCGAGTCCGAGATAAACACCAGATCGGCAGTCGGCCCCGTATGCGTCGTTGTCAACGTAATCGGGTTTCCAGCGCCGGGCCACGTCGCCAAAATTCCCGTGTTGAGTTGGAGCGCCTCCTGAATACCTCCAGGCCCGGCCCAAACCTCACCACCCGTGAACGTGATGTCCGCCTTTCCGTTGCTCGTAGCGAAAGTGATGATTCCAGCGGGAGCACCGGAGTCTACGAAGTTTGCACCCGCAACGAGTGTTGCAGGCGTCGCCGTCTCTGGATTCGGGATCTGGACGGTCCCAAACGCTTCGGTGGCTAAAGGGGCTGCCGTAATGCCCGGTGCAAGGAAGATATCTCCCGCGATACTAGCGAGCCCAACCGCGTTGGAGTCTACGTTGCCGCCCATGACATAGACGGTCCCGCCTGCCGGAGAATCCACGCCAGCGATGGCATAGGCCGATCCGCCCATGACGATGACCGACCCCATAGCGGGAGAAGCACCGCCTGTTGCCGTGTTCCCCTGGCCGCTGTAGCTCTGAAGCCGCAGATTGTAGTTTCGGAACAACGCCCCGCCTGGGGTGTTCTGGCCCGCGATGATCAGACCGTTTGCTCCGACCGAGCTATCGCTCCAGATCAAGTTGCCAAGCTCAATCATCGGGCCACTGCCGAAGAAGTTGGAGCGCAACGCCATCTCCGGCGCGTTGATCGCTCCGATCTCGGTAGCCGTTACAACACGAAGCGTTCCGTCCCCGGTCGCATCCTCTAGTGGCGGAGGATTGGTGGGGACACCCGAACCATGGATCTCTACAGCATCGGCATCGGCCGTGATCGTTCGCCCACCCCCGATGAGACGTGTCGGCGGTGTGGTCGTGAAGTCGTAGCCGTCGTAGGCATCATCGAGATCTGCGATGGATGTCGCCTGAGCAGAGACCTGATCGATCGCGTCCTGAACATTCGTGGCCGTGATCGTCGTAACCGAGTTGTCGTAGAACAACGACGTGCCAAGTGTAAGAGCAGTCTCGACAACCGTACCACCGAGAGTGAGCGTTCCATACTCGGACGATCCAAGCTGGAGCGTTGGCGTACCCGTGACACCCGTATCGTCTACGTTGATACCCAGATAGGCCGAGGGATTCGGCCCGCCTACGATGCAACCGCGTAGTGCGATGAGCAGGTCGCCTGGCGTTCCCACTGCGCCGGGGTTACCACGAACCGCGTCCGTAGCAGCATTCTCCATGATGAAGCGACAATCCTCAAACCGTGCTGCCGGTGCAAAGGAGTCCACGCAGAACGAAGTGACTCCAGCACCAACCTGTACGAAGTCACAGTCGCGGAAGTTGGCTTCCGTCGTGGACCCAGCCTGGTTGGAATCCAAGATCGCGCTGCTTGTGCCGCGAAACTCGCTGCGCGTCGCGACGACCTCGGCCGTGTTCGGCCCTGTGGGGGATAGCTGTAGAGCTACAGCCGTGTCATCCGTAGTCGCATTCTGGATCACCTTGCACTCGTGAAACACGAGACGACCCACATCGATGGCCACCGCTGGCCCTTGCCCTACACTGTCTCCGTTCTGCAAGACTCGGCTGTTGGAGAGATACGCCTGACCAAGACCTACCTTGCGAACCGCGGCGCTTGCTGTGGACGCATTATTCTCCAGCAACACTGCATGGATGTGGCAGAATTCACCGCCACTCGTCATGTTGAGAACATGCGGCGAGCCTGATGTGGTACGAATGCGGACTGACTGATCGGTATCGCCAAGGAAACCACCCGTCGAAGGCCACCCGATGACATGCACGTAGGGCTCAAAGGTGACCGCCTCATCATACAGACCAGGGCGAACCGCAACAATCACCGGGTCAGTCGGGGATGGTGAAACACCACCGTTGTACGTGGGATCGAACAACGCTGCCTGGATCGCATTGTCAACTGAGTCGAAGTCGGCAAAGCCTTCGGCAACCGTGGGATCGCTGGGAGTGTTGGAGTAGTCCTTGCCACGGTTGGCATCGACGTAGATGATGCGACCGCTGGCGGAGACGTGCTCGATGAGCCCCAGCAACGTCTGGAGATTCTGGTTCTGATCGTCGGCCCATCCCTCTGGAGTCGCATCAACCGGAATCGGAGGAAGCGGAGGATCTATACGCTCCCCACCCGCTACCAGCTTGAGATCGGCAAAGAAGGTAAGGTATCGAATCCGCACATAGGTCTCGGTGATAGACACGCCATCGTCCACCACCTGCCGAACCATGTAGGAACCTTCATTATCGATCGTGAAGGTGATCGGACCAGGACCAGACGTACCCGACAAGACTGCGGTTGATGGCGTTCCGTCTGGAGCATCCGGTGTGAATGTCAACGACCAACCGATCGTGACAAACGGACCACCGACGTAATTCAGCGTGATGACATCGCCAGAACGTGCATCATTCCGGCTGGTGTCAGTCAGAGGATTGATTCCGTTTACGAGGCTTTGGATGGCCATGAAACTTCTCCAAAGAGACCTGTAGCGGCCCTTATCTTGGCTCGGCTATAGGGCCTATATCGGCCCATCTCACAGGTAAAACTGCGCAGAAACATCTTCCCCCGTAACGACCTGAGGGCGTCTGACGCCAAGACGATCAACTCCCACACGGTAGATCTGGTCTGTTGCCGTCTCCGGCATGATCGTCTCCAAGCGAAGGAGACTCGGCGAAACACGCACGTTGGTTATGCCTGACCCCGAAGGCACGAATCCCACAGAGCCGCCATCCGGGCCAAGCAACGTTTCCAAGCGGTAGCGGCCCCCATTGGGGCCATCGCTGAGGGTCAGAATTTCACCTTCCTCGGCCAGAGACCAATCCTGGCTGAGATCTTCTAGCTCACCACCATCCAGAATCGTTACCGTGCCCACCAAACCTGTAGGCGAGGTTGTATAGCTTCGAGGCGTTGTCTCCGCACCGATGGGCATACGGAGAATTTCACGGACACGGTAACGCCCCAACGTGGCCTGATCGACGCCTCCGAGCGTGGGACGGGCATTGGGGCCTGACAGAACCTCCAGAATCGCTCCAGGTAGGATCCACCGAAACTCACGCGTGGGGTCCGAGAAGAGGAAACGATCGGTCAGCGTCTCACCTTCTGTACCGGTGACTTCCTTGGCCCCGGTGCAGAATTTCCGAAAGTCCTCGTAGTAGAACGTGTCGAAGTCAAAGGAAACCGTATCTTCAAACAGCGTGTCAAAGGATTCCAGAAACAGGTTTCGGTAATCGTAGATTGCGTGGCCCGGTTTGAGAGCCCGGAGCACGATTCCGACGTTTTTCTGAAGCACGAAAGGAAGATCGGGGAAACCCGTACCGATGTCCCCCTCGATCAGATCGCCTGTACCTGGGTCTGTCCAAACCGTCCGATCGCTGACGTTGATCTCAAACGTGAATTGATCGGGGAAACCCCACGCGGTGTTGGGGTCACGCTGGTAGGCAACCTTCGCCAACACCGACACGACGGCCGAAGTCAGCGCCTCGATGCCTTCCTTCTGGACTTCCAGCTTGGCTCCCTCCAAGAGTAGCTCGATGATTCTCTTGAGGAAGGTTCGATACGAGACATCCCCTGGGATGGTGGGCACGTCCCGATTCGACTTGGCCTCAGGAAAGGCCAACGCACCAATGACCTGCCACAGATACTCTGGACGTGTGAAGTTGATGTAGCCGTCGAGAGCAGCTTGCTCAGCCGTGACCTGCACCCGAGCTAGAACCTCGGCTAGCGATCGAAACTGCGTAGTGTAGTACGGGCCATTAATCTGACTGACGTAATTCGATGGGAGAACGCGCAGGAACGTCTCCATGATCGAGTCCGTCAAGTCTTGGATCTGGTTGGTGCTGTCCTGACCCTCAAGGCGAGTCGGTGCGGGGTTCTGCTCGATGCTAAACGGCAGAAACCGATCTGCTCTGTCGTCGCCGTTGGACACTACTGGTCTTTTTCATCCACGATGGTGAGGTTGACGTTTCCGAGCGTGAAGTACTCGATGTCAAAGGCATCCAGGTTCTTCACGCCAGCGTTGGTCGAGCCAACGATGTAGCTGACCGTGTACTTGTAATTCGTGGGACTATCCCCAACGGCAAGCGAGATGACTACTCGGTTTGCCGTCCGATCTCTACGGACCTGATTTCGCTCTTGAGGAGTCGCCGTGGGGAATTCTTCCTCAAGAGTTACATCGTCCGTGTAGCCCATGATCGATGCCCCCGCGTCCCCGATGATGTACGCACGACTCGCACCGGATCCAATCGAAGGAAGATCCACGATCTGCAAATCCATCGCCAGATCATCCTGCGTGACCTCGCGAAATTCCGTCGCATCTCCGCCGCCTGTAGTCGTCGCCGCGTTCAACTCCTCTTCGATGAGCCAAACGAGCACGGACTCCGTGGAGTACTCAGATAGGTAGGTAATGTCTGCGTTCTGTGCCGTCGTGAGCGACTCTCGCAGCACGGCAGAGCCAGGCTGTCGCGCGAGTTTTGTGAAGGGAACCGTCACATACGCGACACCAACGCTCCGGTTGATCTCTGCCGCCTCATCCGACTGACGAACGGAGTCACCCAGAGACAACCCTTCGTAAAACACCTTCAGGTTCGATCGGATGCTCCGATCTACCGTAGACGTGGCTGCCTCCGACTCCTTGATCACAGTAGCGGTTCTGTCCACGAGTACCGGAATGGCCTCCTTGATCAAGATGTCCGCCGTAGCGTGCTTTTGGGCATCGACCGCGTCCTGGGCAGTGCGTACCGCCAGGTTGATCGTGTACTCGACCACGAAGTTTTCATCGTGCGAGTAGTCAACACTGAGACGCTGGCCCGAGAGAATCGCCCCCGACTCGACACGCTTGATCTTGACCGGAGTCGTCTGGCTACCGGGGATAATCGTGTAATCGCTGATGCCGCTGGGATCGAAGGGACCGCGGAACAGAACCGTGCGATCCTCGTTGTACACCTTTACCGTCAGAACATTGGCACCCAGGTTGAACAAAGACTCGGGAAACTCGCCAATGATGACATGAACCTCATCCTCTACAGGGATAACCTCGCCGGTCGGCTGACCATTGACCTCATCGATCTGGAGATAGGATTGCGATTCCGTCGAGAGGCCGTCCAACAACGGCGATTCCGTCTTGAAGAAGCGGTAGTTGTCTTCATCGAGAACGCCGGTCACAGCCCCCGTGACCGACAACACCTCTCGTGTAGGCTGCCGTGGCAACACAAACTTGCGACTGACCACGTAACGATAGTCCCCAAGGACCACATCGCTGAGAGCCGTGATCACCGGCTGCGGGACCGCATCGCTCAACTGAATTGTCTTGTAGTCGAGAATCTGCACATCCGTCAGGTCGTATGCAGCCGACTGCGAAGCATTACGGAGTCCCAACCCTGCGTCGGGGAAATCCAACATCTCGGCAATCGGATTGTCCACCGAGAGTGTTGGGTCCATGGCTTCAAACTTAAGCTCTGCCGGGTTGCCAAAGAGCTTGAATTGGATGTTGTAGGCGATCTCGAAAGTGAAGGCGAACGTGTCCGTGACGGTAGCGAGGACATCGCCACGGGTATAGACATCAACCTTCCCTCCGACGTGTCGTCCCGAAGCAGGATCGAAGTCCCGCTGCATCAACGTGTTACCCGACGTGACAACCTTCGCCTGCTCAACTCCTGGAATGTTTGCTAGAGTCTGGCGATATCCCGCCTCGGTTCCTGTATCAGACCCAGCCACGGCATTCCTGGCTCGCGTCGCCAATTGCAGATTCGTCTCCACACCCCGACCACCGAACGTCGGCCCTGGATTCACTACCTGGAGACCGCCGACCTGATCAACGAGTGTCCGAATCTGCCCGCGCGCCACATTCCCTTGCGTCCCTACCTCATCGGCACGGATGGGCACGTCGAGAGAAAATAGCCCTGTGACCGGATTGAAAAACGATGCCACGCTATCAAGAGGCATTGACGCAGACTGCGTTGTGCTGAAAAAGACACCACCGATAGCAGCCCGCGTGCCGAGAGGAATCTGGATCGTTTGCTTGGGCCGTCTCGAAGTGAAGAAGGTGAGAAGCCCGCGTGAGTAAATACCAGGCCGACGAGATTCGCCAACCCTCGCAGCTTCCTGCTCAAAAGCCGCATCAATGATGGCCTGAGTTTGCTGCGTACTGATGTTCCCAAAGGCACGCTGAAGCGCTTGCTTGTAAGCCGAATTCTGGACGGCAATGGAATCACCGTTCGCGTCGATACCATCAACCCGCAACAGAGAATCAAAGGACTGTGCGCGATGCAAGAAGTCCACGATAAAGCGGACCCGCTCTGCCTCACTGGAGGACGGATCAACAACCGTGTCACGAATCACGGCGCCAGGCGCGAGAGCCTGGGTTGGATTCGTCCGCAAGATGGATGTGATCGTCTGCTGTGTGATGTCCGACCTCGACACCACCGGAAAAGCACCCACCTGGAGGTTGACAGTGACGGGGTTGCCGAAGACCTCGATCGAGAAAGCCGACTCCGACTCAATCTGCGTCGATTCATCGAAAGCCACCGCCGTCACGACGTAGTACAGCGGATCGCTAATGGGAGTAGACGCGAACACGCCTACGGCTACCGTGGGAGGCGTGCTCGATGGGCCGGCGGTGCGGTTGTGCCTGAATTTGGCAAAGACAACCTGCGTGACAGAAGCGACCGACACGGAAGTGCGGATGTTCTGGACCGTCTCGGGGACTTCAAAGACATCGAGGAAATCAGTCTTGAGCAGATTCTCTTGCTCGTTGTACGTGATCGCTGCCGCCAACTCATCCGTCAGCGTCACGTCCTCCAGTCTCTCTATGGTGTCTCCACCCTTGGTCTGGGTCTCCCGCAGTTGCACATACAAAGGGTCGGCCGCAGGAGTACCATCCGGGTTCGTCGCGATGGAGCTGTCGACCTCCAATGTGTGGAGGGTATCGGTCTCTTCTACAACTACCGTGTCCTGTACAAGATCGAGATTGATGCGCTGATATCCGATAGCACCGCCGCCCGAAAACTCCGAAGCATAGAAGTTGATCCCCCGAACGCGCGCGTCCGTGGGCATCTGCACAGAGATCTCAATCTCCTCATCGAACCGTTCCACCGTGATGTTCGTCGGAGGATCGGGAATGAAGGAAACGTCGGCCTCCTGTACGAGCGTCACTTCAACGCGAGCGGCTGGTGATACCGCTCCCGAGAAAGAGACTGCACGCACCTCGATGACGTTGAGACCAGGCGCCAACTCCAATCCCTCGGGATACACTGAAGGATTGGGAATCTGGAACGACTCACCTTCGAAGATGATCAGGTCGGGATTCGATGTGAAAGCCTCACCACGAACACTGATCTGCATGTCCACCGTCGAGGCGTCGACAGTGCCCTGGAAGAAGCGTTGCGGCAGCGTTGTCGTGAAAATGGAATTCTCACGAGCTATGCCGTCTGGACCGAGGATTTTGGGAGTCAACGACATCAGCTAAAAGACATCCCCTCTGGTGATATCTTCCTTCAACCCAACACCCCCGAGCCCTAGGGATTTCCCGCTGGCTCCCACAAGTGCCGCTGCTCCGGGGGCAACATACACTGTAGTGAGAGTCACCGGGTCTCCCGAAGCATTGGTGCCGGTGATGACCACGTTGAACACGTTGGGATCATCTGCCTTCGGAATCACATTGATCGACAACACAGCGAACAACCGCTCTTGAGCGGTGATTGCCTGAAACTGTCCGGTGAGAGTCTGTAGACGCTTGAACGTATCGACCGTCCGAATCACATCCTCGTTGACGCCAATCGTCGTCCGATTGACTGACTTGTTGCCGAGGAAATCGGACAGTCTTGAGCCATAGTACGTGTGGTAAGGGTTGGACCCCCGTCTCGTCAGGAGGATCTTGATCAGCGCCTGGTTCAACAGATCCTCGTTCTGTACGAGGAGCGCGAGTCCTTGAGTGTCGAAGCGGTAGTCATTCTCGATTCCAGTCATCGAACACCGACGACACCGTTGTTGAATCGTGGCATAGGTGACTTTGAAAACGGGATTGGCCTTGATTGGCGTAACGAAACGAGGATACCGAGTCGTGATGCTCACAAACTGATTGATGCTCGTTGCGGTGACTAGATCTTCGCGCTCCGCCATCTCCCAGCCGGGGTATACCTGTCGGCCTCGGCTCGCGATCTGTCCCGTGAACCCCAACGCTTCAGCAGCGGTCCCGCGCACGTCTATGCGAGAAAGAGGCCCCGCATCGTCCGTGTCCGTCAAAACCAACACACCATTGCGACTTACCGGCAAGATGCCAAGCTGGGCATTCAGAAAAGCCGCAGAGAGAAGCCCGACCACGCGTGCCGCCTCGACACGCACACCAACAGGAAGCACGAAGTCTTCTAGTGACCCGCGAGCATTGCTGATCGTAATGCGATTCCGTCCACAAGGGATAGTAAACGGACCGGGAGCTTTTGCCGCAATCCGAGCAGAGGAAACCAGACCTTGCTTCGGAATGTCCACGTCATCGTTTGCCGTAATCCGAACAAAGTCCCCTGACGTAACCGGCTGAAGAGTCTCCAGAGAACGGCGATCTTCCCCTAGGGCTACCCGCTCCTCAATGGTGAGATGCGGGCAAGGAAAACCGATCTGGAAATCGACAGTCATGCTGGTTCACGAGGGGTTTGCTATAGGCAAATCACGCAGTATTGGAGTCGTCCTCTACGGGATGGTCCCACCAAAGAGTGTCGAATTCCCCCAAGTTGGCGTAGTTGGGTTGGTTGAAGTCGGGAATGAGATCCTCATCTGGCAATCCCTGGCTCTCTGTAGCAGTTTGACTGGCCTCCAAATCTGCTTTCAACTTCGCAAGAGCCTCATCGGCATTAACCACCACTCCGGGTCGTTCCGTAATCTCCTTTCGCTGCTGTTCCCGTAACTCTCCTCGGGTACGGCCGCGAGGAATGAGGGTGTAGATGATCTTGTCGATAGCCTGCACGATGAGAGCAACATGAAGATTCGGCTGAACCATCCGTTGATCGCCTAGGGGCACGCTATCCACGCTTCCGCCTACCGCTTGCGACAGAACATTCTCTCGCTCGTGAATGAGTTGCTCGCGGTAATCCATCAACTTGATGATGCGAGCCTCCAGATTGTTACGACGCTCCTGAATCGTCGGATTAGCCCACCGACGTGCGAAATCCACGTGGTACGCAATCTGCTGATCGGCTTCACTCAGGTCGATCATGCGGCCAATTCTACGGAACGGATAGCGTCCCCACCGAAGCCACCCACCACGATCGGGACCACCCACCGACCGGTTATCGCTCTCGGGAGACACCACGCCAAACTCCGGCTGTTCGCTGAGAGCGCCGTCCACTTCTTCATCGTTGATCGGAGCCGTGGGATCGATGTCCGGGTTCTCATCAGGATCACGGTCCGATTCCCAGAGCACATGATCCGGCTTGAGGAACAAGGAAATCTCACACGGATTGCCGCCCTGAGCGATGTAGGCTTGCACGAGCTTGTGCAGGGACGAGCTTTCAGGCATCACGGAGAAACCGGTTCTACGCTCTGTTACTTCTCCCGAGGAATCCTCATTTCGACGGGCATAGGACACCGTGATCTCACCAATACGCTGTAGCTCGGCATCGATGTAAGCCAAACGAGCATCGATGACCCGCCGTTCATTGAGGATGAATTGGCGGAAGATTCGCCACTGCGTCTGCCGAAAACTCCCAAGGAATCCGAAACTCATCAGCCACTCCCCTGTACAAGCGCTTTGAAGAGATCCAGCGCGATCGTCGGTATGCCGCCAGCCAACATGACCACCCCGCCACCGTAAGCTCTTGGGCTGTCGTAGGGCTTGTTGCCTGCCGAAACGAGAGCAGACAACACCCCATCTGTCCCCGGCGCAACAACCACCAAACCGGCTGCCGCCGGAATCCCAATGAAAAACCGCAAGAGGTTTTGGATCATCGCGTTGATCCGGTTGAGCAACGCTTGCAACTCGATAATGCGCGACTGCAAGAATTCGATGAAGCGCTTGATCAGATCCGTGATTGCTTGAAGAGCAGCCCGGATGCTGCGCAGAAGTGCAAGCAACTCATCGAGGAATCGATCGATAGCGGGGAGCCCCTGAGGGAACAGCCGAATAGCGATCCAGCCGTCCTCCTGTGGTCGCTGGAAAGGCCCTACCGCAACTCGGAGAGCAAAAGCCGCTTGCTCATAGATCGCATCGGAGAATGCGTTGCGACAAAACTCCAGCGAATCGATATCGATGTTGTTCCTTCGGCTAAAGACCACAGGCGACTTGTCTACGGAACCTTGAATGCTCTTCCCGCCTCTACGGCTAATCTGAAAGAAGTGCTCCGCACGAGCCAACAGACCGGGATCTTCCATCTGCTCGACATTGCGCCCTGGTGATGTGATGCCAATACTGAGCGGATTGGGAGCTAATCCTGACTTGACCTCTCGACTACTCAATGCTTCGATGATGCTTACGGACTCGCCGAGATCGAATTTGAAGTCTAACAAGTCCTTGCAAGTCGAGACCACAACCTCCTCCAGCGAGGCTGGAGGACGATTCTCTCGGTACATGCGATTCGTCAGGTTGACGCACCGGGCCAACAACCTCTTGCGCCATCTCGCCAGGTTGTTCGTTGACTCGTAAAACTTCGCCACTCGCCACTTACGACCGAGAAGCTGCGGCGTCAGGACTCCAGCCAACTCTTCAAGCTGTGTGTACTTGCGCGCCTGTCCCTCGTAGCCTGACCATGACGAGCTAGCTCCCTCAAACTCCAAATCCTCCTCTGTCGGCGGATAGTTGAACGTGTGGATCGTAGGAGCATCGCCCTCCGTCGAGGACGTTCCGACCTTGACCGGCAAGTCCGCCCGACTCAGCACCATGACAGCCAGAGCCGATACGACGCAGCGCAGATACTCCTCGGTGGCTCCGCCAGGGAACACGATCTCCAAAGGCGCGGACAGAGGGCCTGCGTCACCCGGCGTAGTGGCTTCCTCAAACGGAAAAGGCTGGACCAACGGCAGCGTCACCGGGTTGCCTACGTCATCAAAGAAAACCCGAGCAACGTCATAGGCAAAGTCCTCCGGCTTCTTGATCGTTTTGCTGACGGCCCGAACGCGGACGAAGAATTTGGAGGGCCGTCCAGTCGGCTTGAATTTGGACAGACCACCCTCGTAGCCAAACTCCGCATCGAACGGCATTTCCTCAAACGGAATCGTGATGCCGTATCCCTTGCCGGGGAAGAACGCGCCAGCAAAGCCGCTCGTGTAGAACGTCTTTTGGATGTAGTAGTTGCCGCTGGCGTCCTTGAGATCGCTAAACTGAATCGGCGCAGCGTCGGAAAGGCTCTTGACTCCGAACACCCTCACAGACAGAGGCTTGAGTTGTCGGAACGGTCCCTGGCCCGTGACCCCTTCGTTGAATTGCAGGCTGTCCTCGACTCGTAGCTGGTCATAGCCACCGAACAACACGATGGGCTGCCCATCTTCGTTGACCGCCGTGCCCACGTCTCGCCCCTTGTTGTCCTCCTGTCCTTCGTTCGCTCCCTTGATCGGCTTGTCGTACTGGACTGTAATGCCCTGCGAGATCGTGGAAACCTCGACCAAGAAACCCGAGGGCGGAAGCTGTGCGAACGTGGTGAGGAAATTACCGGGCGTGGGAGCCATCCGCCACGTAATGTTCACCGCGTTGAAAGCATCCGAGAGCTTCTCATTCTTCAACTGCTCGCGTGTCGGGAAGAACCCCGGCTTCGCAAACGAAGTGACCGCAGCACCCTCGTATCCATACGTCGCCCGAAGTTGAACAACTGCCCCCAGACTTCGCGGCAACGGAATCTTGCGAGTGAACAGAGCCAAGATGCCTCTGATCAGCCGGATGAGTCGTTCCAGTGCCGAAATGTCTACCGAGACGTACAAGAACACCGCAATACAAGCCGAGAAACTGGAGATGTTCGGCCGGTTCGGGTCACGTCGATCAACAAGCCGAGTTATCATCCGTCGCTCGTAAGCCGTGAATCCGCCGAGAAGGTTGCGAAATTCAGGCCCTTTCAAGAGCGACCAATCTCCGTGAAGATACAACCCTGCTTGACGTAGGTCGTTGAGAATTGCCTCAAGAAGCGCCAGGAGAGCCTCGATCAACGCGATGATCGGATCGAGAAAACCGATGGCGAACGTCTTGAGAATCTCCAAGATCTGCAACAGGATGTTGAGGATCTGGATGAGCAACGAGAAGAATTGGTCTACGGCTTCGCGGACTTCCTCCAGAAAGTCGGGAATCCCGAGATTGACCGTCTGCCAGGTGCCTACGAGCCCCTGCTGTTGCGGCCCCTGTTCTGGGTTTGGCACCTACCTGCCTCCTCCATGCTTGAGCCGCGCGAGTTTGAGTTGTAGATCCTTGATCTGCTTCCGGTCCTTCTCGATCTGTTCCTCGATCAAGCCACCCAATTCCCCGAGCCTACCTGCCATGCGCTCGAATGTTGGGATGCTTGTGATCTCGACCTCCCCATCAGGGTTGGTGTTCTGCCAGGCGTCTGTTGGAATGCCCATCTCATCAAGCCGTCGCTTGGCCTCTTCTGGAGTCAGATCTTCATCGAGTGGCTTCATGACTGCGCATCCTCTAGAGACTTGGCCTGCTGTAGCTGGCGAATCTGCCTGCGCCTGTTCTTGGAAAACCGACTACGGCTGATGTTGAGCGTGACCAAGATGCCATCCTCTCGGTTCACGCGGAAATTCAGCCAGGACAACCGCAACGGCCGGAATTGATCGCTGTTATCGAGTACCTCTGTGATGCGGTCGGGCAGAACCGGACGCCCATCGCCCACAGCGGCGCTGGGGTTGCCGTCGTTCGTCTCAAAGGTTGAGTATGTGGGATCTCCCGGCTGGGGGCGCTCGGCGTCGAGACGCGTGTCAGCTACCCAAAACCGCCGGTCGAGCACGGAGAGTGCGTCCGTCGTGTTGGCGAAAGGCGAGATCTGGGTCAGTCCCGCGACACCCTGAATGAGAGCATTGGACATGACTCCCAACCCCTCATCTGGGATAAGAGGATTCCCCAAATCAGAGATGTGAGCGTCGCGCTGGAAGATGAAGTACGACCCTTCCTTCGTGCCTGTGAAGAACACATTGAACGCATCGATGAAGCTGAGCGTTCGCTCGCGCATCAGCAAGATGAGATCCACTGCCTCATCTGAGAGGAGAGCCGAAGGACGGATGATGCGGTAGGAGAACGGAGCGATGGAGAACAGATTGTCCAAGTACGAATCCGCTGGAGACCCGTTCTCTCCAGCAAACGACGTGGGCCTCAGATCCATCTGCCCTTCCACCCCCGGACCGCCCGGAGGATCGGCAAACGGAGCCGTCGAATCGCTCACAGTTGGGTAGACGGCATACTCCGCTTGGTCGCCAAACGTAATGAAACTTCCGCCGTTCTCTCCAGAGAAGGTCGTTGTGGGATCTATCGTCACCGACTCAGAAGCAACCTCCGACACGCGGTAGAACCCCCGGTTGTCATCCAACTCAGACGGAGCGCCCGCGATGAACGGAACCTCTTGCCCAGGCGTAGCCACGGTCCGATTCGGAACAGAACGATCCCCAAACGGCCGTGCTCCTCTTTCCTGACCAGTGATGGGAATACCGCCTGGTCCGCTCAGATCCCCCGCACCGTCGATGAGAACGATGTCGCCTTCCTCCACTCCAGCACCAGCGAAGTTGACGCTCCCGTCCGTGTCACGAACACGCCGAGGATCGAGCGATGACGCTTCGATGGGAACCCACCCGCCGGTTTGCGCACCGTAGTCTGCCGTGCGCTCGATCAGCACTTCGTCAGCGACCAGATCGAGAAGCTGCTCATTCGATTGCTCGTGCGGAACCGGAACCGCCCGCAGGTAGATCTCGAAAGCCTTTCCGTTCACGTTAGCCGCGCTGACAGCCGAGATCCCCGGAGCAGCAAGAGCCAGGCGATTCTCGTCTGGAATACCCGCGATCTCGACCTCATCGAGCAATGTTCCGTCGCTATCGAGCAGACGGAACATGTCGCCGGGGTTGATGTTGACGTTCTCATCCAAGAAGTCGCCTAGAGTAGTGCCGCCAATGGTCTCTATGACGTAAGGCCACTCCTCACTCGTAGGAGGCAGCGTGTCTGGGCCATAGGTCGTCACCACCCCACGCCGAATCTGGTACGCGTACTGGAGCGGCAGCAGTGCTTGCGACGCATCGGTGAGCGGCAGATGGAACCGACGAATGCGACGTACCTCAAACCGCACACGCTCGGGTTCCGACATGCCGTAAGTCACCGCATCCCGAAACCCGATATCAGCCGGGAGCAGTGAGTTGTTCGCGTCCACGACCTTGGGCGACACTCCTCCCAGATCGAAAACGGGCCTCGGGATTGACGGCTCCAGAAACACACCCGCCTGCGCTCGAAATGCCGGAATGGCTGTCTCTGTATTGAGCTGATCGCCAGGGAAAAGACAATTCACCTGCGCCGCACCTTGAGCCGCTCCGTCATGAATCAAATCCCAGTTAGCCTGACTAAGCCGCCACAAGAAATTCTCCGCCACGCTTGGATACACGATGGCATCGGGATCGTTGACAAAGGACGTGTTGACTATGGGCGTATGATCCGTAACACGAATCTCGTTCGCAGCAGGTGTGCCGCCTTCAATGATCTGACCTCCTCCGAAAGTCAAGATGACTGCCGTGCTTGCGGGAACCTTGGGATTGAAAAACCTGACTCCTCCGAAGCCGTAAGCTGTGTTGTCAGGCCCCGGCGTCCGATACCCCACAAGGTTCCTCGGCAAGCCTGCGCCTGCCCGATCCATCCGCACCTCAGCAGCCCAGAACCCAGACACGAAAGAGTCCTCCGCCACTGCTACCAAATCCGCCTCAGTCAAACCCCCTCCGTTCGCATCCTCAACCGTGGTGTCATCGTAGGTGAACACCGCGTTGGCAAAGTCCACCGCCGTGTACTCGACGCTGACAACCGAAGCGATGTCCGCCACGTCGGGGATGAGATAAATCCGGTTTGTGGCAGGAGGCCACGCATCCGTTCCGTTATCGAGGCGAGCCGACGTGATCGTGATTTCCTTGGTCAGCGTGTTGACGCTGACCAGTCTCGGAAACTGGACCTGCAACCAGCCGGCTCCTGTGTTAATCGGGTTGGTGTTTGTCGTGAGCCCGTAGGTAGCGAAAGGCCAACCTCCTGCGAGGGGCTGAATCGCGTGCTTGACTAGGTAGGTACCTGCCTTGGTGGTCGCCCTAGCAGACGTGTCGTCGCTACTGGCAATGGTGAGGATGTCGCCAGCCTCCACATTAGCCAGATTGCCGCTCGTCACATCAGCCTCAGTGAGCACCGCAACCCGATTGTCGAAATCCGGGTTGAAAGTGGCTGCTGCCGAAGTACCGGTGCCGTAGGCAATCGTCCCGTTCTCGTCCTGACTCCAAGACGGAATGGCCGAGAAGACCACTTCCCCGGTCGAGGGCAACGGCGTGTTCCCGTGTCCCTCAAACCCCATGACCTTGATCGATCCACGCCCTGTGTTGAGATCGAAACTGCCTATGGTCGGGAACGAAAACTCTCGATTCAAGAATGTGAACGGAACGCCGCCATTCACTTCTGCCGGGTTGTTGACCGTGATCGCATCCTGACCGCCAGGGCCTTCCACAAACTCGACCCTGAGACGCCCATGTACCGGTTGTCCCACCAACGCTGGTGTGCCACGATCGAGAACACCGCGCATGTCGATGCCCTCACGGAAAGTCGTTCGATCGTTGTCAATGTAACCCGTCAGGCTTGCTCCGCCAGACGGAGCCGCTGATGTCGTGTCCACATCGACCGTGAACCAGAGCGGCCGTGAGAACCCCGGATTCGAGATGTCCTCTGGTACGTCGGTCGGCCCAAACCCCACCGTGAGAAACGGAGCAGCCGTCTGGAAACTGAGCGTTTGTTGATCGAAGAAGGGCGGCGGTGATGTGATCGTCTGAGGCCCAAGGCCACTGAATGGTGCGTCTGCCGTGGGGACTCCGACGCCATTCATGGCGATCTCGATGTATCCCACGAACACGACCGGATTGACCGTATCGTCTGCCGTCCAAATGTTGATCCGAATGCGGTTGTCGTTGGCCGGGTAGGCAAAGGGTCCGCCCGGATCAACGATGTCATTGAGACCGCCAGTCGGACTCGGAGGCGGATTCCCGTCGTTGAACACGATGAAACCTGGAGAGACAGACGTGACATCGAACGTCGTAGTCGGGCCGGCTACCGAAACCACCATGCCAGGAGGAGCCACAGTCGGCGGCTGGTTAACGTAGGTCTGCATCGCCAGAAACTCGTAGCGAAAACGCGCACCTGCCGAAGTCGCCGTCACGAAGCGCGCAGGATGAAGCCGACTTCCAGAGGCGCCGCCTTCAACCGTCCCGAGGTTGATGATGCCTTGCGCTCCTATCGGAATCTCGCTCTGTGGAGTCTCGATGAGGAGCAGATCGTAAGGCGCAACGTCACCCACTCCCGAGCCCGGTGTGTAGCCTCCGGCAGTCGTAACGGGCGTAGCATCCAGGCTCGTGAGCAACGCCGCAGGCTGCTCGCCCCCGAACGACAACGACGCGAGGACTTGCCCATCCGTTCCTTGAATCTCATCAGGATACACAGCCCGAGGAGCGGGGGCATCGGTACTCACGATCGTCGCGAAGGCTGCCTTTGCCTCACCCAAGCGATCGATTTCCGTATTCGTGACGTACAGATACGGAAGCGTGTAGTCCCCCGAGTCGTTCGTATAGCCACCCGTAAGCGCGGGGATCTCCAGAGGATCGGTCAAGCTGTTGCGGAAGCTCACTTCAGCTTCCAGATGACTGAGTGGATCTGGAGGCTTCTGGCCTAGTAGCTCCTTGAGGAAGAAGATGCTGGGATCGAGGATCGACGGCAGCGTGTTGTCCTCATACACACCATCGCCATCGTTCACACGAAGATCGAAGTCTACGCGATAGCTTGGGAGTCCTTTTACCTCCGCAGCCCGTTGCTCGTTCTCCGAGGGATCGGCCGGTTCAATGTCCACGTCCGGCGGCGTAATGAAGATGGTATCGCCGCGCTCCAGCGTGAGCGGCGTCGCGTCCTCGGGCTCATCGCCAGCCTCAAGAATCTCAGTCGAATCGAGGATAGGATCGCCAGTCGAATTGTTTGAAGTCACGAACGTGAGGATGCAGCCCTGGAGAACCTCTCCTACAAACACCTTTTGAGGTATGGAAACAGTAAAGTCCCCAAACCCAATGTTCACGCTGGTAGCGGACACGATGTCGATGATTTCTCCCGTAGGACGCCCAATCGCTATCTGGGGAAACCTTCGGTCGTCACGATCGAAGGTAGTGAACGCAGGCGTGATCAAGTCGGAATCGCCAGTCGTCAGGTCTGGCAACTCTCCGCCGTTCGCTTCTAACTGCGATACGTCCGGCAAACCATCGTCACGGATGGGAAACTCGTGCAGCGGAAGAACCGTGGCAATCACCGCTGGCCGCGGGTCAGACTCAAAACTCGAATCAAGATCGGGGAACCCCGTCTCCGAGTAGGCAAACACCCGTGCTCTCGGCAACCGATCGGTCACCGTGATACTCGTGATCCCAGTCATCTGGCCCAACACAGGATTCCCGATGATCCCAATGGACTTGCGGAACGTGCTCCCGCGCTTCGGCCGTTGAATCCCTCCCTTGAACGACCACTTCGTAAGTTTCTTGCGGAAAGCGTAGACACCCGGATCGACCGGATCGGATTCGAGATCCGCCAAGAGCCCCGGATCGGTCAGCGTGAAAGCGGTTGCGCGCTCGGGGAAGAGACGTGAGAATTTGTTGGGCTCTCCTGCGATGTCATAGCGCCCAAACGACTCATAGCGAAGCGGCTTCCTTCGCACGCGCTTGCGAGTGCGAGACACCAGCACCAAATCGTCCACATCGTTGTGGATGATCTCGCGCATCTCCCCAAACAAGTCGGCCAGGCGATCAGGATCGAGGAAATCTCCGACAATCTGATCGCCTTGTAGCTCCGCCGTGATCGGCTCTACCAACGGGTCTCGCGTCAGGTGAATGAGATGGCGATTGTAGGCGAAGAACAACTCCGAGAAGATGTTGCGCGTGTTGAGGTTGCCTGTGATGGCATCCTCGTATCCGGGTGGCGCTAGCTCCTTTCCCCGACCAACGAAGAATTTGAATTTCCCATCCCGGTCGCCAATGACGTTGCCAGAGATCGTCTCCAACACCTGTTCGTATGCCAGGATGACATTGTTGTAGAATTCGATGAACGTCCGGGCAGCACGATCTTGGTCCTCCAGATCACTGATCTGCGCCCTGAGCCCCAAGTTGCCCTCTGTGTCGTTCTCGACCGCCGGAGGAATCGCAACAACAGCACCGCGAGACGGCAGTTGCGCTGAAATCCCCGCTTGCAGCGATTCGCCTACCTCTCCCAAGTAGTCGAGCAAAGGCGCTGTGCGATAGAACCATGTGTCTGGGCTGGCAAACGTGTACTCGGCACGAAGAACCTGGCCCAGAATGCCGTTGTCCTCGGACGGCACGATGCCATTGACATACGAAGCAAAGTATCGCGGCGTTACGACAACCTCATCCCTGACGAACGGAGCCAGAACCCTGAGCCGCGTGTGGCGGAGATAGAGCGTCTGACCAGGACGGAGAGGAGCCTGCTGGGGCGCCAGAAAGTCGATGGTTCCTGAGTCGTAGTCCAGCGTGTATTCCGTTGACAGCTTGAGGGTGCGCCCAGGAAGTACGTTGCCAGAATCATCCGTCTCTCCAAACAGCACTACTTCGGCAACGTCCTCCCTGGAAACTGGCCCGAGCCCCAGGAAATTCATCGGTGCCGGTTGATACACAGGGCGGATCGTGACCCGGACCGCATCCTGCCCAACCACAAACCCTTCTGGTGTTGGCGAAGTCAGATCAATCGTAGTCCGGTTCCCGTCCTCTGAAAGCGTTGCGCCCGCGATGATGAACGGGTAGCCGCCGATCTCCAGCAAGTAACCCGTTATTGCATCCTCGACCAAGTTGCCGAAGAACGTGACCGAAACGAAGCCCCGATTGACCGGCTCATACTCGTTGGGAATGTCCTTCCAAATGCCGTCGTCAGCCGCCGTGTTGTACTGCTTGGCGATGGGGCGCTCCGTGAGCAGCGAAAGAACATCGTGCCCTGGAGCAAGCGTGCCGGGCTCCTGGTTTGGCTGCGTCGGGGGGAAAATCTCGACCGTCGTGCTGTTTGCCGACGCGTCGTATGTGGACTCCTTGATGTAGAACGGAAACTCACCGACGCGAAGCAGCTTGCCTGCGATCACATCGCCGGTCCGGTCTCCCTCCAACACAAACTCGTCAGTGTTCGCCGGGATGCGGAAAGGCGGCCGATACACGGGAATCGTAGACACCGTGTAGGACTGCTCGCCCCCAAACGATTCATTGACGGCATACGTGATCGTGACCTTCGTGTTCTGATCAACCGGCTGCTTGAGAATGAGTTGGTTCGCCTCGTAGTCAATCTCGACTTGGGGAGAAACAGCGCCTCCGACGTTCGCCAAGTTGTTCCCCACGTAGATCGTTGCGTCGATGTCCTCACGAACGGTCCTCTCTGTGGGGTTGAAATCCCATCGCCTACCGTAGTCCGCAGGCACGATGCTCCCCGGCGGAACCGGCGGTAGTGTCGCTTCCTCCTGATCTACGAACAGAGGTACAAACTCGATGACCTGAATCGGATCCCCCTCATTATCGAGTGCTAGCTCCCCCGATCCGACCTGGGCCTGGAAGTACTCGACCTCGACAATGGTCTGCTCATCTATGGGAGTGTTGAACAGGATCGATCCCTGAAGAGGGCTGATGGTCACATCCTGACCGTTTTCCGTGACCATCTGCTGCACGAAGTAAGCCGTCGTGGTTCCCCCGTACTGCGCCATGTCGTCTGCCGAGAAATTCAACAGACCATCGTCAATGCGATACTCGGCCACTCCTGCTGGCAAGACCGTTGGGCTGGCGGCCGGGTCCGCGAATTCCTCGACGTAGTAGACATCGGACTGCGCTAGCTCAGCGAAAACCTCAGCGCCGAAATTCAGGAGCCCCGAACCATCCTCGACCTCGATGATGTTGCCCGTCAACGGGAACGTCACAGGTGGCGGGACCTTGACCAGATCTCCCGCAGCGAACGTAAACAGTTTGGTCCCGACTCGAATCGAGAAGTCCTCGTTGACGAACCTCTCACCGCTCGGATCGGGAACATACAACCCACTGTTGACGATCTCTCCGAGAAACTCCTGCTCTAGCCGCCTGAGCGTGGCCGTGGGACTGCCGTTGGGTTGTCCAAACCGTATGTCGATCTCTCGCTCGGAAGCCAACGCGCGGCTGATGTTGGCTTGGAGACGACTGGCTTCCTGTGTCGTTGCGTCTACCGGTACGTCGCCCAGGTCAGTGAGCGTGCGGATCTTGAACGGCTCCTCCAACAGATGGTTGAATTGGAGGTAGTGAGCATCGGCAACGATCCCCGGATCGTTCGTGTCCTCATCTACACCGACGAATAACTCCCAAGTCACGCTGGACGAATCATCGAGAAACGCCGGTTTGACCTGTAGCTGCTTGGGATTGGTCGCATCGGCCGTGACGATGTACGTTCCCTGGATCGCTTCTGCCCCGGTCAGCAACTTGAGCTGATAGCCCTCCGTAACTCCAAGCGCCACGAAGTCCACATCCGGGGAGTTGTCCTCGAATGTCGTTCCCCGCGCGGCAACCGTTCCTCGCGCGCCCAAAGCGACTCGATCACCAACCTGCTGAATGAGCGTGGCGATGCCTGGCTGACCATCGAGCAAGAGCTTGAAGTCCGTGTCTAGCTCTTGCTCAACGAAGGGACCGCCGTCTGCCGACACCTTCAAGCCCTTGCCAGGCAAACGGAACGAATCGGGAACGAGAGAGGATGCTCCTAGTCCTAACTCCGTCGTGGGGCGTGGCACCAAGCCGAACAAACTGTTCTCGTCAACCCACGTGAATTTGCCTTCGCCAAACTGGTGAAGAACCTCATCGTAATTCTGAAGATCGCGAGTGAAAAATCCCGTCTGGAGCCGGAAAAACACACCGTCGTCATAGCCCGGCTGGTCCTCCAAAGGGATCTTGTCGAGAAGCACCACGGGTATCTGCGCGATGTTCTCGGACAACGTGGTGTCCTCTAGGCGATCTCGGTGACCGATGTCAGCGATGTCGTCGCGTCTGCCGGAGATGTTGAGCGGACTACGATACACACCGAGATGCGTGCCCGAGTCGGGCAAGAAGTGAAGGTCATCGACTGAGGGCGGGTTGGAGACCCTGACATGCCAACCAGGCAAGAAGCCCAACGCCGCTGCTCCAGACAAGTCCTTCGTGTCTACCGGTCCCCATCCAACCTCGATCTCACCGTACTGCTTGCCGTTGGCCTCCAAGTCCGTTTGCAGAACGACGCAGCTTCCGACAACTACTGCTGATCCCTGACCTGTGATCACGGCATCGAGACTCGTAGCTATCTCTTCGGCAGTGAACGTGCCGCCAGCACTCGTAGCCACGCCACCGGGGTCGGCCGATGCGTTCCAGAGATAGATGTTGTTCTGGATGGCAAACTTGAGTCGCTCTGTCCCCACCAAGTCAAACGAGCCGCGCACGCGCGAACAAATCCGTGCTTCGCTGGCATAAACAGCCGGTTGCACTCCAGACTGAAGAAACCACATGGGCTCTCCAGCAAACCGTTGCCGATCCTTCTTGCCGAGGATGACCTCACTGCCGCCGGACCCTCGGTTGAGATCGATGTACGCACGGCCCTGCGGAATGCGGAATTTGAACCTCGGAACCTCATCTTCAGGGTCGTCTACAACGCGAACCGAAGTGATTCGTCCCTCGGTCGTAAACAGCACCAAGTCCCAATCTCCGCGCACATCGCGCACAAGCCCGGACTTGTTGTACCGGATGCTGGGATCGATCGCCGGGTCGGGGATGGTTCCCGTCAGATCCGGTTCAAACTGGACGCCTGAGACGCCCGGAGCGGGCTGTGGTTCCGCGTCTGGAATGTAGAGGCGCTGGTCCTTGGAGATCGTCGTGGGGTCTCCTGAGCCGTCTACGAGTCTCACAGGAGCCTTGGTCTTGAGAGGGCTCCGCGTGAGGCTGAGACCGTCGTAGAACACTTCCGCTCCCAGCCAATTCGTGTCGAAAGTTGTTGACTCTGGGTCGGATTTGTCGATGTCAACCTGGCTGAATTTGAGCTTTCCCGTGGACAGCGCAATCCCCACTTGACCTTCGCTGACAGCCGTCACCGCCAAGAGTGCTTCGGTATCGGCCATGAGCGCTTCCAACGGAGTCCGATTGCCGATACGCACGAATGGATAGTCCGTCACCCCCGGAACGGGAGAAAGGAAGAGAGGCTCCTCTTCGCTCGTCTCCAGCTTGCCGACCGCCTCAGCATCTCCTTCAGTTAGGAAACTCTGGTAGCAGTAGAAAACCGACTGCCCCGCGAACAGATTCACGAAGCCGGGATTCCACAGTAGCTCTCCAGACGACTGCCCCATGACGCCCGCTGCCGTGGGAGCGTTGGTGGGAAAGTCGTACTCCTCGACCTCATCATCCGCAACGACAAGAATCCCACCGTAGCCCGTCACCGACACTGGCTCTGCCACTGGCGTCGAGCCCGAGTCCGGGCGAACACCAACACGGATCATCGAGTACGAATCAGGATCGACACTGTTCCCCGGCAGGTACTCACCCGCCGGCACGTTGGGATTCGGAATGGCCGTGTACGTTCCGTCTGCGAGAAGCGTACCCAGATTTCGGGGAGCGGTTCCTTTGAGCGGTTCCCATCTCTGAGTCAAGCCGTTCCACTGGAACCGAGTTGCATAGCGATCGTTTTTGGACCACCAAAAGCGGACCGCCGCTCTCGTGTAGCGCAAGCTACCTAGCCGATCCCTCCGCAGCGGCGAAAAACCACCACTCAGAGCTTGGATGGTCGCCTCATCCGTGATCGTGACGATGCTCGTGACTGGATTGAAGTCGTAGAAACCTTCTGTGAGAACGAGAGTATCGTCGGTGTCACCCCGAGCGATCTTGAATTGCAGAATGGCGGCGATGCTAGCGTTGGTGCTATCGCTGACATAGAACCGAAGCGTCCCATCCTCATAGACTTCAGGATCGGGATCGGATACTTGATTCTCGACCTCAAGCGTTCCATAGAGCGCTCTGATCGAGCCGTCGTCACTGTCGGCCTCGAAGATCTCCAGCGTCGATAGATCAGCCGTGTTGGCGGCCCAGATGAGATACTCGGTCTGGCCATCGTCAGGACGCAGAAGCACTGCTGCGCGGTACTGATCTGCCGCTACCTCGACTAGCTCGGGAGCTTCGCCACCACCGAAGGCCGACGTGACTGGCGGCTTGAAGTCGCGCTCGACACCATTGACCGCCTCATCCGTAGATATCGCATTGGACGGAGCCGTGCGCGGAGCACGTAGAACGAAGCCGTCGAGAGGGAATCCCATAGTCGTGACTCAAAATACCGTCGAGATGGAAGTACCGGCTCCTGGAAGCGGCGCGGGTGTCACGGGAGCAACCCCTCCCACGCCAAAGCCGGTTTGAACGAGCAGAGCTATGCCGACACCGAGTCCTGTGGCGTACTGAGCAGCCAACGGTCCAGCTATCCCCATAGCCGGGAGATTGCTGGACAGCAGCCCTATCAGCGTTGCTGGGTTGGACAGCGAGACCTTCGTGACATCAACGCCAGAGGAAACACCTATAGAAGTGCCCAGGTATTGCGCTCGGGCATTGAGATGCTTAGCGAGACCTAATTCAACTGCCAACCCAACCGCTTTGGATGGTCCCGTCAAGCCCGCTGCCGAAAGCTGGCTGACTACCTGGCCTGCGGGGACGAAGAACAGCTTGCCGGTGGCCGTTCCCAATCCCGACAACCCCGCAGTAACGCCGTTGGAAGTCACGTTCTGAAGCTGAGGAAGCCACGCAAAGACCGAGGTTCCGACCGCACCTGCTATCTTCGGCAGATTCGGAGCACCCGGAGCAACCACGCGCCCGATCGTCAGGATGTCCTTCGCAAGCGTGCCGGGATCAACAGCCATTACGGACCTGTGTGCGGCACTAGAAGATGGGTAGCGCTTCCCATCCCGTAGAAGGTAAAAGGCAACCCCGAAGTAGGATCGATGTCCGACTCGGCAATGATCGCCCCGAATTTCGTCTTGGGCGTGAGTTGTCCACCAAGGACTGTAGCCAAACCGCTCACGCGTGCCGTACCTGATACAGCGGACATCGAAGCAGCACCAACTGCTGTAATGGTCGCGGTCGTAGTCGATGTCATGGACATCGTGCCCGCCGTCACGGTAGCGGCCATGCCAGAAACGGTATCCAAGTTGAGCAGATTGGCTCCCGCCTGCGCACGAAAGGCTCCCACGCCAGTCTGATAGGTCAGGTTCCCGATGATGACGTTAGTGGAATGGTTACCAAACAAGAAGGTCTCTTCACGATCACCAAAGACCATCCTGTAAGTGTCGGTGGGCCCCCCAATATGTCCTGTCAAAGGATTGGCCCCAAACGTTACTGATCGCAGGGGAGCATTGGCGGGGTTGAAGTTTTTGGGACCGGAGTAAAGCGTGGTTTCCTTCGCCAGAACCGTCTTATCGACAGACGTACTCTGCTGCGACACCTTATCTGTCGTAATGCTGACTGTATTTTGCGGCGAAATGACCACATCCTGGCTGTTCTCGATGCGTGTCTGACCTCCCGCGGAGATCTTCACGTTGCGCCCGGCTGTGATGTTCACGCTGGTTGTGGGGGCCTCAACGATAATCCCAGGCAGCGTGTTCTCCTCGAAAGCCTCGGGAGCCGTCCGAGCCGTCACGCTTCCCCGCGTCGTAGCCGCTCCGGCAGTCAGGCAAATCGCACCCGTGGGTGACGTGAAGCAGAATCCGAAGTTGTCTTTAGCGTCGCCGGAAGGAGCCTCAATGATGAGAGGAGAGCCGGTCCTGAGATCCAAAGCTCCGCCTGCCCTGACCTTGATCCCTCCCGAAGTTGCGATCTCGATGCTGTTCTCAGTCGGCGGACCACTGACATATGCCTTGAGCCGACCATCCTTTGTGAACGAGGCAAACGTCGGCAGATAGTTGGGATCTACCGGCGGGTCCAGACGGAACAACGTAGCAGCATGCTCGCTGACGTTGGCCCCAATCGCAGACTCCAGCACGGGCTCGATCGCCCCCGCGTCATCGAAGACCCTGGCAAGAAGCGGCTTGCCATAGAGCGGCCTCCCCTGAGCGCTGAAGGGGTCATTGCCGACTACGCTTCCAAGCACCCATTCAATGAACGGCCGCTCCCCTGCGGAAAGAGGACTACCGTCTCCGGGGGCCGGAGGCAACCGATCTGCATCAAACCCATCCGTCTGCTCCGTGACGGGCAAGCGACCATCCCACGTATGATCGATCTCGACACGGTGCTCGACCAAGGTCTTTTCATCCGCATCGACCGCAGCGTTGGCCGGCTGCCCATCTCCCGAATCCGGGTTGTCCCCTGCCGACACGCGAAAGATCGACTTGCCAGCATACTCCGCGTCTGCGAGCGTGAGATCGGGATTGATGACTTGCCCATCCTCTGCAATGAACAGACCGTTCCGAAGAAATCGATAGGGATCCAGACTCGGCTGAATCCGATAGCCCGAGTCGGGGTCCACGCCGCCCACTTGCACCCGCTTGAAAGCATCGTGGGGCTGAATCTGCATTGCCTTGCGCAGGAGATCTTCATCGAGTTGGAAGGGAGCCGAAGGCAAGCCGTTGGAGGTAACCTTTGGCCCGTCCCATCGCCGTCCATCCGAGACCATTGGGATAGGAAGAAAGCTCGCGTCACGCTGGACCATCCCCGTGTACTGACGCATGCCTCCAGCCGCATGGAATTGCTGCTGCGAACGGAAGATGAACGAACCATCTTGCTCTCGAATCCGAAATTCATCTCCGCGGCGGTCACAAACCAGCACACCCTCATCGAGAACAAGGTCCGCGCCTTGGTCTGACGAGGCGCAGATGTTACCGGGATACATGTGCCGGAGTTTGTGGCGAACCCGATGAGAGATTCCTTCTAGCTCTGTCTGCTTTCGGAAGGTGAGATCAAACTCTGTCGGGTGGAAATCTTGTGTGGGAATCCAGTCGTGTCCCATCCACGGATTTGGAATGTTCCAGGCGAGCACAACCGGCGTGTGCGTGGGCTTGGTAGGTAAGAACCCGACTACACAAAAGGAACCTACGGTGGGGACTGCCCCAAGGAAATGACGAGCGCCGGCCCCCGGATAGCTGATCGGAACAGGAGTCCGAAGCTCCGTTTTCTTGGTCCCGCTGATCATCATCAACGTGACGGTGTGAAGCGAATAGTCCACCCGCGTCACACGAGCGAGCGCGAGAGAGAACCTGCTGTCTCCCTGGTCAGGATCCTGATCCTTGAGCCAATTCTCAGCCTGCCAATCTCTCCAGACTTCTCCATACGTGAGGAGATTCAGCGGGAAAGGCGGCATGTAGTCTCTGGGTGGCATCAATCACTCCCAAACAGGCTGCCTACCTGCCCACCTACCTCCGTCAGTTGTTCGCCCGCCTCAGCCAGTTGTTCTCCCGTGCCGGCGATCAGGTTACGGATATCCCTGACCTTGTTGAAAGCATCGCTCAGACTAGGCGGCCTTGTGTCAAGCTGCTGACCGCGGAGCGCCTGCCTCTGGGCAACATAGTCTGGTAGCGACTGTAGAATCTGCTCCGACAACGAAGCGGTTGCCGGATCCCTTTTGGAATCGATCCCATCGATAGCCACGAAGTCATCCCTTCCAAACGCAGGAAGCACTAGTTGTGAAGCATTCCCCCGGCAGACACAGCCTTGGTGGGCGTTTTGCTGCATGTGCGGTTCCAGGTCAGCAAGGTTGTAGGCGGCGTTCATCACCGTGGTCTTGAGGACCCCCTCTTGAAGCTGGTTCGCGGGGTAATTGGCAAACTTGGTCTCAAAAATGTTCGGTCGTGCGCTGCGGATGAGCAGTGTGCCCTGCTCCATGTCGTTGGCCTCTTCCAGTTGGCGCACAGCATCGGGATTGGTCTTCTGTAGCTCCTGCAAGGCTAGTCGCGTTTGCGCAACTCTGTGGATGTCCGCCATGGTCAGGCTTTCCAGAGTGGACTGATCGATGTCCCTCGTGCCGCCCGCCACTCCCAACAACACATCCCGTTGCTCCTCAGTCAGACGACGGATTTCTTCCGCAAGGAAAGCCTCGCGCCCCGGCTTCGCCTCTTCCCCCTCCTTGGGCGGCCGAACACCCTTGATGCTCGTCAGTGCGTTTAGAAAATCCTCTGCCGCCTGTGCGTCAACATTCCTGAAGGGATCGAGACCAGTGTTGATCACTTCGAAGTTGCCGCCCGGATCGATCTCTAGCCCTCGGCCGTACCGAAACGCACCAATGTGTTCGTAGCCGCCCGAATCAGAGACCGGAAACACAGGCGTGTAGATCCCATGATTGCGCTTGGCTGCCCGAAGCGCGCGAGCCTCCGAACGCTGAGCCTTGATGTCAAACTCGACACCCGTAACCGTCAATGCGATGTTGCTGAAACCATCAGTAATGATCGCCATCCGGTCGCTGAAGCCGAACGGACGTTTCCCTTCCACGAAGCCAGCTCTGTCCCGAGCCGTGGTGAAGTCTCTTACAACCGTCGTGACGATCGTGCTGACGTAAGCAGTAATGACTTTTTCTACGATCACATCGAGCGTGACTCCCTGGAAGGGAGGCACTTGCCCGAGTTTTTTCAGCGTAAGCCCCGCGGCCGACTGACCTTGATCATCCAGCGTCTCAAAGTCGACAGACGTATCATACGGATCGTGCAACAAGATCTCGTTCGTGAACGCCGCATCTTCGAACGTAGGCAGACGGACAACCTCAAAGTCATCGATCACGTATTCCGTATCGGGAGACGCCAGTTGGTCTCCAATCGAAAAGTAGACGGGATAGCTCTTGGCCTCTGGGAAGTCGCGGAAATCTTGCCCGGCGCCCTCCAGAAGATCGTTCCGTATCTGATCGTAACTCTCTTTGAGGAAATCGTTGGGCGTGCTGTCCATCCCTTCGATCTTCGGGTTGCTTTCCTCTTGGAGCCGACGCGTGAGATTCTTGGTCAGGAAGGCTTCGAAGTCAGCCGGTCCGTAGATCCCCTGTTCGTTGGCGAGGCCCTCAACAGTGATACTCTTGTTAACCTCGGAGCGAGTGAAAGTCAGTCGTTGAATCTGCGAGGTATCGACAACTTTGGTCTGACCAGAGTTGTTCACCAGCACCTTGATACCGCGCGTAGGGGTCACATCACCCAGCGCTGCCTCGACAGCCCGCGAACCGAGCGGCAGCACACCCTTTATAAAACCTTGGACTTTCCGGGCAGCACCGCTCAGCTTAGCCGGAGCCACTACTATCCGCGAAGGATCGTTCTGCGCTACGAGACCCTTCGAAGGCTGCGGTGTTGGGGGCTCAAGCTGATTCTGTGTAGCCTCCCCCTCCTCCTGTGCCCGTAGCTCTTTCAAAGCGGCGGCGAAAGCACACGGATTGAAAGCAGGGCGACCGCGACTGTCTACGTTGCCGGCCGGATAACCCCAGGACGACCGCGAAGGCGGTCCGCTCTCAAACAGAAAGCTCTCATCTTCACCCACCACCGCAGCCCACTTTCTCAGACGCGCATCGGTTTGTTGCGCTGACGTCACCATCTCCCCCCGCCGGAGTAAGTTAGTCGCGAAACTGCCACCATTGTTCACGTAATGGGTTGGGGCTGTCGAATGAGGATTGATAGACCAGAGGTTATGCTGAGACCGAGCAATCGCTGACCAAGTGCGCTCGTCCGGGGGAAGCTGGTGTACCCGACCACTCATGACTCTCTGACGAGCACGCATGTTCGACAAATTCGCAGCCATTGCATAGTCGGGATCAAACAACACATAGGGATCGTGGTTTTCACAATCCGTCCCCTCGAAAGTAGCCATGCCTGTCGGGGGAAGAAGCTGAAACCATCCCGACGCCCCCATCGTGTAATGGTCATCGGGAGCCGTCTGATCAGAGAACGCGCCTCGTTTCTTTCGCTTGTTGTAGTCTCTTCTCGCCGTGCCTCCTGACCTGAGCGCAACCACCCCCGTGTTCCAAGTGTTGCCTGTCTCGCGCGCTACCTGGACACGCATGTAGCGAATGTAGGACTCTGGAACACCAAGAGCTTGCGCCCGTCGTGCCACATCCTCGAATTCCTGCTTGCCCGCTTTTCCTCTCGTGTAGTCGTCAAACCAACCGATATGGCTTCCAGGTTGCTTTCGCCTTACGCGGCCATCCTCCGTAACCTTGAGATCATCAGGGACTTCCTCGGGAGGCGCGGGCTCGGGCTCAACAGGTTTTTTTACCTCTCCGCCCGAAGTCTCGGCAGGCTCGGACAACGTCTCATCCTGATACACAAACAAGTCATCTGCTGACCCTTCCGTGAAAGTCAGGGTCGCCTGGCCCTGCATCTCGGGACTAGGATGAGAAGCAGAGTAGAACCGATAGTAGCCAGGCAACGACATGCCGGGATTCATGTTGGCCTTGGTGTCCGCTATGATGTCCAGCCATGTCATCGTTGTTGACGCGTCTGGCATCCCGCCAAACGAGCGCCGTATCACATCGTTGTTCTGAAGAGACTGGACAATCAAAACCAGTGAATTGATGGTCTTGTCGCCATTGGCCGAGAAGTCAGTCACGCCCGTGGCGAACAACTCCGTGGCGCGGCGCAGGGAGGCAGTCGCTTCGTTCAACCGGGCTTCTATCGCGTCAGCCCCGCCCGTTCTTCGTGAGAGAGTCCCTTCCTGAGCAAGCCCTGGCTCGCCGCCGCTCGCCGTCAGGCGCAGGTCATCCCGCAGACGTGCGACCTGTCCCCGTCGTTTCTGAATCTCTGTCCGAGCAGCGTCGAAAGAAGCGTAGTCCTCACGCAATTCGGCCAGCGAAAACTCGATGTCATCCTCGGGGTTGCCGGAACGACGCAACACATACCGTGTGTGCTCGGTGGGCGATGAAGCATCATCCTCTCGCGGAGCAGCCAAGGCAAAAACCCCCGCTCCCTCGCCTGTCGTCTTGACTTGCTGATTGATGATGTTGAAAAGCAACTCGACCTTGCCCTCGCCCAGAATCTCAGTCCCCAGATCCTCCAACCCTGCCCGCAACGCAAACTGCTTGGGGTTGAGCTTGAGAGGATCCAGCGCCATGACCAGATTGGGAAACCCAGCCCAACGCGGTATGCCATTGTCCATGATCTCCAGAGGACGCTCGGGCAGCCACGGCTCATCCAACTTGATCCGATCGATGGCGTTTTCACCCTCTTGCAGCGGCCCTGGAAGGCCGGGAGCAAAGACCTTCGCCCTCCGTGCCGTCAACGTCAGCGATGTTTGGCACGCGCTGCCGAACGAAAACTGGTGGCTCAGTGCCGTGATGTAGTAGAAGCAATCCAGCGATGGGATGTAGACTGGATACCCCGGCCGCATCTCGGGACGCAAAGGAATGGTCACTTGCGCTGAGTGAATGTCGATGTTGAGAATATCCAGCCGATGCTGCGCAACGAAGAACAATGACTTGGGATTAGAGAAATACGTGATCTCCATGTCAGCGGGACGCCATCCGTACTTGCAGACGAGCCGCCAATCGATAAACGTACCTCTGTTTCCAACAGACGGATCGCTACCCGTGTTCAAGCTGTTGATCAACCCGGACTTCACGGTGCAGTAGGTAGCCTGCGGTTCCTTCTCCTGAACAGAGAAGCTGATGATGTCGATGTCCTCCAACCGATAGACCCGACTCGATCGCGTGTCCAGGTTGTAGAAGGGCGGCTTGAACACCAAGTCGCCGTCCACGTCCTGGTAAAACTCGAAACCCGTCGCCTCACAAACCTGTTGGGCGATGGTGAGCTTGGGCATGTACGACGTGTTGAAAACGTTGAGATTGGCCGATCCTGGCGATAAGGTGAACGCAAAGATCGAAGTCATGTTAAAGTCGAGCGGTTCCTTCTCGTCTGACGCTCCTTCTGTCCCCATGCTCGGGGCAAATGTGACATCCAGACCCGCTCCCTCAAGACCAATAGCCTTGGCGACTGCGAAGCTCCGAGAGAAGGGATCCTTCGCATTCGACTGCGCATCGAGATCGAGATGCTGGTTGTGTTGCAGTAACTTGTTGAGCTTGGTGCTGTTTCGCCGTCCGATGTACGCCTGCTGCACTGCGTTGTATAGCTTCCCGTTCACCCCATACATGCGCAGGCTTTGAATCGACGTACGAAACCGCTCCTCCCAATACAACTGCATCATCGAGTAGATCAAGCGATCCTGGCCGTCTCTAGTCGTGATTGTTGCGTTGAGGTTGGTCCTGTATGTGTCAAGACGGGCTATCCCCTCGATGCCTCCCGGTGCTCCGATTATCGACCGATAGAGATCGTAGATAATCGCATAGGGGTGCATGTTGGTGTAAATGTTCCCCCAGATGTTTGGCTGCGCTCTCGTACCATCTGGCTTGACGGCCACCAACGCAGCGTTCGTGGCAATGTTGTGGAATTGCCAAAAGTGCAACATCGACGCGAGTTGGAGTGATGCCGAATAGAAACCATCCGAGTAGCTGTAATCCGCCGACGTAACAACGCCATGGAACACATGGTAGTAGGGGTAGGTCGGGAAATTATCGAAGTTTCCCTGATTCAGCCCCGTCTGCCCCACGGCATCTGCCGTATCCAGATGTGCAAACTGACCCTGCACCGGAAAATAGCCGCGCATGTAAATATGGACTTCCAACCCAGGCTGAAGCAGCATCCGGCCTTCTCGAAATAGCTGGTCCCCCCAGATGACGGGAACCGCAAGCTGAATCGAGCCGCTGGCCGCTCCCGCATGCACCCCGGCCTCGACCGAAACCGATTTCACGAACCGCTGGATGTTGATTCGTCCATTGCACTTGGGACAACCTGGGATAGAGAGATCCCCGTTGACGTAGACCAACGCATCAGGCGTGTACTTCACAACCCGACGTGCGTTGGGCTGGAAGTTGCCTGCATAAGGACGATCGAGAAGATTAGGCATCCACTACCTCAGAAGCGGTGCGCGAAGCGGATCGGCCACGGGTGAGAGGGGAGGGTTGAGCCGTGGGGCCGGCTGTAAGCGACCTCGTGTGGTCCCGATAGGAAGCGGTCTTTTAGTCGGATCAGACCACAAAGGATCGCTCGGGCTCGGCGTCGGTGCCCGGATCGGAAGCACCTGGAAGTTTCGCTGAGCGTTGTCGAATACGAAGGAGGCTACGAAGTCAAACGTGAATTCGATTCCTCCCCGCATAGTGGTCTCTTGGTGCGTAAAGCTGAAGTTTTCGAAGTGCCCGGCATACGTCCACTGGTCATACGAAATCGCAATCATTCCGATCCACCAGTGCGCCTCACTCTCGCCAACGAGATCGTAAATGTAACCGTTGTTCCGAAACAGCGTCAGCAAGCTCATGAGGTTCTGGTACGACGCCGAATCGCGCATCGTGGCAAACTGATTTCCCGATGGCGATGTGGTCGTGGAAATCCGCCCCCGCGACGGGCCACCATGCCCCTGGAAATTCTGGGGAGAGTCTCCATCGAAGTACCGTGTTCCAGCGTAGTAAGCTCCGATCCGACCAGACACGTTGAGACGTACCTGCTCCTCACCCCAAGCCATGAAAATGTACCCACTCCGATTGCGGTCTGAATACTGCTGCTTCTTCTGCCGCACAATCGAGAAGGCCATGGGATTGATCAACAGCGTGAGAGGCGGCGTTGCCAGCAATGCGTTAAGCTGTGAGATGACACTCAGAGCTTGGGTGACATCCGCAATCCCCAACACGTTAGCCTGGTTCGTCTGGCCAGTTTGCGGATCAAAGAAGATGCCGTTGTTCCCCACCAGAGTTTCCAGCCGAGTCTGTTGCACATTCGACTTCGTGACAATCCCGTTGCTACGAAACTCGGTGATCTTCTCCTGGAAAGCCGTGAAGTCGTCGTTGACCCGCAACGAGGCACTGATGACATCGATGGGCTCCTTCCGCTCGCGGTTCATCGCGTCCATGAGAAGAGGCGGAGGAATCACACTGAGCGTGAAGGGAGAGCCAACGGATGAATCGCGAAGAATGCCCCTGGACCCATCGATCGGGACATTCGCCTGGATCTCATACGTGCGTTTCCAACCCGGCCCGGCCGGAAGTGGTTGGTACAACAACGCAGGGGGTGGTGTCCGTGCCATGACTAGAACGACGTGAACCCGGAGCGACGCCGGATTCCCACTTCGCCGGTATTTGGGTCAGCACCAACCTCACCAAAAACTTGGTTGGCATCCAGACCACCAATAGGCTGGTTTGCTTGAGAAGCGCCCGTCGCAGCAATGATGGTGTCCGTAACAGGGTTGAGGATGGTGGAACGAAGCTGTAGCTCCTCCCGGTCGATGATGAAGCGCGAAGTGAGCGTGAATTGGTACGGAGAATCAGCGCTCTCAGTGAGCGTGAAATCCGTGTCAAACCAACCGATGTAAATGCCCCCATCGAACGTCACCTGGAGGTAACCCTGAAGGGCAATGTTCCCGTTGATGTCGTAGACGGCTCCATTCGAATGGAAGAGAGCCAGGATGTCGAGGAAGCGGTCATACGCAATCGACTCTCTCCGACCCGGTCCTCCTGGGCTGCTCGTTATGTTCGATAGGCCGCTGTAGAGGCGAACGAACGCACCAGTAGCCATCTCGAAATTGATGTCCTCCAGCGCATCGCCCCAATGGAATTCGACAAACCCTCCAAGCGTCTGCTGGCGAGTGATCAACTTCTGGTAATTCAACCGCATCGTGCGCGGATTCACATGCAGCACGAGTTTGATGTCATCGGGCAACAGACTCGTTTCGCGATCGGACGCGAGGATGTCAAACACCACAGGCCGCTTACCGAGGCCAAGCTCACCATCTCGATGAGTCTCAAACGCAGAGGGGACGATGGGAATCGGGCCAGGCATTACGCAGTAGCCACCCTCGCGACACGGAGAGCCTGGCGCACGGTCTCGTAAACCTCACGCCGATCGCCTCCATAGATGTTGACGTACACGGCCCCAGCGCCCGGACCGCCTGCTCTACCGCGGAACCCCACGATGGTGTCTCTCGGGTCTGCCTTGATGACATCACCTCGATCGGTAACAACAAAATCCCCCGCCGGCTGCTCAGGACCAGTAAAGCCAGCCTCGCGCCCATATAACAGTACCGGAGCCATTGCGCCTGCCATGGTGCCGCCTACGACAAAGGGCCCTGCGCCAGGATGTTCTGCCAACAATTGTTCCTTAGCTAAATCAGCCAAGTCAATGGCCACGGCACTTCGTTGCTTAATCATTTCCTCAGACATCCCAGCTCCCCTCAATTTCTCCAACATCCGCAAATATGCGGGGTCCTCCGAGATTGTCTCCCCTGTGATCCACTCGACTCTTTTTTGTCTCTTTTCTTCCTCAGTCCCTCGTGTTGGCCTCAACGCCCATGCCTCGAAGGCAGAACGCAACCCCGCCTGAACCGCCTGTTCGGTCGT